GGGGGTGCCCTGGCCCTATGGGTCCTATAGGTCCTACGGGTCCATCAATGGATATTCCTGTTACAACATCAATTTATGTTGATTTTTTACGTGCCGATACGTATACAGAAACAGGTTCAATCGTCTATCCGTTTAAAACACTTGGCGCGGCCTATACCCTTGCGACCGCATCCGCATCCCCTACAAATCCCAAAATTCTTGTTCTGCTAAGTGGAAATACACTTGCGACTGCTGAAAATATTACATTTACAATTGGCCATATCTTTCTTGCAGGACAAAATAGTTCTGGAACACATGCTCCTGTTGTCTTTTATGGATCACTTACATTTACTGCATCCACGGATACAACTCTAGAAATAAATCGGTTCTCGATCTCTTTTTTAGCAATAACAGGCGTAGAAGATGTAAATTGTATAACATTTTCTGGAGCTAATGCGCAAATGTTATTAATGAAGGATGTATGGGTTACAGCAAATGGCGGAGCCCATGGAATTACAATGATAAATAATAATACAGGAACTGGATCTTTAGTACATATACATGATTGTAAATTTTCTCATAATGGATCTGGTGGGTATCATTGTATCGATATAGTTGCTGGAACTGCGAATATTGATACACTTGAGACGATAGGTGTAAATGTAGGTGTAATTGGTGTTGATGGCGGTACATGTAATATAATGAATGGAAATCTTCAGTCTGGTGGAGATTATATTATTGATGTATATGCGGGTGGAACACTTACACTCTCAAACAGTATATTAAAAAGTATAGTACCAGAAGCAATAGGTATTAATCTAATTGATAATGCGACAGCATTTGTTCTTAACGTTAACTTTCTTATACCATCTGATGGAAAAGCAATTGGAACAGAAAAAACAGGTAGTTCATTTACATCTGTTCTTTGGTATGGCCCAATGTATTTCTTACCTGGAACAAGTGCTGTTGTTGATGTAAATATAGGTACAAAAACTCAGATTGCTACATATCCTTAACGTCATTAAGTTAAAGATTTATTCTGTGTTTCAGGAAATCCTTGTGTTACGATTGTTGGCTCAGCCCAATAGACCTCTAGCGCAAGTTCTCGGCAAAATGAATTTAAGAGGAAGTCTATCGGCAGTGAAATTGGTTTTTTATATACAGCCTCAAGTAATTTAGCACAACATTTCTTCGATATTAAATACGAATCGGTACAACGAGTAGCACCATCGCCACCCCACCACGATGGTTGATTTCCTTTAAGAAAGATGTTACCAGAGCCGCTACGCAGGAAATCAGGTATATGAAATTCACACCCATCTCCCAGAAATACCATATCATATGTATCTGGTATTTGTTGTATATAGACTTGTAAAGCGGTTTTAAAATTATCGGCTAAAATAGAATCATCTTCAAGTATTAAATTATAATTAAAAGGATCAGCTGACTGGGAAATTAATCTCCATGCTTCAATATGTTTTTCTATTAGTGAAATACTTGTAAGTTTCATAACGTCGCGACTTTATTTTAACGAAACTTTAGTTTCGTTAAAATAAATGTCCTGCGACTAATTTGGTGATGGATCTTAAATTTAACGAAGCTTTTTGAGCTTCGTTAAATTTAAGTCTCACCGGTACCTGTATACCTGCTAATGTCAGTCAACTGTTCTCTATCATATTTTTCTATAAAATAAACATCATCTAATTGTCTACAAATGCTCTCTTTTCTATCAGTATACGGGGTATAATGAATTATATAAATCATATTAAGTATTTATATAATTAATTGCTAATCTAAAGCGAGCATCCATCTCTAGATAGTATGCGGGTAGCCTTCATAACAGGCGTCACAGGACAAGATGGATCTTATCTTGCCGAACTTCTTTTAAAAATGAAATATCGGGTTCATGGTCTTACTCGTCGGAGTTCAAATCATGGAAACTTATCACGCATTCAAGATATTCTCACACACCCTTCTCTTAAACTCCATATTGGAGATATTACAGACACCTCGGCGCTTCAAATCACGCTTTCTTCAATTTGGCAGGAAGTTTCATCCACGGTCACCGTTTTTGAAATTTATAATTTAGCAGCACAAAGTCATGTTCATCAGTCATTCTCAATGCCCGAGTATACTGCGAAAGCGGATGCTCTTGCGCCACTTGCTATCTTGGATTGGATACGTATACAGAACGATCACTCTAAAATTCGTTTTTATCAGGCCAGTACAAGTGAACTTTTTGGAAAGGTACAAGAAATACCACAAACTGAGAATACAGCCTTCTACCCTAGAAGCCCGTATGGTGTTGCGAAACTATATGCTTACTGGATTGTAAAGAATTATAGAGAAAGTTATGGTATCTTTGCTACAAATGGTATCCTCTTCAATCATGAGAGCCCTCGTAGGGGGGAAGACTTTGTAACACGTAAGATAACAAAAGCATTTGCAAATGATCAGCTTCTAGAGGTTGGTAATTTAGATGCGCGACGTGACTGGGGCCATGCTCGTGATTATGTAGAAGGAATGTGGTTAATTCTACAACACACGGTAGCTGACGACTTCATTCTCGCAACAGGTGAACAACATACTGTCCGCGAGTTTATTGAACTTGCTTATAAAGCAAGGACGGGAAATGCGCTTCTATGGAAAGGTACTGGATCTGATGAATGCGGATATGACAGTCTAACAGATGTTCTAAAAGTGCGCATCAATCCCGTCTTTTATCGTCCTTCAGAGGTTGATACACTTATTGGAAATGCGGCAAAAGCGGCGCGAGAGCTAGGATGGTCACCAGTAACGTCATTTAATGCTCTTGTAACAGAAATGATAGACGCAGACTGTCTTGAAGTGCGTTCCAAAAATTGACTTGATATCCACGAACAAAGCACTTAGAAAACAAGAACTAATACAGAAGAGGGATGCCATCTGGACTAGTTAGACCGAGCTCAGAGATTGAGCCTATTGTAGGAATTCAATTTGGTATCTTTAGTCCCGACGAGATTGAAAGGCGCTCGGTTGTAGAGATCACAAATGCTGGAACATATGATGGCAATGAGCCTCGCATTGGAGGTCTCTTTGACCCTCGTATGGGTGTTCTAGATAATGGAAAGACCTGTCGCAGTTGTGGTCAGACAAATCATCATTGCCCGGGTCACTTCGGCCATTTCCGTCTTGCTCGGCCAGTATACTATATTCAGTTCTTTCCGATTGTATTGAATATTTTGAGTTGTACGTGTATTCGTTGTAGTAAGCTACTTGTTGACAAGCATCTTCATCCAAACCAGACCAAGCGTCGCGGTGAGGCTCGGTGGCGTCAGATGCTTGCTCTTACAAGCAATATTGGGCGGTGTGGTCAAGAGACGGAGGACGGGTGTGGCGCAAGGCAGCCCGACCGTTATGTCCGTGATGGCATCGCGCGAATTGTTGCGGAGTGGGACAATATCGAGGGACCAGGCGCACCTGAGAAGACAGACAAGGTCAAGAAGGAGCGCCAGGTTCTAGAGGTAGAGTATGTGCTCCGCCTCTTCCGTCGTATTACTGACGAGGACGTTGACTTCATGGGCCTAAGTCGTTTCTGGTGCCGTCCTGACTGGATGATTTGTACCGTGGTGGCTGTACCCCCTCCTCAGGTTCGTCCATCTGTTATCCAGGATAACAACCAGAGGTCAGAGGATGACTTGACCCATAAACTCTTTGACATTGTAAATACAAATAATACTCTCCAGGACAAGATTAATAATAATGCGGCGAAGAATATTGTAGATGAATATACAAATGTTCTCCAGTACCACATTGCTACACTTGTTGATAACCAGATCCCTGGTGTAGCACCTTCTGCGCAGCGTTCAGGGCGCCCTCTTAAGTCAATCCAGCAGCGTCTTGGATCAAAGGAGGGTCGTATCCGTTATAATATTCAGGGTAAGCGCGTAGAGTTCTCTGCGCGCTCAGTTATCACACCTGATCCGAACATTTCAGTCGCGGAGATTGGTGTTCCGATGAAGATTGCGATGAACCTGACGATCCCTGAGCGTGTAACATCCTTTAATCGCGACCAGATGTATAAGCTCATTCAGAATGGTGCTGACAAGTATCCTGGTGCGAAGACGCTTGTACGCGCCGATGGTCGCATGATCAGTCTCAAGCATGTGAACAGCAAGGAGATTGTTCTCTACTTTGGAGACATTGTGAACCGCCACCTTGCGGATGGTGATGTGATCCTCTTCAATCGCCAGCCCACGCTCCACCGCATGTCAATGATGGGTCACCGCGTGAAGGTTCTTCCGTATAATACGTTCCGTCTGAATGTATCTGTTACGAGCCCTTACAATGCTGATTTTGACGGAGATGAGATGAATGCTCACATCCCTCAGAGTCTCGAAGCATCGACTGAGCTCGCCGAGATTGCGGCGGTTCCTCACCAGATTGTTACACCTCGCCACGCCAAGCCTGTTATTGGCGTTGTACAGGACAGTTTGGTAGGATCTTGGCGTATGACCCGTCCTAAGGTGAACTTCACGCGCCGCGAATTCATGAATATGATGATGTGGAATAAGCGTTTCGAGGGCATTGTTCCTGTAGGAGATGGCCCCTTAGGACGCTTCACGGGACAGCAAATTCTCAGTCAGCTTCTCCCTCCTATCAATCTGGAGATGGGCAATGGTTTCATGAAGGATGCGAAGACTGCTGATGAGAAACGTGATAACTATGTTGTGATCAAGGAGGGTATCATCCAGCAGGGTATCATGGATAAGGATATCTTCAGTAAGCCGTCCAAGGGTATTGTACATACTATCTTCAAGGACTATGGATCTACGCAGACTGTTAACTTCATTGATGCGATGCAAAACACTGTTGAACAGTTCCTTGTTTACAATGGTTTCTCAGTTGGTATCAGTGACTTGGTAGCTGATGAGAATACGCGCAAGGAGATGGACAAGGTTATCAAGGCGCGAAAGACCGAGATTGAGAATATTCTTCTTCAGCTTCACCTCGACTTGTTTGACAACAACACAGGGAAGACGAACCAGCAGGAGTTCGAAGACAAGGTCTATACAGAGCTGAACAAGGCGACTGAACTTTCAGGCAAGATCGGTCTCTCGTCTCTTGCGGATGAGAACCGTCTCATTGCTATGGTTCGCGCCGGTTCCAAGGGCTCAACGATTAACATTGCGCAGATGATGGCGTGTGTAGGTCAGCAGGCACCTGAAGGTCGGCGTATTCCGTATGGTTTCTCAGATCGCACTCTACCGCACTACAAGAAGTACGATGACGGCGCTGAGGCCCGTGGCTTTGTAGAGAGCAGCTTTATCCAGGGTCTTACGCCGCAGGAATTCTTCTTTCACGCTATGTCTGGTCGTGAAGGTCTGATTGATACTGCAGTTAAGACGGCCGATACTGGATATATCCAGCGTCAGCTCGTCAAAGCAATGGAGGATCTAGTGATCCAGTTCGACGGATCTGTTCGCGATGCGCGTGGCAATGTTCTCCAGTTTCACTATGGCGAGGATGGAATTAATAGTACAAAGATTGAGACGCAGGGCCTCGGTCTTTCGAAGATGACTGACGGTGATATCCTAACGCAGTACTCCGCGACGGGTCTCTCATGGGAGGGTATTCTAACACAACCTCTGGCGGCTGAGGAGGCTGTGGCTCTTGAGGAGTTCTCACGCCAGGTTCTCGAGGATCGCAAGATGCTGGTTGAAGACGTCTATCGCAATAAGGAAGATGGCTATACATTTGCGAGTGTAAATCTGGACCGTCTCATTCTAAATGCGAGCGTCAAGTTCCATCTCGACAAGGATCAGCCGACCGATCTGTCGCCTGGCTATGTTCTTGATGGAATTAAGAAGGTCATTCACAGGACGCAGAGCTATCACAAGCTTTGGGCCGCAATGCTCCGTTTCTATCTCGCCCCTCACAAGATGATTGCGAAGCAGCGGTTCACAAAGGTCGCGTTTGATACTCTTCTTGAACTTATTGTTCTGAGGAATTGGCAGGCGTGGGCTCAGCCTGGAGAACAGGTTGGAATTATTGCCGCGCAGAGCATTGGTGAGCCTTCTACCCAGATGTCGGCAATTTATGACACAATTGTCGTGATAAGCCAGCCAAACGGTGAAAATTACTTTGGACCGATTGGAGCTTTCATGGACGCTCTCTTAGAGAAGAATGCGACGTCTGTTGTTCCTCTTGGTGATCAGTCTTCTATCTTAGATCTGAGTGGCTACAAGATCGCGAGTGTCAGTAAGGATGAAAAGGTGTCCTGGGCTCCTATCAGCCAGTTTAGTCGTCATCCTGCGAATGGTGGTCTCGTGAAGGTTGTCACTAAGTCTGGTAGGTCAACGACGGCTACACTCAGCCATTCTTTCCTCAAGCGATCTGCTAAGGGAATTGTGCCTGTTCTGGGTAGTGATCTCAAGCTGGGGATGCGTATTCCTATCGCGAAGACAATCCCTGAAGTTCCGAATATCATCTCTAAGGTGAGACAAGGTACAACGGAATTCACACTTACGAAGGAGTTTGGATGGCTCTGTGGAATTTATCTTGCCGATGGATCACTAGTTGGAAATACAGTGAAGATCTGTAAGATCCATCCTATTGTTGAGACACGTCTAGCAGCTATTTCAGCTGTCTATGAATGGGTCTTCTCAACAAGACATTATGAAGGCGAGTATGGACCATCAAAGGATAATAATATTTACAGCAAGGATCTCAAGGATTTCCTGAATACTCATTTCAAGACGGGATCATATGCGAAGGAGCTATCTGGTTCTATCTATTCATACCCCACCGAGTTCAAGAAGGGTCTGCTAAGCGGTTATTTCGATGGTGATGGTAATGTTAATGTCGCACGTCAACAGATCCGTGTTGGAAGCCGCAGTGAAAAGCTCATTCGTGATATCAATCGTCTCTTCGGTTATGTCGGTTTCTTCACTGTTCTTGGCGAGGAGGCGTCTATTCGCATTCCTGGCAAGGTCATGTGGACCCTGAATGTTCTGAAGAATGATGCGCGCAAGTTCAAGGAACAGATTGGTCTAAGTCTTGGTGAGAAGACTGCGGCCCTTGATCAGATTATTGAGTATGTTGAGCGTGATGAGCGCGATGAAACGAAGGAGATGTATGATAAGATCCCTGAACTTGGCGAGCTTATCGCAGAGACGGGTAAACTTCTCAAGATGCCTGCGCAATCGCGTACATATGGTCGCTGGCTAAAGAAGGAGAGTGTTGGGCGGACCACTCTTCAGAATTATCTGAGTGATTTCAATGAGATGTTTGTGCTAACTAAGAATACTCTCAGCGCTGATACATATGATACAGTAAAGGCCAATATGGCTGCGCTCTATTCAGCCGCAAATTCAGATGTTGTCTGGGACGAGATTGTCGACCTAATTTATTTGGAGGATCCGAAGACATTTGTCTATGATTTCACAGTCCCCGGAACAGAGAGTTTCATGGTTGATGATTGTATTATGGTACATAACACACTTAACACGTTCCACTTGGCAGGCGTGGCTGCGAAGTCTAATGTGACCCGAGGTGTTCCGCGTCTGAAGGAACTTCTCAAGGTGACGAAGTCTCCTAAGGCGATCTCGCTGACAGTCTATCTGAAGCCTGAGTTCCGCGAGGACAAGGAGAAGGCTCGTGAGACTTGCCAAGATTTGGAACTCACGCTTCTTCGTGATGTGACTACGCGTGCGGCGATCTACTATGATCCCAAGGATGAGGATACAATTGCTGATGAGAGTGACAAGGAGCTTATTGCGTTCTACAAGACATTTGAGAAGAGTACTCTAGAGGAAGGGGAAGGTGAAGAAGATGTCTGGAGCCGCTGGATGCTGCGTCTTGAACTGGATCGCGAGCGTCTCTTCGCCAAGAATATTTCGATGGAGGATATTGCGTTTGTTCTCAGACAGCGCTTTGACGATGAAGTTCACCTTATCTACAGTGATTTCAACAGCCCTCGTCTAATTATGCGTATTCGCCTACCTGCGATTGCGAAGTCAGGTCTGGATGATCTGGCTAACCTCAAGAAGTTCGTCAATCGCCTTCTGAATGGAATTGTTATTCGCGGCGTAACAGGTATCAAGTCTGTAAAGTTCCGCGAGGACAAGGATCTACTCGAGTACAAGGATGGTAAGTATGAGAAGGTGACACAGTATGTTCTTGATACGGATGGTACAAATTACCAGGCTGTCATGAGCCATCCGATGGTAGATGGCAGGAAGCTTGTATCATCACACGTACACGACATCTTTGAGAACCTTGGCATTGAGGCCACGCGCGCGGTCCTACTCAATGAAATTATTACACTCTTCGAGGCTGCGGGCGCAGATGTGAATTTCAGGCACCCTGGACTTCTCTGTGATGTGATGACCCGTGCTGGAAAGCTAATGTCGGCTGATCGCTATGGTATCAACAAGAATGATATTGGTCCTCTTGCGAAAGCAAGTTTCGAGGAGACGGAGAAGATCCTTCTCCGTGCAGCAGTCTTTGGCGAGGTTGATCCTGTGACAGGCGTATCTGCGAATATCATGACAGGTCAGGTTATTCGCGGTGGAACCGCATTCAGCCAGCTTCTTCTCGATGAGAATGCGCTCATGCGTCTTCAGGAAAATCTTCCTCCTGTCGAGGATATGGAGGAAGAGGAAGAAGGTCCTACAGATGAGCAGGTCGAGGATGAACTCTTTGAGGATTCCAATGATCTGTGTTCAAAGACACGTCTACGCATGAATATCGCGATGCCTACTGAAGCTGTTCTAGTGAATGAGCCTGATGTCGAAATGATTGTTATGGAAGGTTAAACGCGTGACACAAGGTTAAACGCGTGACACAAGAAGGTTAAACGCGTGACACATTAAACTAATATGGAAACCGATGAACAAAAACCTCCGTGGAAAAGCGTAGATTTTTGTACAACTACATATGATCGAGTACCTACAATGACATATATGTCATGGCCAGATACACATGTAGATACTACACTTCAAATGTGGAAAGAAAAGATAGCACTCTATGAAAAATATCATATCTGGGAGCTCGCAAAGAAAATGGCGAACCCTTATGAATGTATTTATACTCAAGATGATAAACATTTTCACCCATCTCTATGTGTATATCGTCCACTCAGCCGCAGTTTTTATAAGATGATTGAAATTCTCTCAGTTCTTCAGTTTTTTGAGGGTCTTCCTAAGACAACTACAAAATTGCGATCTGCTCATGTAGCAGAAGGGCCAGGTGGTTTCATTGAAGCATTTATTGAGAGAGGCGAGAAACATGGAAAGATAATATCAGCGACTGCGATGACCCTCAAACCAACGGATAATCATACCCCTGGATGGCGGCGAGCAACTGGCTTTCTACAAAAGCACAAGGAAGTAGTACTTCATTATGGTATTGATGGAACAGGAGATATGTATCAGAAAGGAAATCAGGAGTCTTTTATCCAGGCGGTTAAACCTGGTGTTCACCTCTTTACTGCGGATGGGGGGTTTGATTTTTCCAGTGATTATTTGATACAGGAGAAGCGAATTTATCATCTTCTAGTCTGTTCAGCATTAATTGGATTACAAACACTTCTTCCAGGTGGCGCATTTGTCCTTAAGTTTTTTGATATTAATGCGCAGCCTACACAAATTCTTATAACACTTATTGGATCATGTTTTAAGAGCTGGACATTATATAAACCTTCTACAAGCCGCCCCTGTAATTCTGAACGGTATCTTCTTTGTCGTGGGTTCAGAGGTCTTCCAGTAACTGTTTTAGAAACACTTACTGAAATAGAGACACAGAGTTTGCGTGATTTCTATCCATCTACGTCTACACTCGATCCGTCTATTTTCAGTAAGAATATTACAGATGTTATTAATTTACAGAAAAAAGCGCTTTCATCTACGGAGATCTATATTAAAGATCCGAGAACATGGGAGGTTGATTTTCAGTCTCATTTTAAACGTAGTATAGCATGGTGTTCTACTTTTCAGATGCCAGCATTACAAAAGCAGCCAATTACTGTTGCTGTGCAAGCTGTGGTTTCACAAATGTCTGCACGAGTCGCTCTCCTACAATCACAGACGCCTGATGCTGAGACAGGTTCCCTTCTCCCATCTTGTCCAACATAGATAACATTGTCTGTAGACTATTCTTATGAAACTCTTCTGTTCCCATGATAACTTCGAATAGAGTAGGATAATCACGCGCAAACTCAGGAAGTCTTTCCTTAATAGCATCAGCAGATAACTTATCTGCTTTGTATGCTTCACAACGTTTTACCATTGATCTTACGTATGTCGCTCTCTCTTCTGCGTTGAATGTATGCTGACGCGCAGCAGCTTCAACTGACGCAGCTTGAACACCATCCGGATTTAGATTTTCCATCTAGTTTCACTACTGTTTTTTCTTTGAGTGGAAAAACGCAATATTGACGCTTTTTTTTGAGCTTTGTTAAATTAAACATAATAAAGTAGAATGGAAGATGAACGTATAGATGAGTTTAGAGAGAGTATTAGAAAAATAAAGGAGGCTGTTCATGATAAAATAGCATATTCTAGTCAAAATCTACAAGTATTAGATATAATTATAGTAGAATTGCGTGAATACTATAATAATTTACTCAATAAACTACGTAATGAGAATATATCACCAGACGTACGTAAACGAATGATTTATTATCTTCGTCGTGATTTACTCATGTTTCCTTATACATATGATAAAGAACGTATTGATACATTTTCAGCAAAAAATAGTATGGAAGTAACGTCGTGACTTTAGAGATTTGACGGTAACGTCTTAATTTCTACTCTTACCAATAGAAGATGGGTGATCACAGATTTGAAAAATCAATGCCATATAATTCTTCTAGAGGATGTGCGACGGGATATCATAAGCGTACTGAATATACGACGGCTGCTGGAACCTATGTCCCGACCCGCTGCGTTAAATCTACGTCACCTTATGAACAGTCAAGTAAGGAGTTCAAGCGCGCCACTCTCCGGAAAATGAAGTCACGACTTGATCATATACATGATAAAAGTAAGGATATACACTGCCCTAAGGGATATATATCACGTGCTCCCTATGCGCGTAGATATACCACATCAATTCGCCAGAAGGGGTATACTGTTAAGAAAGCATCCGGTACTACATACAAAGTGTATCCTAAAAATACAACTGTATATGCTCCTGCGTCATGTGTCAAGGATTTAGGAAAACCTGGAAAGGGAGTTCCCGAGGGTGAAGGTATTGGCCCGCTACGTAAGGGAGAAATAACTAAGTTTGGATATTCATCTAAAAATAGCACGGAGGCTCGTCATCTTGCTCTTAGAAAGGCCATTCTACAGCTGGGTGTACTCAGCACTTACAGAAAACTGGATGCTGTTGCTAAACTCAGTCTTCGAATTGCTCCCGACTCGTCTCGTATTTTTGCGGCGGATCGCGATTGGGTTCTGAAGACATTTGGCACACGGCGGTCTGGTTAAAAAAATAAGTATAAAGAAGAAATGCGTACACGTATCTTGATAAGCGCTCTGGTCCTTCTCTTAGTTGCTAATTTCCTAATGATGTATGTGTCACCGTTTGGCCTCGTAAATATGGATGGATTTCAGGATGCGAGTGGAAATACATCAACTCAATCTGTAATGAATGTGCCTAGAATTAGCAAAAATGTAAATATCACTGGGCCTCCTATGAATGAGAAGTTTACGAGCTACAACCTTGCGGAGGGTGGTGGTGCGGGTGATGCGTATGAACCGATGGGTGCGTTTGACAATGTTCGTCTGTCAACAGGCAACACAGTCTCAACATGGCGGCATACGGCTCCGAATGAGCCTTTACGTGGTCCGGCTTTCAAGCCCGGCCCTGATAGTCTCTTCATCTTCAAGAACAATCAGTGTAAGCCTGAGTGCTGCGGTGCTTCTTTCAGCTGCGATGGTGGCTGTGTATGTACAACGCCCCAGCAGCGTGATTATATTAACCAGCGTGGTGGAAACCGCACATCACCCGACGATGGTGTATAATTCTGTTTTAACGTCGTGAGTTTATTTTAACGAAGCTTTTTTTGAGATTCGTTAAATTAAAGATTTGACTGTAAGTCTTTCGTGAAGCAGATCACTCATTACCGGTGAGACTTAAATTTAACGAAGCTCAAAGAGCTTCGTTAAATTTAAGATCCATCACCAAATTAGTCGCAGGACATTTATTTTAACGAAACTAAAGTTTCGTTAAAATAAAGTCGCGACGTTAACATCCACCGATGAGGTATCATCTTTCAAAATGAGTTTCCCCGGCTCATAAAATTACATGATACAAACTAGAGATGAACAACAGTAGAAATAATTTTTTGGGAGATGGGGCGTTAGGAGACGCAGTTAATTCTGCTGTCAACGTCTTAAATAATGGTAAAGCAACAACATTTACAAATGCGATGAATAATGTTGGCAAAACCGCCACCAATGTAGTAAATAATCTTGCCGCGCCTACAAATTCTGTAGGCGCAACATTTACGAATGCGGTAAATGCTGTTGGCACAACTGCTACAAATGCGGTAAATTCAGTTGGCGCGACATTTACGAACGCTGTAAATGCTGTTGGCACAACTGCTGCGAATGCGGTAAATGCTGTTGGGACAACTGCTGCGAACGCTGTAAATGCTGTTGGCACAACTGCTGCGAATGCGGCAAATTCGGTTGGCGCAACATTTACAAATGCTACGAATGCTACGAATGCTGTAAATACGAATGCTGTAAATACGAATGCTGTAAATACAAATGCTGCTAATACAAATGCTCAAAAATCAAATTTTTTTAATGTCTTTAAAAATAGCAATTTAAACAAGGCGGCGCCCTTATCAATGATGAATTATGAATTATTAATTCCTATTAGCATTTTTGTTGCTTTAGTTACAGCATTTGGTCTGCTCTTTTATTTCTTTACAACAGAAATCAAGACTGGCTATGATAATCTCTCAAAGACACTTCAATCATTCTTTGGCACATCATTAGAAGGACCTATAGCTACTCCTTCTCCTGTTCTTGATCATGATCTCTCAGAAACACCTATACCTCAAAGTCAGTCTATACTAGAGAAGGTTCTTCCTCTGAATAGATCAGCCGAGGTTTTCAATGTAAATAAGAACGATTTTACTTACTACGACGCTGAACCTTTATGTAAAGCACTCGGTGCGGAGCTCGCCACATATGATCAGGTAAAGGATGCGTATGGAAAGGGCGCAGATTGGTGTAATTATGGCTGGGTGAAGGGGCAGGTTGCGATCTATCCGACACAAAAAGCGACATGGGATGAAATACAGAAGGGTGATGGCAGTGAGCGTGATGCGTGTGGAAAGCCTGGCGTCAACGGTGGCTATTTTGATAACCCCGAGATGAAGTTTGGAGTAAATTGTTATGGCCCGAAGCCCAGTCAGACACAGCATGATGAAGCGCAGTTAATGAAACAGGGACGTATACCGATGACAACATCTGCGCTGAAGACTGAGCAGAAAGTGAAGGAGTTTGAAGCACAGGCGAGTAGTTTAGGTATCATGCCGTTCAATAAAAATAACTGGCAAGCTAATTAACGTCGCGACTAATTTAAGTCTCACTGGTAACGTCGCGACTTTATTTTAACGAAACTTTAGTTTCGTTAAAATAATGTCCTGCGACTAATTTGGTGATGGATCTTAAATTTAACGAAGCTCTTTGAGCTTCGTTAAATTTAAGTCTCACTGGTAGAGATGGACCCCGAGACTTCACAATTATTTCAAAAATTATTTCCTAAAGAGGAAAAATCTTGGGCAAGCTTACAGAGGGAAGCAAATGAAAATCCAACTAAGGAACATGCGGCTGAATTAGCGGCTTCAAAACAATTCTTTGAAAAAATCATGAAGGACTTAGAATTTATGATGGAAATGCGCGAAAAACAAAAAGCGGCTGAAAAGACTACAATTACAAAAGATCAAGTACAAGCCGCATCAGCAGCTGTAAAAGAAGCTATGAAGAAAGTTGAGGAAGTACATCAAGCATCTGAGCTTGCGAGATCTGAATTGAAGGTGGCTAAGGAAAAAGAAGAAGCTCTAAAGATAGCAGCGGCCTCAAAAGCGGGTGTAACACTTTCTATGTCTGATAAAAAATTACAGGCTGCGAAAGATAAGTATCTTAGAACAATGGAGGATCGTTACATGAAAAATGGTAAACTACAGCATATAAATACAATGTGTCTAAATCATTGTTTAGATAACCAAACAGCAGAATGTTGGGCACATGACGGCCTTTCTGTAGAAAAAAGACGTTGCCCGTTTATCCATAGAGATGATCCGCACTGGGATGGTACAAAATGTACAGTGATACTTGCGCTAGAAGCAAATAGAAAAGCAGCGAAAGCATCATCAAAAAGATATAAAGGAGGATCCAAACGTCGCAATAAGACACAGCGCTCACGCCGTTAACACATTAAATCTCTGAGAAAAATCCATTTGCGCTATCAATCAAATAAGGATCACGTGTATCAACCGCATTCTCTGTCTCATTGAGACCAAGAATGTCGTCAACAACCGTCGTCTGTGGAGAATTATAAAGATCTAGCAAAGTCCATACGCAAAAACGAATACCTTCTTTCGCAGATACTGAATTCTCATCAACATCACACCAGTTACCCCATCCTTCCCAAAACTCATCCCATATAGCATCATCAAGTACGTGATAATATCTTTCATAATCTTCATCTCTATAATCATAATTAAGAGCTTCATGCGATGTCTTCTTGAAATACAATGAACGGGCTATACATTCTGCTAGACGTTTATAATCACATCCAAGAACATATCCATTTTTTTTCAAAAATGGAATAAGCCCTTCAGCAGCAAGTTCCAAGATAAGATATTTTCTCTTTACATAGTCACTATTATCATGAATTACTTCTTGATTACACCATTCATTCCACTGACGCTTACTCATAAAACTCGATAGACTGCTCATGATTTATATATATAGATTATTTATCTATATATATAACGTGTAATTGCTTTATACCATCGTGACATTAAGATACCACGGATTAATAGTCGTTGGACATTTATTTTAAGGAAACTAAAGTTTCCTTAAAATAAAGTCACGACGTTATCAAGATGGTAATGTTGGAAGTGGAGGAACAGCAGCCTGTTTCTTTAGCCTTTTAACAACCTCAACATCTCTATGAGATTTCAAAAATTTCATGATGGATCCAGTTTCATCGGATACAGGGCGGCCTCCGCTTTTTATTTTTTGTTCAGCATAAAATGCGTGTAATCCTTCTTCAATTCGTGATAGTGTAAGAGGTTGAGTATGCTTTTCTTCAGAGACAACAAGACGTCCTCCTTGTATCTGAATAACTGCGGTTTCCATATTATGTACATGAAGTTGTTGTAAAATCTTAGCTTCAAACTCATCACGAATTTTCCGAGCACTTTGTGTCTGTTTAGAAAGACTTGATGTTAGATTATCATAGTGTACCCAATTTCTAACAATATTTCCGAGCTCCTGTGTATTCATTACTACCCTAAAATACTTATTTCAAGCATGAAAAATCTGCGCGATCGGTAACGTAACGTCGTGACTTTATTTTAACGAAACTTTAGTTTCGTTAAAATAAATGTCCTACGACTAATTTGGTGATGGATCTTAAATTTAACGAAGCTCTTTGAGCTTCGTTAAATTTAAGTCTCACCGGTAGCTTTTTGAGCTTCGTTAAATTAGAGATACCACGGTAATTCCTTCCGGAGTTGAAATACAATAATACCAAGTGTAAGCGCAACAAGTAAAAGCAGTACAACAAAAAATACACAAATTAACAAAATATATGGAAAAACTCGCTCCATGATATGATTTAGCATTGGATCCAACAAAAAAATCTGTACTTGTTTACGTGTCTCATCACGATTAATATACTGAAAAATTTTTTGAAGAAATTGGGTATTCTCTTTCTTCTCCATACTATTTTTTACACCTAAAGCAATTCGCGCTTTTCTACGCAGAATGCTTGGCTTTGCTACACCAACATGGGATGCTCGTAGATCAGTCTATACAATATCAATACTATCATCCACTGTCATTTTATCAGATGCTCAATATATTGATATTTCAGGGTCTGATCGTCTTGTTGAACCACCCGACACATCATCTGATTTGTTTAAAACCTTTCTAAAGGACTTTGTAACTGCTCTTATTACAAAAGATACAGAAAGTAAATGGTTTGCATCAAGACTAAAGGAATCATCTGTTCTGAAGCGGATTGTACATCAATGGGATCTATCCGACAGCGTAAGTTCCCAGTCTGAGTGGGCTCAAGCGGAGTGGAGGCCTTATACTTTAGAGATAACTACACAGGAATTTATAATTCGCTGGAAACTTATTGGATTTGTGAAAACCTCCCCCAAGATCTCTCTTCGATTTCTTCCACCTTTATCACGCCCCGAGTCCCCGACGCAGACTGAAAACAAAGATGTTCGCCAGATTACAATTCAAACCACCACGGATGAGCTTGAACAAGTACATGATATTCCATTTGTTGAGCTAAGTTCTGAGCAGCAGATGCGGGATAAGGGTGTTGTACAGGAAGCCCGCCTACGGCTAGCCTTAGCAAAACTGAAGTCTGATCGTCTTACAAATACGTATTATCAGAAATACGGTGAGGTTCTTACGGACGAGGATTCTGATCAATCTGAGGGTTCAGAAGCAAGTTGAAAAAAATATAGACTGGTACTAATACAGGAACAAGATGGTCGCTTCTTACAATTTCGAATCGGTAGCCGCAATTGGTGTAGTAGCACTTTTAGTGCTAAGTCTCGTGTATTTACAGCCTAACTTCTTCAACAAGGAGGGCTTCCAGTCAACTCTGTCAGCGGCCTCTAATTATTCCGCGCAGGCGGGCACTACAAGCGCGCAGGGTTCTCAGAGTGAAGCGAATGTAAGACAGAACCCGCACAATCAGGGTGGAGATGTAAGCTCTACGGAAGTTCCTGGCCCTGCTCAGTTTGGCAATGCGGAGAGCCCTGCTGGATGCTACCCGCGTGATCAGCTCACGCCGAGCGAGCTCCTCCCTAAGGACATGAACTCAGTCTGGGCGCAGCAGAACCCGATGGGCACTGGCTCTCTGAAGGGTAAGAACTTCCTCTCAGCTGGTGCGCTGATTGGTGTTAATACGGTAGGCCAGAGCATGCGCAATGCGAATTACCAGCTCCGCTCAGAGCCCGCGAACCCGCAGGTCCCTGTGTCTGTTTTCAATATCAGCACGATCGAGCCTGATGTTAACCGTCGCAGTTTCGAGGTCAGCTAAATAGAAGATAGTGTTAAAAACTTAATATACGCAATATTTTTTGTTTATACTAAGTTTAACGTCGTGACTTTATAAATGTCCTGCGACTAATTTGGTGATGGATCTTAAATTTAAGTCTCACCGGTAACGTCGTGACTTTAAATGTCAAACGACTATTAATCCGTCATATCTCTAATTTAACGAAGCTTTTTGAGCTTCGTTAAATTAGAGATATGACGGTACTTTAAGACAATAGAATTCCGGCATAATCATAAGAGATGTCAGATATTTACTCAAACGCATTATCTCACGCATTAGGGAAAGTTAGAACTCTTTTTGGTTCATCTGATTATTCAATTGTCGATGTTCAGTCAACCGTTGATGGAAAAATCTATAAAGTACGTGATATGCCTGATAAACAAAAAGCAGCTGATCTTCTTGCTCATATTCGCTTACGCATGAATAAACTCAAAATTCATGTTGAGAGTAAATTTCCTGATAAGCCGCAAGTTGTTATGTTAAAGAAGAATTTTAAAGCTGAGCCAAGCCGCATGTTCGAATCGACACCTGATGCTGAATTTACAAGTTATAGCGTAAATAAGGGAGAGGCTGTACATTTTTGTTTAAGACAACGTGATGGGGGAGCCGAAGATGAGCTCGTCGAGAGTGATGTCATGACCTTCGTAGCAATTCATGAAATGGCGCATATGATTACTCAAACCGTGGGGCATGGTCCAGATTTTTGGAATAATTTTGGCTGGCTACTTCGTGAAGCAGAAGCAATTGGTGTCTATACGCATAAGGACTTCCGCGAACATCCTGTTTCTTACTGTGGAATGAAAATCACAGATCAGCCCACATATGATGCGAAGAAAGACGGTGGCGATGTTTCTATTGGAAGAGTTTCTTAATGTTAAATTAAAGACTCACTGATAGTCAGAGGTAAATGTCAACCGAGCCTTCTCCGGTAACGACAATAACTAATGTCATTGAAAATATAACACAGCCACAGGCTCTACAAAGTTTCTATGATAAGAAAGTTACTATATTTCTTCATCGTACCCCGCAGGACGTAGGAACAGATATTCAGCTTCCACCTGTCTTTCCATTTATGAGACTATATGATTTGAAACTGGCTATTTATAAGCATTTAAAGGATAGTCCTCTAACAAAAGGATTAAAACTTTATCCTGGATATCAATTTCTATCATTCTCTCGTGTAGCAGGAACCAGAAGTGCGATAGATTTTCAATGGTTCATTCCAGGAAAAAAGTCTCCTATTCTACTTGCAAAACCATTTGATCTTAAAAAAACAAAACAAATCGCAGTTGATTTCGTAGATGAGAATGGAGCTGCGCGAAATCTTACATTAACAGATACAAGCAAATTACTGGTTCAAAATTTAAAAAATACTGAACTTCATCTCTATTTGTATGATGATATGAAAGAAGCTGGCGCGGAGAATGAAGCAAAATGGAACGCATATCTTCGCCCTTATTTTCCTGAACTTTCTTATGGAAAGGATACACTTGATAAGAAGAAGATTGAGGCCAGATATGCTCGTTTTTTAAATATGATGGTACTCGCTGAAAATCTAAATGGACTGCTTGATACCATGGAATTCAATATTCAGTTTTCAGGTGTTCGTCGTCTCCAGCTGCGATGGGAGAATACTGATAAAGTTGATGTAGAAACATTATTCTACTCTGCGCCAGTTACGGAGAATAGACCTTATATGCGTCTTATGCCGAATAAAGGAACCTCTATTACTAAACTTCACTTACAAGAAGATAATATACCAGATCCTGATTTAGCTCGTGTATTAAAACAATGGACCCGCGAGAGAAATCCTAATCCTGAGAGTGATTATGTTATGGCGAAGTGTGTTGTTAAAAAAGGGGAAGCACAGCAATTTCCTATTTACATGACACTTCGTTTTACATATTCTAAGGAAGGGGAGTATGCGGATGCGACTATTCTGCCCCCCAAAGGAGTTCGCAAACTTGATACTCTTTTTACAGAAACTGAAGATGATGGGCGCACAAAGAAGATAATAACTAATTTTCAGAAGGGTGTTGACAAACTTCCTTATGCGAAGTTACCTATTCATCTTCAAAATGCTACACTTATTTATGGAGTACAGCTGCCTCCTAAGCCTGTCTTTACGAAAGGTACGCTTAAACTGAGACTGGCGAAGTTTCTTCCTTTCTTTCAAGAAATCCCTCCGCTTCCTGGTGATCAGACAATTGCTACACTTCGTTATAAATGTGTGGATAATTTCACAAATGAAACTCGTATTTCCTCTTTTCTTACGCAATACGCAAATTTAAAGATGATTAAGGGTGAAACAGACACTGCTATTTTATCAGTTCTAGAAGAGGAATTCCAGCTTGATACTGAAGCAGCGCAGGATATTCTTGGTCGTTGGCTAAAAGGTCGCGGTGACTTTGATCTGATTGATACTCATGAAACAGTTGAAGCAACAAATACTGGAATTGATATTGCTATTTTTGCTCAGCATCCATTCTTCTCGTTTCATCTTCATAATGTAATGTCAGAGGTCGCATTACAACAAGTTCTTACACTCCTATCTATTTTATTCACAGCATCAGATGAAAGTCTGCGTCTATCACCGCGTGTTGTTGAGAAAATAAAGGTTGCTGAAGCCGCAGTTGTTGCGATTGACCAAGCAGAAGCGGCAGAAGAGGTGGATGATGATGGTTCGGGACTTCCTCCTGGTGATGATGACTTGTGGAAGCAGTTTGCTGCTGTAGATGCTGAGCCTCTTGAACAAGAAATGCGGAATGAATATGTGTCTCCAGAGGATGAATTAGGTGACGCAGTTGAAGCTCCTACAGAGGCTCCCGCAGAGGCTCCCGCAGAGGAAGAAGCTACAGAAGCCGCAGCACCCGCTGTAGTTCAAGATGGAAAAATCTCCGCGGATTTCTTCTTAGTTAAGCTGAAGGAAGCAGATAAGAACCTATTTGATTATACAAAGACGCACCCATCTCTAAAGAAATATGTAAGCATGTGTGCTGCGAACGTAACACGTCAGCCCGCTGTAATTTCCAGAGTTCAATTTGAGGAAATGCGCGATGTGATCTATGAGGCCGATTTAAATGCGGAGAACCCCCGTATTGCTTTTGTAGAATATCCTCTTCAAAAGGGACAAAAAATACCTATTGAGGCTAATTATGATGAAATCTTTTTCTTCATGCGATATGGAACGACACCTCAAAAGAAAGCGGATAATTACTATATCTGTTCTAAATATTTTTGCGGGCGCGATGAACTTATCATCTTAGGAAAAGACTTTAAAGGAACCACACTCCGTCGTCCTGTAGTTGGCGAGGATGGGCGTGAAAGAACAACAAAGGCTCCCAATACATGCCCCTTTTGTGAAGGCAAACCTGTAATTAATCGTCGCAATCCAGGTATAAATGAGACAGTTCTCATTCGCCAAGATGCGCCGAAAACACAGGGTGGAATTTATCATAAGTATGTTGGATTTTTAAAGAAGACACCTCACCCTGAGGGATTTCATCTTCCGTGCTGTTTTATTGATAATTCGATCGTATATGAGTCAGATAAGTATTATGACAAATTCAGAGATATTCGTCAAATGCCTACAGCAGAAGAGGAAGAACAACGCCCCCCTGAAATGAGAAAGCGTGATGAGCCTATGTTTCCTAAAGAGCCCTATATTGCGTATATGGCAAGAGCATTTACAAAGTACATTGTTGGATCTGAAAAGCTTCCTCTTGAGATCGATGAACTAGAGGGGCCACAAATAGGCCTTCTACCTCCTCTTCTTGATACGTATTTCAGACAGGATATTTCTAATTTCATAAATCCGAAAACAAGAAATAAGTTGAAGCCTGACGCGGAGGGATTTCTGCGTATTGGTGTGGAAAATCGCGCCAGATTTAAATCAGATAGTTTTCTTGCTGCGATTGCGCCATTCTACATGCAGCGAAGTGCTAGAGAGATGAAAGCAATTATTAAACAGTCTCTTCAAAGTCAGCCGTCAGTCTTCTTTCAGTTGAATTACGGAAACTTTCTTCTTGAGCATTATGATATTCAAATGAAGGCTCCTTCGCAAGCACTTCTACAAAGATGGCTGGAAGGTACTGATATTAATAATTGGGGAAGTATGTTTCAACTTCCTGGGTCTCTTAAGAGAAGTGTCGTCGAGCGATTTTATATAAGCTATAATAGTTTTCTAGGGTGGTTAGATACAGATGCTGGATATACAAAGGGATGGATTGAAGAGGAGGACACAATGAAAGAGTATCGTCAACTCGCATCTCTTCTTGCGCAGCCTGATTTTGTTCTGCGTCTTCCTAATATGGATGACAAAGACGAAGAGGCTCAAAGACCTGGAATAACTTTTATTGTACTCGATATTACTGCTGATAATAAACTAGAAGTTAGATGTCCTCCTTATGGATTTAATCAAGGAGTACATGGAAATAATGACATTGCGTTTCTTCTTCACCATCATTCTGGAATATGGGAACCCATTTTTCATGTAAATAAGGGAAGATACAGTGCTTTCTTTCAGCGTGGATGGAAACAGGATGCTGAAGAAATAGGCTGGCCTACTATTGTAAAAGAGAGAAAGATGGAATATGAAGCAAGTTGTACTGTAGATCCTAGACTTTCATATTCGAGCCGCCAGCTTGAAAAGAAAACACTTGTACCTGCGAGTGTTTTATATAATAAATTAATAAATGCTGGGGTTGAATTCGATGGCATTCTGCGTGACCCTTATAATCATCTTGTAGCGCTTGTTTTCAAAAATTTAGGTTCATGTGTACCTATTCCATGTGTAGATGATGGTCATATATTTCCTGCTACGAAAGTATATCTCGACTGGGATGATGTATATACATCATCTACAAGAGAAATTCTTGAATTCTATAAGACACATATCACCTTTAGAAGCTCACGTGGAGAGATGCTTTATGAGCCTATTCAGGTATGGTATGAAACAGAAGGCGATAAAGCAAAGATTTTTGCGATCTTACTGAAAAACAATTCCATTCTTCCTGTAAAAACAAAGAAATTACCTGTTACACTTGTGAGTGATGGTGATAAGAAATATTACGAGAAAGATGAGTATAAAGTAATGGCTGTAGAAAAACGGAAACAAGAAATGGAGTGGGAAATAAACAAGCAGGTTCTTGGATTATCTACGTACACTCCTGTAAAAGAAGAAGAAGACCGACGTGAAACTACATTGATGTCCCCCAATGATGTTTCAGATATTTTTGAACATTTGCGAATTACATTTGCGAAATGGTTATCAAATCGAGCCAATTCAGGTGAAGTTCGTAAGAAGCTAAAAGAGATTATCTATGGGGAAGAGAGCCTGTCTGATAAAAGAAAAGAGCTATATACTTATTTAAATGCGAAAATCTTTTCTTGGTTTTCAGATGCGTCGTCTCAAGGCCGTCACTCCATTCAGAGAGTAGATTGTACATCAATCACAGATAAAGATGCGTGCTCTGGTCGCTGTGTATGGAGTTTGAGCAATCAATGTCTAATACATACACCCAAAGATAAACTCTCAGTTGAAATATCAAGAGATAAGGGTAAGATTGAGGTTGATATTCAATATCTTCTCTTCTTCAAGTTAATTGAGGAACTTTTACGTTTTGCGGAGAAGCGTCGTGAATTGTTCGAGGATGATGTCTCTCAGATTGGAATTATTGATCGACGCATACAGGATGGAGATCAGGAATTTCTTCCTGAAAACACACCAGCATGGTATGAGCGATTACGTGGAGATTGGGTACAGTCTACGGAAGAGAAACCGAAGTTTTTCGAAGAGATGAGCATACCTCCTGTAGATACACTTGCTCCGATTGATGATGATACGAAATTACCTCCTGCTCTTGAAACCTTCTTAGATAAAGATGATGTTCTTACAAAATCTCTGCGTATTCTGCGCGGTACTCCGGCCGAACTTCTATCCATTATTGGGTATACAGGAGCGGTTGATATGCCTTTATCAAGTGATCAGTTGGGTGAGATAATGAAACAATCAAAGATGTCTGTTGCGCAGATTGATATACGTGTGGATCCGCCAACAGCTATTTTCAAAAAATTCAAGTTTAAAGTATTCACATCGACATATTTTATTCTTGTTTTAACTGAAGAGGGACCCGCTCTTTTAGTAAGAGATCCTGTAGCAAAAGAGTTACCGATTACGACGCAGTTACCTGTACAACTTCAAAAATATTTTGAAGTAAAGAGAGGTGGTCGTTTAACGCGTAGAAAATCCCGCATCAATGATGTTAAATTTAAGTCTCGCCAGTAAATAGAAATGACAACCCAATCAAATTCTTCCAGAAATTCTTCCAGAAATTCTTTTTTAAATCAACTGATGAAGCTGAACAAGAAGCAATTTAGTCGGTCAAATAAGACAGCGCGTAAGGTTAAGTTAGCGGATGCGATGAATATGAAATTACTCGCACCTCCGCGTACACCATTATCTTCTAAAAACAGAGAGAATTTAACGTTATCAAGTGCAGTTCGCAATAATATGCGCACGCTTGCCAATAATATGCGCACAGTTGCGGCGACTACAAATAAGACGCTGAAGAAGACGAAGGCGAAGCTCTCAACTGCTGAGAAGAATGCGAGGGCTGCTGATGCTCTATTTAAGAAGGAGCAGCGCGCCACTGCTAGAGCCGCGAGGAATACAGTAAAGGCGGAGCGGAACTTTGCGAAGGCTCTCGCTGCGGAAGTCAAGAAGGCTAAGAATGAAGCGAAGGCTAAGAATGCTACGACACGCAAGGCTACGCTTGTCAATAATGCGAATAAGACGAAGACAATGAAAACGAGCAGACGGAAACTATCAACTGCTGAGAAAAATGAGAGGGCTGCTGAGAAGGAGCTCAAGAAGCAGATGCGTGAAATGGAGAAGGCGGCTAGAGCGCTTAAGAAGCAGCAGGAAAATGCGGATAAGGCCACTAGAAAGCAGGCTCGCGCCGCTGAGAAGGTTATCAGAAATGCGAAGAGACAGGAAGAGGCTCTTGCGGTCGCGCAGAGAAAAGCTGAAAAAGAGGCGAAACGTTTAGCAAAGAAGATGCCTACGGCGGAGATGTGTGATCTCTGTGAGAAGATGAAGGAGGGTGATGTCAGTCAATGATAGCGCATTCAGGATATGGCAGAATAACCTTATGATTACAGCCATCCTCTACAGCACGCAGACGTGCTTCCATCATAAGTTCAACTTCATCATCGAGACGATTTAACTGTATACGTCTATAATTTCTATTATTAGGATGAAGAACAATCAAATACATATCATTGATTTTAAGGCCATAATACGTCTCTAGAAACCAACGATACACATTTAACTGAAGAGTATAGTGCCAATAGTTTGTATCATGAAGATGATTGAGAGGATAGAGAGCTCGTCCTCCAAAATCATTTGATGTCTTGATCTCCTTTGAGCGCTTCCAGTCATAAATAACATATGAGTTATCAGACTTTCGATAAAAGATCATATCAATGCTTCCAGTAAGCCGATACTTTTCAGACCAGACTTCCCACTCTGTCCTGAACGGTACGAGATCGTGACCATGATCCTTCCAGAAATTCATGAAATAGCGCCATTCAGCTGTCGCCCGTGTCTCTTCTGTAATAAGATGTTCAGCTCCATTCAGATATTGCTCAATAGACAAGTGCATAAGAGTTCCTGCGCCGCTTGCTTCCTTGCCATTATCATCCCATGCTTTCTTAATTTCATCAGCGGTCTTACCAAACCACTTATTCTGAGCATTCCAGTTACGCCCACTCATCATCTTCTTAATAACAGCATCCGCGTCAAAATGGGGGAAGAATTCATGGAGAAACTTTGTTACGCTAATATAACCAGCAGTTTCACCCTTTACTGTATAAATGTGCGTAGGTTCATCAAACTGGACATACTGATCTCGTTCATGTTCATTCGTAACTGCTAGACTTTGCCAGGGCGCAGGCATTTCTTATGTACTGATCTTGCGCTTTAACTATTTATCAAATTTAACTCTTCACGTTACCGGTGAGACTTAAAATTAACGAAGCTCAAAGAGCTTCATTAATTTTAAGATCCATCACCAAATTAGTCGTATGACATTTATTTTAACGAAACTAAAGTTTCGTTAAAATAAAGTCACGACGTTAAATAGAATATGGTTAATAAAACACGAAAGGTAAAGAACTTATCTATGAATACTTTACAAAAACTCACAAAGAAATATAGCACTACAAAAAGTGGTTCAAAAAAAGAAATTGCGTTAAGACTGTGGAAGCTTGAAAAGCATATTATGTCTTTAACTGATACTAAAAAGATAGAGGATTTTTTAGAATTAACGCCATCTGAACGGTATAATGGTCCTAAGTATGGTAGACGAAAGAATGGAACTTTATATTGTGTAACGTCGTGACTTTAAATGTCAAACGACTATTAATCCGTCAAATCTCTAATTTAACGAAGCTTTTTGAGCTTCGTTAAATTAGAGATTTGACGGTAAGTGGGCCGTGCGAAAAGGAAGATTTAAATTAACACCACGGTAACGTCGTGACTTTAAATGTCAAACGACTATTAATCCGTCACATCTCTAATTTAACGAAGCTTTTTGAGCTTCGTTAAATTAGAGATTTGACGGTAATAACGCGAAAAATATCTCATCAGCTATTGATTAGAATGACTATCATAAATGGAATTGAAATTGATATTGGTAAAACTCCTAAGGATGAGACGAAGACTGCGATTACAAATAATGATCCTATCGAGGATAAATTACATGTAATTACGGTAGTCTCAAATCCCTGCCAATATGCTAGACGTTTTATTTTGGCACGTGAATTTATAAAATATATGGAAACTGAAAACAATGTTATTTTATATGTTGTTGAACTTGTATACGGTAACCAAAAGTTTTACGTGACGGATAAAAATAATAAACGTCATCTACAACTTACAGGAACAGTTCCCTTATGGCATAAAGAAAATATGATCAATCTTGGTGTAAAATTATTGCCCAAGAATTGGAAAGCAATGGCATGGATTGATGCTGATATTGAATTTGACAGTAACTCATGGGCATCCGACTCATTGAAAATATTAAATGGATCCAAAGATATTATTCAACTCTTCAGTCACGCAGTTGATCTTGATAAAAATAAGTCGGCAATGTCTATCTTTCCAAGCTTTGCGTATCAATATCTTAAAAAGAGCAGCTATGGCGGTACAGGTATAAATATGTGGCATCCTGGATATGCGTGGGCATGTACACGCAAAGCCTATGAACGTATGGGTGGCTTATATGAATTAAGTATTCTCGGTGCTGGAGATCATAATATGTCTTTCGCGTTCATTGGTAATGGTATTAAAAGTGTTAATGAAGCCACAACAGATGATTATAAGTCTTCAGTTGAGAATTTTGAATTAAATGCTAAGAACCTACGTTTGGGTTATGTACCTGGTGTTATACGTCATTTTTATCATGGATCAAAGAAGAACCGCCAATATTCAGAGCGCTGGCATATACTTGTAAATCATAAGTATATGCCGTCTGAACATATAACAAAGAATAAAGATGGGCTTCTTATACCGACATCTATATGTCCTCAAGGATTATTAGATGATATAAAAAAATATTTTGAAGAACGTGATGAAGATGATATGTACCGGTGAAATGCGTGAAAAGCGAATTTATACACTTCGGGTCTATAAATAGATGCCCTGCTCTTGTCAGGTTCCTGGGCCAGCATATCCTGAAAATAAAGAATGGGGCCCGTTTGTTTGGAGTATTCTTCACGCGTTAGCTGAAAAGTCTGGTAAAGTTGTATATTCATTATATGAAGCCGATGAAAGACGCGCATGGATACAACTTTTACAACTAACAGGTTCCATGCTTCCATGTTCAGAGTGTCGCGATCATTATAAAACATGGTTACAGACACACTCTGTCACATCTCTTTTAACAATGCCATATGGATCTATTCGTATATGGATACGGACATGGCTCTGGGAACTTCATGAAAATGTAAATATGCGTCTTGGTAAACCAAGCGTAGAATTATCAGCATTACCTGATCTTTATGGCTCAGTTCATATAACAATGCAGTTTAAATTATTTGAACTTATTGAGAAACGCGCTATCCAGCAACAGGGTGTTCCGCTAAATTCCTGGCTCACATGGGTAAAGCATTACAGGACACTTACAAGTGTTTATGGCTTATCATAAGGTCGCGACGTTAAGTCTCACCAAATTAGTCGCAGGACATTTATTTTAACGAAACTTTAGTTTCGTTAAAATAAAGTCGCGACGTTAAACATCTCGCTATATATTTTCATTTTATCATATTTAGTTTTACCCACTCCTGCTTCACCGCAGAAATGAATAATTTTACCTTCATAATTTATATTTCGTAAAGGAAATAGCTTATAATTAGCATCTGTAAATACATCGCGATTTGTAATGTTCAATAGGTTAAAATATACATTCATAAATGACTGCTCATAAAAGAATAGTCCAGTATGGTTCTTAATCATTTCGCGCAGATTACTAAAGTGCGTCTTCATTATATGTGTTGGTCTAAACGCAAATAAACCAGCATTAAAGATCATAATCTTATTATCTTTAATGAATTGTAAATTTTCTTCTGTATATGTACATAATGACCAATTTAGATTTGTATGGTAAGCGAAATCAGTGCTTTCTGTAGATACATATAATTGATCAGGCGCAGTAATCAGAGGAGGTAGCGTTTCTATATCCATCTGAATAATAATATCGGAATCAATAAACATAACAACGTCATAGTGCTCAATTGAATAATCAAAAATAGTGAGTTTTCTCATTGATGCTTCTTCAGGTGTTAGCGAATCGGGACATGATATAAATGTAACAGATGGTAATGAATTGCGCGCAATTTCTAAGAGTGATTCATCAATTAAAACAATAATATCACTATCTTCATGTTTATACTTTAAGAGTGACTTTATAGCATAATTTAAACAGGGTATATATGTGATAGAATAACCAATTGTGAAATAATAGAGTGTTTTCATTAATTATATAAAGACTTCTTTATTTAGATCCACATGAGCTTATGGTTATTTCATGTAGTTTCATATGATATATGGTTCTATATAAGTCATCGTCTACTTCATACACCATTTCTTTATAATATACATAAGATACATCATGAAAAAAGGGTCCCACAATGGCTAGATACATATCATGGTCATTGGTTTGAAAGTCCATTTCAAAGCATTGGATTTTTCATACCACTACTAGTATTTCCACTAGACAAATCGCAAATGCTAGTAGCATTTCTGATTTGTCAGATGAGAGGTCTCATGCGTCACGATGAGAGAACTGCGTTTATAGATAATGGTCATCATCTGCGTCATCACCTAAATTGGAATTATAATTATGGTGAAGAATGGATTGATTGGATTTTTAATACCCAGGAAACTTCGCCAAGCTCATGAGGATCTTACCAACTTTATTGTCTCCCTCAATAGTTCCATCGTCGCGACGAACACCACCCATATTTGTAACAGCACCAGGCGTATAGAACAAGAGGATCTTCCCCTGGTTTCGTGCGGCCTCTACAATCTTTCTGAGTTTTGCGTCATTCTCCCACCGCTGAGTAAGACCATCAAGTAGCACAGCATCCTTCATACTTGCCCACTTTGTCTCGTCGAATGTACCCTTGTATTTCTTAACAGTTGCGGCCTTCATCGCAGCCTTCACATCCTTACTTTCATTTTCTAGAAGAGCATAATCACGATCCTCAGGAAGTGGCTTTGTTCCACCAGCAGTTTCAGTGAGACGCTGTCCAAGATACTCTTGGTGAATAGAACCATCGCGGGCGAAGAGACTTACTGCGAGTTCAGGTTTAGATGTAGCCTGTTTATACATCATTCCACCCATATAGTGTTCCAAAGAAGGATACGATACATTTCCATCCTTGATTGGGAAGGGAGCACTGGGTGCTAACCAGCGCGCAGCACCCTTGTCATTTATCTTGAGTTTGTCCTGAAGTGCTGCGCGTGAATAGAATTGGAAGATCTCTCCAGCCGCAAACATTTGCGTTGAAGCTGAGGATGCGACAGGAAGAGTTCTACTGGGTAGTACCGAAGCAACTTCTTCTTCTGCGACCGCAACAGCTTCCGCTTCAGCCTCTTTTGCTACAGCCGCAGGAGTGGGCTTCTTTAGTAGAGTTGCGGCTGTAATGGGTGCCGCTGCGGCTGTAATGGGTGCCGCTGCGGCTGCTGCCGCGGAAGGCGCATCAGGAGCCGCGGAAGGCACAGCAGGAGTCGCAACCGCAGATGTCAAAGAATTAACAACCCTGATCTTCGACTTCTTAACTGTGGTACCAGGGGCTGTAAGTACATTAGGTAGAGGCTCTTGCGGTACAGCATCCGCAACCTTTTCAGCCTTCCGCTTGAAGATAAACCACCTGTTCAAGAATGAAAACTCCTGGACCGCCTCATTCATCGAGAATTTCTTCGGCTGGTACGAATCTTCAAACATCCCTGAACTCTCTGTCAAGCCAACTTCAGCTAATTCCTTCTTATCTAAAAGCTCACAGCCAATATCAGCCATCTTCTTTTGAAGAAGACTGAAGGGCACAAGATATTCGCGGTGTGAAGTACCAATGCTAATAAACTCGACATCAATGCCAAGACCGAACGCAGCATCACCCTCAGGCATAGCATCTTCATCATACTGCTTTGTAATTGCCCACAGAAGCTTGTTCTTGTGAAGACCCGTCTTGCGACTTCCCATAGCGGTTGTCTTCAGAAGATTAAAGACCTTATCTCCATCGAAACAGCATCCGATAAAGTAACCTCCTAGCTTCAGACCATCCGCAATATTCTGAAGAAGTCCATCAAATGTCTCCTTCTTATCGAAGAAGTAGTGAATGGCGAACATTAGAGACACACAATCTGCGCCCATCTTCAGTTTACTAGCACCCTCTCTCTCAACAAAGGGAGGGACAGGGCCAGACGGGCGAATACGACCAAATACACTGCGAAGAATATCCTTCTCCTGTTCAGTTTCGCCACCAGTTCCATCAATTAGACGCTTGCTAGTATCAGCAATCGCAAAGATCATAGGAGGAACAGATTTGGGTGGCGCATTTGTAACAGTCTCTAGATAGCGGCGATATGCTCCATCCTGCGCATTTGTAATGTTATCTCCAGCATTATCGCAGCCAAGAACGAAGGATACGCCGCCACGCCGCCAACGCTGTAAATCTGCGCCCTTGCCAACCGCCAAATCAAGAACCGTCTTACCGCGCCCCTTGAATGCTGCTGCGTAGAGTACGCGTTCCTTAATCATTTTATTGTGAAAATCACGCAGGCCTTTCACAACACGCAGATCCTGTTCAGTAGCAGTGCGTTCGAAATACTTGCGCCGCGCAGCAGCAGACGCTTCCTTTTCAGCATCAAGTGCTTCAGCCTCAGCTTCATCCAGTTCATCTGACCCAGAACGGATCATTGACTCCGTGATAGGATCATGAATACTGTTCCATACACTCTCCGCGGTCAAACTACTGTTAAGTGTACGTCCAAGAATACCACGCTGTAGACGCTCAGTCTTATCCATACGCACGCGCAGAGGGTTCCAACGCCATCCAGGCGGCTGAGAGGGATCATATGCCATTTCTACAATATTCTTATCTTGAATAGGCTCCTTCGACTTCTCAGTGAGAACATAGTTTTCTCCTGTATCAGGATCAGTCTCCATCTTCAGATAACAGACACTCGCCATTGTGTCAGGAAAGTCAGACGGATTAAAAGGAACAGGGCGATAGGCCGGTCCACCTTTTCTCTTTTTCTCAGGAGGCGCTCCTTCTAGAACAGTGGCTCGCGGGTTTTCAAAGGTCGGATCTGTACTGGATCCAACAAGAAGACGAAGGGTCTTGTAGGTTAGTGTTTCACCCGAGTCAGGCTTCACACCGACTGTAATGCGCTCTTCTCTGGAGTCCGTGTAGTTTTCAAACTTCACAAGGAAATCGATTGTATTGTCATGCGAGGGCTTCCACTTGAACTGTTCCATAAACACTGTCTTGTTCGGAATAGGCTTGTTATTTGGCGTGAAGATGAGACCATCTGTATTGTAAATACCCTTGATATCGAGCATTTTAGAAGCAGCGAGAAAGATCGCAGTATCGCCAGCCTCCGCAAAGAAGAAGTTTTTCATAATGATTTGTAGTTTCGTAGATGCGGTAATTCCAGGCGCAACACTCGTCTTATCATTCCATGTTGTCACCCAGCGCTTCAGATGAGTATACCGAGTATCAACTTGAGTATCTTTACTATAGAAAGGGAGTGATGTTACATCACTCTTGTCTGTATCAATATAGATATCAAAGAAAAGTAGCTGCTGTACCGCACGACCATCCTTTGTCTGAGTAATCCATTCACCGTCGAGAAGAGATGAGCGGCACGCTTGGTTCGTAAGGCCCGTCTTATAGATATTAAATCCCATATCTACCATAAACATTTCACCCTTGCTATCACAAAATGCCATTACACGTAGACCATCTGCCTTGTCTGTAACATTATAGCCATTGCGAATATTAGGAACTCCTTCATCACGCTCCTTCAAGAAGTTGGGCATTTCCAGTGTAACAGGAGCTACACCACGAAAACGATCCATTCCAACAAGATCACGATACCCACGAATAACCCGATCTTTCACTGACTTTCGCATCAGAAATGTATGCTTCTGGATACCACGCAGAACCTCGCCTACACCTTTGATAAGACGCTTCATGGCGATTTCAGGCGTATCTCCATCAAGATGCGCAAGCTCTACTTCAATCTCATACTCAGGCGCTGATCCCATAACATCCTGATCTCTGAATAGACGCTGCCACTTGTAATTACGGTTTGTATCGCGCATGGTGCTTCGTACGATGGAAAGATCGATTACTAGACCTTCGCCTTCAAATGTCCAACGGCGAATGATGCGGAATGCTTTCTTCTGCTGCTTCCATGTCGTAAATACATCGCGCACCTTCGCATCCTCGTTATCAAGACCGATTTCACGCCGAACTTTTACGCGGACATCATAATCTACAAGATCCACATTCGCATCTTGGACGGTGCGGTCCTTAATCATGACAATAAAATTCTTTCCAGCCATTACATCATCCTTACAGTATTCCTGGATTGAACCGAGACCTTGTAGACTGAAACGCAAATGATCAGGTAGTGTAACTGTCATACGATCTTCCTGTGCGATAGACCGGTACCCACGCGCACGCAGTCTCTTCGCAACTGTAAGAAATGTGACGACATCGACTTTACCATCTAGACCAAAAGTTGCTTCTAACTCCTGATTTGGAGAGGTGATCCACTCTTCAATGCGTTTCTGTAAATTCTTAGCTTCAGCAGAATTTAGTTCCATCGTCGGGGTATCCTATTCACTTATATAGAGTTCCCTTTGGGCGGTCAAACATTCAAATTTGAGGAAATTCAGAAAGGAGATGTGAGACTGCTTGTGCGCGACCAAGAAGAATAGCCCAATCTTCCTTCTTGGGTTTATCAACTCTTGGTACAATACCTAAGTCTATACACTTTTGTTTGATACTATCTAATTTATCATCGACTACAGGCCAGCGAATTGCCCATTTTTCTTCTTCTTGTTTTAGGAGCCAAGATCCAAGACCTACACTAAGATGCTTTTCGCCGGGAAGGTGAAGAGCACACCGAGTTCCTAGAGTTGTTGACCAGACAGGTTCTTCAGATGACCATACACGAAAATCAGCAGGAAAATGAAGGACCTTCTTATGAATATCATCTAGAATGATTTTCTGATATCCAAGAACAAAGCAGAGTGCTTCATCAAGCTCATGTGTATCTTGGGGAGGTGATACAGCAGAGGTTTGCTGTGCGGCGAGCTGTTCTAATATCTTCTTTCGCTGCCACTTGTGGCCTCGGCAATCACTTTCAATTAGCTTTGCGATTTGAACAAGAGTTTCCATCAGAATTTGTCTGCGAAGCGTGAGAGTACCACCGCGATAAAGGGGGTCTGTGTGCCATAAATAAAAAGACACAGGGCCGGGAGGATCAAGTGGTGTTGCTACACATCCTCCAGGGCCATTTACGATATCAATCGCATCACCTGTATCACTTTTTTGACGGATCTCTATGGAAACAACAGAAGTGTCTCTAGAGGGATTCGTTTCAGTCCAAGATTTAACTTGTTGAAGCATCTTTATATAATAAATGTGTTATAGGTTTAAGCATCACCGGTAGTAAGTAATTCTTGTGCTTTTCTCTCTTCTTCCTCTCTCTGAGTAAATTCATCGCGATTTTTGCGACAAAATTCCATATACTCTTTTAATTTTTTGAAGAGTGGTGTAGATAGTTTTGATACATCAAAAAAAATTCCATTGCTATTTTCAGTAAAGTCTCCCTTCTCCGTTTTAAGGATGCGAAATAAAGCCTCCTGCTCACTTTTTACAAGATGTTTTATATCTTCTAAAAATTGCTTTCTTTCATCGTATTCTTTACTGTCCATACTCTATTTAGAACAGTCTTCGTCCTTTCAACTTGTTTCCGCATTTGCCGTAGGAGTTGAAGCATTCGTTTTTCCAGTTCCAGTTGAACCATTATTTGAGTTAACAGTTGAACCATTATTTGAGTTAACAGTTGAACCATTAGTTGAATTGTTATTTGATTTCCCAGTTCCAGTTGAATTGTTATTTGACTTGCCAGTTCCAGTTGATCCATTATTTGAGATAACAGTGGATCCATTATTTGACTTACTATTCTCTTCAACGCCCTCTACTGCTTCCTCTTCAGCACCCTCACCCTCTTCTACCACTTCTTCTACGCCCTCTACTGCTTCCTCTTCAGCACCCTCACCCTCTTCTACTACTTCTTCAGCAGCCTCACCCTCTTCCACCACTTCTTCAGCACCCTCACCCTCTTCCACCACTTCTTCAACACCCTCTAAAGGAGCAACAATGCCATCAGCAACTCCGCGAAATAGTCCAACACTCAGAATATAAGCATCATTGACCTGAAACCGTGACTTCTGGATCTCAACCTTCACACGCTGACCAACGTTTACAGCCTCAAATTCATCATTGCCAATATGAATATCACGGGGGAGAATAATGCGAATAGCATCATCATATGATACATACATACCCATCTTATTCTTACGAATAACAACACCTTCAACAGGTGTACCCGCAGGCGGGTTCAATACCTTTCCTTCAAGCTGAAGATGAAAGATAATATCACCCGTAAAGCGCCCCTTCTCAATATATCCCATGGATCGAGACAGGATCTTCATGGTACCAGGAAGAACAAACCCATGCCGAGAACACTTATTTTCCATGCGCGTACTGAGCTTTTGAAGTAGAAGAGCATCAATATCTGTAATCTGTCCACGCAAATCACGCGATGTCAAGCTTGCGCGTTCCTCAAACAGTGCAGTGTGTTCCATCTTACTTAACTCTCTCTTCTCTACACGCCGACTCAATTTTAAGCAACCAGTACTCTTCTCGAAGAACTTGTATATCCGCGTCTTTCATCATTTTAGTATATAAATCTTCAGATAACTCATTTACCAGGGGTAGCAGCTCCTCCCATTCTTTTACTCGAATAAATGGAAGACCGGGATATTGACTTAAAAGAACATCATAGAACGGATGATCTTTTACAATTGGTATACACCCCACCATTAAACAGTCCCAAAATCGAAGAGTATCATATCCACACCCCATAGGACACACTGAAAATCGTAAACAAGAAAGTTTCTCGTAGAACTTTTCCTGTGAACACTTAGCAAGTTGATATTTTAAGATGGATTTACCTGAAGATCGCATAAAGTTATAAAATTCTTCTCTAAAATCTCCATTTGGAGATACGTAAGTTATCCCAAACATGTATTTCTTCTCAATAGTACCTGTATAGGTTGATGACGTTCCAATCGGAAGAAGTGTACAATTTGGCAGTGAACCTACCCAATTTCGTATCCAAAATTGGGTATGCGGCATATAATGAACTAGTGCTTCAATATGCTCATCACCCAAAGAAAAGTCTGCTCCACTTATCATTACAAGACGTATAGTTGGTATTTCTAATTCAATTAATAAGTCGGACCACTCATCATATGTCTCAGCATGTATGTAAATAGAGCGCGCAGCATGTAATCTCTCTTTTTTCTTTTCGAGATCATCTTCAAGTAAAAGCGCTCGTGTATGTGGAATATGACCATTTATAGATAGCATTTCAGAATTTAAAAGAAATAAATCCATGTATGGAATAAATATAAATTCACGAACTGAATTCATATTTATTTATTTAATACCATGAGTTTTTAAACTGCAACATTAACCGCTCCCTTCTTCGCTCTGACTTTCTTGGGCTTATTTGCTAAGACTAAGTGTTTTGATTTATGTGCGGCAATTGATCTGAAAAACCAGATACGATTATTAATCTCTGCTAATGACATCCATCGCAATATAACATTTAGAAGACTACATGCGCGCGACGAATTCTGAAACTTACGCGCACCCTTGAATTCCTCAGCCGCAAGACCAAATCTTGGAAGTCCCGCCGCAACTAAGATATCACCCAGTTTCACAAGTGCTGTAAAATGGAATGCGATCTGTGTTACAATTTCGCACTCACCACCCTTAGGAGTTACTTTTCCAGGCGCAGCAGGTTTATCTGTTGTTTTGAATGTGATATATCCTGACTTGAGATTGGGCACTAAAAATCCATACATAAATCCTGTTGTTCCAGTATTTGCTTGTAGAGTATTCAGCGGATCGGCTGGATCTGTGTCAAATATTTTCGCAACAGAAATATCACATGCTTTATCTCCACATACATATCGTAATTCTCCAGTATGAGTGTCAACAAACCTGAAGACCTCCTTGGATCCCTTTCTCATAATTTGTTCAGATGCTATGCGCTTAGCCGTCTCCTCTTGAAGTAATTCTATCTGTTCTTTGGGCCGCAAAAGTTCATCCCAGACAAGTCCAAGAAACGCATCAGCCAGAAGAGATCGATGTCTGGGATCTTGCTTCATTGTTTCGTAAAACCATACTAACCCAAAAATATGCTGTTGTTCTTTCGCAAGTTCAGCAGGATTTGTATAGCGTTCAGTCAAACCCTTTATTACAGCAGCATATGTAGCAGTAATATCCTCGCCATTTCGTACAGCGGTAGCAAGTGTTAAAATGACTGGCCAGATACCCTTCGTGACATCTTCTGCTTTTCTTATTTTCTGTATGAGCGGTTCAAAATAATCACGTTTTACAGGATAATCCTGAATACGAAGAGCAAGGGGGATTTTTGTATCAAGAAGGCCATAAGGCTGAAACAGATAAAATCCATTGCGATATTCAATGTATCCTTCTTTGTTTCCTATCTTAATACGGAAAGATTGGTTTCCAACAATATCAGCGAGAAGTATTTTAAGAGCACTGGGTGGTATCGCAGATAGGACTTCTTTTAACTGCTCAAATCTGAACATCGGTTGATCATTCTCTTCAAAGATCTTGCGAACCGCATGACGCATCTCGGCTTCATGCCATCTTGCGCTAAATTCATCATATGTTGATCGATCCGCTGTAGCTATATTAATAGGCTTTTCAAGTTTAATAGCGCATTCATAATTACACGTATCTATCCAATCGCAGATCGCAGTAAACTCAGTGTCACTAAACTCGACATTTCTCGGATTACCCTGCGCATCCTCTTGTATTTGCGGATCTAAACTTCCAGCTGGGATAAGAATAGCATCGATATTCAAATTACAGTCAAGCGCATATCTCTTCAGAACACGAGACACTCTGCCCATTTGAATTGCTTTTGTCATCGCAATGCGATACATATATAAGTCAGCTGTTTCAGTATCTTCTTCAGGAAGAGTATTTACAAGTAAATAAATAGTGGTATTGCGTTCTTTCTTATCAAGAAGCGCATGACTACATGTACGAACACCGCGTCCTAGAACCTGTTCCATCTTATTCAAGTGAAACCAGCTATCAAATACATAAATCTCGCGAACAAACTTCAAGTCAATACCTTCACTGGCTACCTGTGATCCTACAATCATTTTAATAATACTTCCATCTCTATTCGCATCTGAGCGTGCAGCCGCAACCATAGCAGCATTATTTGGAGAGAGTGTACTTTTACCTGTTAGCAAAATATACTTCGCAGGCTTGAAAATATGTCCCGCCCCTTTATGGGTTTCTTCTTTGCGATGACATTTAGCACATTGGCGACCACCAGGTGCTTGTATGCCATTCTTTAAAAGGCCACTGTCGCGGCCATACGCAGTATATCCATTTGCTTCTAACGCAAGAACAAGAGGAAGTGCGCCTGATTTAATGAAACGACTGTACACGAAGACAACTCCTCTTGTTCCTTGAACCGCATCAAGAATGAACTTTGCTTTGGGTGAAACACGGCCTAGGTTTTCTTTTATGATCCATGTGTTGTCTTCTTGTGCGAAATTAAAACCACCCTGTGTTGCGCGGAAACACCCATCAAATCCAGCATCACGTATACGCCCCTCAGGTTGTACACCTTCAACGGGATAGAGCCAGTTGCCACTCTGAACCATTGTATCAATGCTGCTTACAGATAAGTTCGCCAAATTAGAGATGCGCGCATATGCTTCGAGTGAATCACCCTCATAACTTACACGTACAAGTGGCAACTTCAGCACATTTGTAGTATCTCCTGTAGGATCACCTTTCGGATTAAACGCGGGCCAGGCTGTAAGTCTGGGAACCTCACTACCATTGTGAAGCTTGGTAGGAAGAAGACGAACTGGGAATGAGAGGGGATTTTCACCGCGCATAAAGCTGATGTAGGCTGCTGCTGCGTTTCCAAGCTTCTCCTCTCCTCCCTCTGCGAATTCACCAGTTGCTTTGAAGATTTCACTCTCAGTGAGTTCAAGGCGTTTATCATTCTTTAATAAGAGATTAAGTAGGAAGATAATCTCCCTGTAGTTATTATACATAGGTGTTGCGGTCATGAGCACTAGTTTCATGCCATGAACACTCTCTAGAAGTTCAGATAGAGCGGGTGCGAGTTTTTTACCAGCCGCCGCATCAGTAACTTCATCGTCACCGCCTGCTGTATCAATATTGTCATCAGATGTCTCACCGGGAACATCGCGTAAATTATGAGCTTCGTCAATAATTACTAGACGGCCCTCGAATTCTAAACGAAGAGCTTTCACCGTATTTGATCGATCTTCTGCTTTCACCTTTTCAATAAAACGTTGAAACTGAATATATCCCATGAATTCATATCGTGCGTTTATAAAGTCACGGACACGGCTTGCGATCACACCCTTCTCTCTCTCATATTCAGTACCTGTACGACGAAGATAATAATCACCAGTACAGCCTTTGAGTGTATTTGGTGTATTTTCATCTGACGCAAACTTTACAGCCTCTATATCAAAAATAGTTCTGCGAAAGTTGGGCTGAATATTTGGAGGAGCCACAATTAGAACTTTCTTATTTGGAAAGATGTGAAGATAGGATTCAGCAATTGAAATGGCTGCGCATGTTTTTCCTACGCCTACACCATGGTACAAGAGCGCTGAAAGATAAGGACATTGCGCAGATAAATAGCGGCTGACGAACCGCTGAACAGGGCTCAGTTCAAACTCAGCATTTGGATTACAGATAGTATCGGCCTTTTCTTTTAATTCCTTCAGTGACAATTGTTTATTTTCAGCAAATTCGAGTTTGTGAAAGAGTTTCTCGTGAAATCGTGGATCATCCAGATCAGGATAAAGACCATATTGACCCTCTATATAATCGGAGAAGGGTTGACCATTCATTGCTTGAAGTTCTTCAGCTGTACCGCCTCCAGATGTGCCGCCTCCACATTGATTATGTGTGAGTGACATTGCGACTGATGAAAATCTAGGAAAGAGAGGTGGATCGTGATAGAGTGTAAGATAATCATAGAGATCACGGGTTTTATTTATATCCCATAGATCACGAAGTTCTATTTCTGATAACCCCTGGTACTTCATCTACCGTATAATATCTAATTTAAGAAAGCTCAAAAAAGCTTCCTTAAATTAGAGATTTGACGGTAGAGTATTTATTTTAAGTCGTTAATCTCAGTGGGCAGAAGTTTCTCAGTAGACTACTCGTCTTTAATAAGATTTCGCGTTTTTCAACATTGTCAGATCGAATAACTCGCAGAGCCTCATCCAATGAATACCAACTAATGTTTCCAACCTCTCTTGACATATGCTCATTCGTACTATCCATTTCAATTGACTTCTGTGAATGAACAAATGCTATGAAATACTTGTGACAATAATGAATAGTGTTGCTTCCAAAGAATGATTCCTGAATAGGATTTAAATTCCGAATAGGACAGATATCTTTATCAGTCAGACCAGTCTCCTCTTTTACTTCTCTGAGTGCGCACTGAAAATCACTCTCACGATAATCACGCCGACCCTTAGGAAACCCCCACTCTGGTGTTTCCCATTTACAAGGAAGTGTAGCAAGTAATGTCTTTAATGAAATAGTTTCTCCTGTCTCTTCGTGAAGATATCCTAACCGCAATGTTTCGAGTTTAGTACGAGACATTTCTTTTTCTGATTTATATGATTGGCCCTGTTGATCGGTAGTAATTCCCCAAAGTCCACACCATAGTTCGTCAAATGGCATAGATAAGAGGCGCTCACGTTCAGTTTGAATAGTTCCAAGAAGCTGGCGGCGAATATAGTCTATATCTTGAAGTTTATATTTTCCTCTCATTATTTCCACAAATCCAAGACTATCTCTTCTCTGGATCAACAGATATTCGATGTTTGATTGAATAGTATCAAGCCCATTAATACTACTTGTATTTTGAAGAAGTGCTTGTGCTTGGTTCCATCCATCACGCACACGCACAAGGATCATTCCATAACTAGTTACTGGCGCAAAGCACTGACGAAATGAATGACCATTTTCTCCACAATTTGTACATAATTGTTTTTTATTTCCTGTAAACATACCCTACTAAACTGTAGCTTAATTGTTTAGACCTTTTTAAAATAAATCTTACGACGTTATAGAGATGTATAAGCCGAGAAAGTATTTTACTGGTTTATCAAAAACACAAAAGAAACAGAAACTGAAGGAAATGCGTCATTTTGGATCTTTATCATGGAAAAATCCGAAAGCGTACACTGGTTTTAAAACAGATGAAGTGGTTAAATCAAAACCATCAAATTATACAAGAAAGTGGAAGGCCATCTTTCCTAAGGCCTTATCTCTCAAGCAAAAATCAGAAGCGACAGGTGTACCTTTAAACTACATAAAAAAATCGTACAACAGAGGAATGGCTGCTTGGCGAACAGGTCATAGGCCCGGAGCTACAGAGCAACAATGGGGCTATGCGCGTGTTCATTCATTTTTATTGAAGGGAAAGACCTATAGAACAACAAATTCAGATCTAGCGAAAGCGGCGATTAAAGAGTCACCACCCGCTCGTCGTTGGTTTACCGGTGAGACTTAAAATTAACGAAGCTCAAAGAGCTTCATTAATTTTAAGATCCATCACCAAATTAGTCGTAGGACATTTATATAAAGTCACGACGTTACATCATTCGGTTAATAATGTCCGGCCATTATCTCTAATGATAGTAGGATATAGTGATGAAGTTAAAAATGCCGCCTGAAGTATGGGGTCCTCTTTTTTGGCATACAATCCATATTGTTGCGCTTGGATATTCTGAAAAGCCAAATTATTCACAGAAAAAAGCAGCAAAAGAGTTTTTTGAATCACTTATATTCTTGATACCATGTGATGTATGTAGAAAACATTATGCGCAACATCTTTCTATAAAACCAGTTGCGCAATATCTTGATCGTCGTCAGGATCTTCTTAAATGGACAATTGATCTTCACAATACAGTAAACGCATCGCTGAATAAGCCTCAGCTTCTTGAATCCGAAGTTATACAGTATTATAAACGTCTTGGTGCGAGAGGACGGACGCCTCTATGGAGTACATCTGATTTCGCAGAAGCAGACATGAAAGCTCGCATACAGGGAGTATTTGTAGGAGCAGGTGTAAGTGTTGTTGCGTGTATGTTACTCTGGTTTACGACAAAAAGTGAGGCTCTACGGTAATGTCGTTGGACATTTATTTTAACGAAACTAAAGTTTCGTTAAAATAAAGTCACGACGTTAATAAGATGAGTACCAGTGCGAATGTACAAAAATTATTAAGATTACGCGCAAGAGGAGTAGCTCCGCCCGCAGCTGTATCTCCAGCTGTAGCTGGATCCGCAGCTGGTTCCGCGACTACATCAACATTTAAATCTTCATCTGGAGATTCGCTTACAGGAGGTGTTATAACAACACTTTTCTATCTTAGTAGTTTTCTCTTTATTGTGTTTCTGATTTTAACATTCATTAATTTCACTATTTATCCTATCTTCAAACTATCTCCCTATGATAAGGGTTTCATATCAATGCCTGTAATTGATCCTGTTCAAACATCATGGTTGAAAGCACCTCCGAGACCAGGTGAAAAGGCGCTTGTTTCAACTCCACTCTCAACTGACTATACAATTTCATTTGATGTATTCGTAAATCCTGGATTTACTTCAGTCACGACACCCCATGTTGTTTTATACAGAGGCGATGCTGCTACAAGATTTAGCGCAACTCCATCTTTCTCTGATAATTTTCCTAATTCAAACTTGATTGTATATATTGATCCTATGACAAATGATATGAAAATCTTAGCAATGACTGATCGTAGCAGTAAGCGGTTTGCTACTGATGCGTGTACAACAAATGATCAATGTTATTCAAATTCATGTAGAAATAGTATATGTGCTGCTAGTAAAACAGGAGAACCTTGTGCTACTGATAAAGATTGTATATTAACAAATAAGTGCTCGGTGAATTCAACAGGTAACGCAGTATGTGTTGCGCCTATTGGTACTACTACACCGACTATAACTAGTTTAGCTGCGGATATTACTGCGAACTGTACTCCAGCGACAGCTGCTGCGATTGCTGCGGCTGCTACCACAGCAGGTATTATAAGTCCTGCTACAACTCCTCCTGTAACTTCTCCATCTCCTATTCTAAGTTATCCTGAGACAGTTGCTACACTAACAAATATACCTGTTGGATCTGTATTTAGACTAACTATTGTTTACATGTTATCACATGTTGAAGTCTATATAGATGGAAAACTCAGAGCTACTAAAATTCTGATAGGTAAACCTATTAAATCACTGAATGATTTCTGGCCGCCACCTGACAGTACTACAGTTGTACAGGTTGGATCTTTTAATTACTGGTCTAGAGTGTTACTAGCATCTGAAATACATGGACTTTTACCTGTCGCAGGTAACGATTTTTTTAGTAAAAAGACATAAAATGAAGCTCTTTGAGCTTCATTAAATTTAAGACTCACCGATAGAGATGAACTGGGTCTTGCCTAGTATAGCAATACTTACTGTAATTATAATTTTAATTATATATTTCTACCCTACTCTTTTTAATAAGTCAACTGCGATTGAATTTATAGGACCTGTTAATTTATCAACAGCGACAACAATTTTCAATACAGAGAGCGTCAAGTCATTTGAACAAAATAACTATGGAACACTCCAGGGATTTCTTAGTATAGTTCCTCTTCATCGTACACCTACGGCATTTACATGCGGAACAATTGGCAATCCTTCCTGTGAGACTGGGCGTTTTGACAACTGTACATGTGTAGATACAACATGTTCGAATTGTACACGCAATGGCTATTATCCTATTCTTCAAATTGGCGATACGCTTTCTTTGGAAATTCTTCCGGCCCCAGATGCTGGAAGACCAGGTCAGGCGATGGCTCAACTGGCGATTACTACACAAACAAATCTAAGTCCCAAGACAATAGAAATATTAAATCTTCCGCCGATCCCTACACAGAAATGGTTCATGATATCAATTGTAAAAGAGGGTCGTAGATTTTCTATATATTATAACAATGCGCTTGTTTTATCACAGAAAACACAGTATTATGTCTCATCATCGGTAGGTAGGAATGGTATTGTATGCGGTAATCCAGTCTTTAATGGCTCGGCCGCAAACTTTAATCTTACACAAACTGCGATGACTGGAATGGAAATTGCTGCTGCGTATACAAAATATAGTGATACTCGCGGTGTACCTTATGTAAGCATGAAGACAGATAAAAAATTAGATTTTACAATACCCTCTTTGTGCCCATCAGGAGGATGTCTTCAGACACCGACTATACGTCCTGCGCAACCATATTTAGAATGGGATACATCATACGCATAACGGTGAGACTTAAATTTAAGATCCATCACCAAATTAGTCGTTGGACGTTTATTTTAACGAAACTAAAGTTTCGTTAAAATAAAGTCACGACGTTAAATTTGAAGAGATTTCTATTTTAAGAGCATAATAAAGATGGAATGGTATGGAAATGAACATCTGAAGCCTGCTTATACAAAAAAACTTATGAAGAAATGGCAGGCGCCACCAGGTAATACGGCTGCGCATTATTATGATCTCTTTCCAGATCTATATCCAATATATCTACCTGATGATCATTATATTGTAAAATATAATGAAGAAAGGTATCCTAAAAATCGCAATTATAGTACATTCAAGTCGGCACCAAAAGAGGTTAAGTCAAAACACATTATCGAGTGGGAGGATGGCTACGGCCCTTGTACTGTATGTGACGAATGTGTAGCAGTAAAGAAACTAAACGATGATCTTACAGTCGATTATTATAAGAGATTGAAGGACTGGAGAGAGAATGGAACACCTATGTAACGTTAACTTTAAAATAAAGTCACGATGATATAGATGGAGACCTCTAGGAATTCAAATAACGCAGCAGTTATATCAGGATTTATAAATCTAATTGTAATTATCATAGCGTTTGTTATTTTGTATTACATGTTTCAGTGGTTATTTGGAACATCTACAATGAATAGTGTTGTACTTCAATCAACACAGCTTACCGCCAATCAGGGCCTTCGAACCTATAGAAATCAAGCCAAATTATATGAAGGTGGCGAGTATACAGTAAATCTATGGATGTATATCTCAGGTTGGTCTTATTTACAAGGCACGCGTAAGCACGTATTCGAGATTGGTGGTGATGATTTCGCCTCACTGCTTATCTCACTGGGTTCTTATAAGAACTCGCTAAGTGTTCGCGTTGATACGATTGATGCGTCCGGTTCATCTGTGAATACATCAGGTGGGCTCTCAAATGCTGACAAGAAGAATATTTTTACACCTCTATCACTTGACAATTCTCTTTCTGTAAGTGGCGCATGTGACATTGATACAATCGATCTACAGCGTTGGGTACAAGTAACAGTTGTCCTCAATGGCAATACATGTGATGTCTATATGGATGGTAAACTGGCTCGCTCATGTGTTCTTGCGAGTTATTTCAGAGTAGATACAAGCTCTCAGAGTGTACGTGTTCTCGATAGAGGTGGATTTGACGGATACCTCTCACAAGTATCAACATATAACTACTCTCTAAATCCCAGTTCAATCTACAACATGTATATGATGGGTCCGTCACCCCCTGGGCTTGATATTTGGGAATATCTTACAGGACTAGTAACATTCAAGAAGCCAACATCATAACGGCAATGATAACGTCGCGACTTTATTTAAGTCTCACCGGTATTAATATTAAAAATAACAAAGTTCAAAAAAAAAGCTTTGTTATTTTTAAGACTTAACGTCGTGACTTTATTTTAAAAATAAATGTCCTACGACTAATTTGGTGATGGATCTTTAATTTAACGAAGCTCTTCGAGCTTCGTTAAATTAAAGTCTCACCGTTACCAATAGATGGACCGGTCAAGCAGTCTTACAGATAAATCAACATTTGGTGAGATTATACTCGCAACTTTTATTGTTTTAGCTGTTTTTGTGACGTTTTTTTCAGCGCAAAGTCTTTACAGTGGAGCAAAAACAATCTCATCGAGATTTCAGACCTTGATGGATTATACAGCAGCTTCGCAAGATAAGGCTCTTGTTGTTCATCAAGACGCAAGCAGATATCCCGACGCAAAGACGCTTTTATTTTCAGAGAATGAGCCGACTGGAACTGAATTCGCATATTCCTTCTTCTTATATATAAATCCTAATACATTCAGTTCAGGAAATGACGTTCTTCACCATGTATGGCACAAAGGATATGGATGCGTCTGGCCTTTAATGGGTCCCGGTGTCTTCGTCAAGGGAGCTTCAAATGCTCTCCGAATTGTTATGAATACTTATAATAATCCTTATACATTTGTTGACATTCCGAATATTCCTATAAAGAAATGGGTTCATGTTGTCTTAAATTGTCACAAGGGTGGTCTTGAAATTCATATTAATGGAAATCTAGCAAATAAGATCCGTTTTGATACTACACTGCCCTACATGAATTTTGAGGATATTGTTATTTTCTCAAATGCGAATTTCAATCTTCCTTCAACGACACCCGCTCTAGCTGGACATACTCTTCAGGTAAATGGAACTTTCAATGGCTTTATGAGTGAATTTATCTATACCCGGTATGCGTTATCGTTTACAGAAATACAAAGTCTATTAAACGCGGGTCCTTCAAAGAAGATGAAGTCAGATACTATGGAATTACCTCCTTATCTTGCGGATACTTGGTGGACAACAACCTATACTTCTTAGAGATAACGCAGTGACTTTTATTAAAAATATGAAATCTCAAAGAGCTTCTATAAACTGCGGCCATGAATGATGTAAAGAGATAACTATCAAAACTAACAAGAGAATGACTGGTGGTGGTCTTATAAGTCTTGTGGCGTATGGATCTCAAAATGTATTACTGTCAGGAAATCCACAAATGACATACTTTTATAAAGCATTTCGTCGTTATAGTCACTTCGCAATTGAGAATATTACAACTGCGATGGATGGACCGAATGAGCTTTTCTATGATCAGACTATAAAACTACGAGCAAAAATACAACGCAGCGGCGATCTTCTTTCAGATATGTATTTCACATTTCGCATTCCTGATATCTTCAGTAAATATGTACAGCCCACTGCGCAGCGTAGTGCTCAATATCAGTTTCAATGGGTAAGATATCTTGGAGCTGCTATTATTAATAATGCGGCATTTTACGTAGGTGGTCAGAAAATACAAGAGTTTACTGGCACTTATTTAATGTCCAAAGCTGTCGTTGATTATGATATTGATACGTTTGAAAAATGGAGAGTATTAGTGGGCGATACAAATGAATTGTCGGATCCTTCGAAAGGAATATATGCGGGTGGAACAAATTCCACTGGATATCCCAGTGTATTTCCATCTGGACAGACAAATCGTCCCTCCATTTTTGGCCAGGATATTTTTGTTCCTCTGCCTTTCTGGTTTGCGGAAGCCACATCCCAAGCACTTCCGCTTGTTGGATTACAGTACCATGACTGTGAAGTACAACTTACGCTAAATCCTATTGAACAACTCTATACATATTTGGACGTGTCTGGATTTCGTGTATCTCCAAATTTCCGAATGAGTGCGCCGCTCTCTGATATTAGAATGAACATACCTGAATATGGATCTACAATTGATTTGAGCGGACAAATGCGAAATTTTCTAACAGATTTTGGTACAAGTATTCCTGCTATGAATACATGGTTTCTCAATCCACGAATCCAGTCAACTTATATCTATCTTCCAAAAGACGAACAGAAAATATTTGCGACAACGCCTCTATCCTATCTTATTTATCAAGTTACAGCCTATCCATTTCTTGGATTATATAATCGACAGTTGCTTGATTTAGAAACACACAATCCAATTACACGATTACTCTTTATAAATCAAAGATCCGATACTTTAGCGCGCAATGATTTTTCTAATTTTACAAACTGGTGGAATTTTCCTCATCCGCCTTATTCACCAACTCCTGGACAATCACCCATGAATATAAGTGCTTTTTCTTCTGGTCTACTTGTTCCTCAGGGACAAATGAGTATTCTTCGCAGTATTCGTGTTTTATGTGATGGAAATGAATTACAGGAAGAGAAGCCAGTTGAGTTTTTTACGAAGATCACGCCATTCAGATATGTTACAGGGTCTCCTAAGACATTAATTCCTATCTACAGTTTTGCTCTTCATAGCCCATCTACGCAGCCGTCAGGAAGTATAAATTCAAGCCGCATTCGCAATTTTCAGGTTGAAGTGGATGTGTATCCTCTTCCTGCCAATACAACATATACATATGATTTAACAATTTATGTAGAAAATATAAACTTTTTTGAAGTGGCGTCCGGTATGGGTGGAATAAAGTACGCTTTATAAAGTCGCGACGGTAAGTCGCAGGAAATAAAGTCGCGACGGTAAGAAGAGAGTGGATGACATCATCAACAACATCCTGGTGGGATAGTATTTCTTCTGGACTTAATACATTAAATCCTTTTGGAACACCCCCTACATATGCTCAGTTAGCAGAAGATGCTAAAAATTTGTCTAATGGAATGAGCGCATTTACTACATTTCAAGCAGACCTTTCAAATACATCTCGAGTTATTTCAACAAATACATGTGTTTCATCATTAACAGATTTATCAGGTAATTTCAGAACTTTAAATAATGATGCGACTACATTTATAACAACCCCGTCTAATTATACGTCTGCTAAGATTGTATCTGGTTTAGCTACTTTACAAGCACGCCTAACTGTTATTCAAAATACTATAAAAACAAGTTGTCCTGGTGTAAGTTTCACTGCGGCGGCGGCCTCAGTAAAAAAAGGTTCTACTGATACCTGCGCAGGTGCTGATTTATCTGGTAATCAAGTTACTCGAGAGTTGGTTGAAAGTGGTACGTTTTCATTAAAAAATATGTTTTCTGTTTCACGTGAAACAATACAAATATTATTGTTTTATATTATATTTATTGGTTTTGCTATTTGGGGTGGATCTACAGCAAGTAATGCGGCTATAAATAAATCACCTATTATGCGATTTTATTATTTTATATATGGTACTTTATTATTTCCTTTCTCGCTTGGTCTTGCTTACATGAGATATTCATCTAATACAAAACAATCTGATAATAAAGAATTATTACAGCCGTTATGTGAGCCTTTTAAATATTATGCTATTTTAGCTCCGTTAATCAATAGTAAAGATACGAAAAATATGTCAATTATATTTGGGTTCTTTTTTACTATTTTTTACCCTGTATTATATCCTTTTATATATACTTTACTAGATGATGATGAGTGTTATATAACACCTCTAGAAGTTCAAGCACGAAATACTGATATTTCGGCGCAAAAATCACTATCTTATGTAAAGGAAAAACAAGCCGCGGTTACTCGAGCTGCGGCTGCTGCTTCAACTGCTCCTACTCTTTCAGCCGCTCCAGCTGCTTCAACTGCTTCTTCAACTTCTACAACTGCTGCTCCACCTGCTGCTCCACCTGCTGCTTCAACTTCTACAACTGCTGCTCCACCTGCTACTGGCGGATATTACCAGTCTATAATAACCAAAAACGCAATGATGGCTTAATCAACTTTCACGTACTGTAGTAAGATGAGCGCGCCCCCAAAGAAGACTAATCTTGAAGTCAATTTCCCTTTTGTGTCGGTCATTACACCCACATATAATAGAAGACGGTTCATACCCAGTCTGATCAAGTGTTTTCTTAGCCAAACTTATCCTCAAGATCGCATGGAATGGATCATTTTAGATGATGGTAGTGATAAAATAGAAGATATTATTATGGCTCATAAGACTAAATTACCAACTGTACGATATATATATGAAAGTGAAAAGCAGACTATTGGCGCAAAGCGTAATAGATTGAATAAAGAAGCAAAGGGTGAGATTATTGTCGCAATGGACGACGATGATTTTTATTTTCCAGAGCGTGTATATGCGGTTGTAACTGCTTTTAAGCAAAAGCCTACTTTACAGTTAGCAGGAAGCTCTGAAATCTACATGTATTATTCTGATAATAAGCAAATCTATAAGCTCGGTCCTTATCACGCAAACCATGCGACAAATGGAACAATGGCATGGAAGCGATCTTATTCTGAGAGCCATTTATATGACGAAACAGTTACTCACGCAGAGGAGAAATCTTTTCTAGAAAATTACAGACATCCTATGATCCAGCTTCAGCCGATGAAGGTAATGCTTGTTATGAGCCACAGTGAGAATACATTTGATAAGAGGAAGATGCGCGATGAACCCAATCCGTTTGTAAAGAAGACAACAATGAAAATTCGTGATTTTATAAAAGATGGAGAGCTTCGTGAATTCTTCGCAAACGCGTAAAATAATGAATGGTCTAAACAGTGTACAGTTCTCTAGAGTAGATGATTGCGTCTTCATTCCATACTGAACAAAGTATTGTAGCATTGCGTATATTAAATCAAGCGTATCTGAATGAATTAACGACGGCTTCATCTAGAGTTGACACTGCGTCTATTCATCTGAAAGTTCCACTGCGTGCGCACCAAGCAGCTGCGGTTTACTCAATGATAGAGCAGGAAAAGAAGCTATCTACAGGAATGGATATTTCTGGACAAACAATGTATGGTTCATGGTCTATATTAGGAGATGGCGTTGGTGTTGGAAAAAGTCTATCAGTTTTAGCGCATATTGCGAATTTAAAATCAAGCACAGCGTTTTCTCCTAAAATGCCGCGTCTTACAATGCCATGTTCTCCTTATTTATACAGTATGGAAAAACAAACATATACTGATTTATCAGACTGTAATGCGTGTTTAATTATTGTTCCGCACACTCTTTATAGGCAGTGGTGTGGTTATATAAAAGATCAGACGAATTTGAAAACATTTTATATATCTACAAAGCGTAATTTGGAAGGTGCTGCGTTTTGGAATTCAGTCAACGATGCGGATGTTATTTTGATTTCTAATACTCTGTATAAAGAATTTAGTAATAAAACATATGATATAGTAAGATTTCGCCGTGTATATATGGACGAAGCAGACTCAATTCATATATCAGGATCACTGCCTCTTCCAAATACAAAATTCCTCTGGTTTATTACAGCGAGTTGGCCGAATTTACTTTATCCAGGAATTAATCTCTGGATCGGTTATAATTTATTACACACAACTGTATTCGCAGAAAATTCCATATTTCATAGAGATTTTTCAGAACAGTTTCGCTCAAATTATATGAGCCGCAATCCATATTATACATTTCGCTATCATGTCGTATCAACTCCTTTTTTACGACGTATTCTTCTTCCCAATCATCCTCTTCGTGGACATCTTATTATTCGATGTGGATCAGCATTTATTGCTGAATCAATCTCTTTACCACCTCTCTATCGCCATATAATACTTTGTCGCTCTTCGCTCTCTTATCAGCTGGTTTCAGGTGTAATTTCAGCTGAAGTGCGAAATCTACTTCATGCTGGAGATGTTCAATCTGCGCTCCAACTATTAGGCGTAGGTGCTGAAGAGACAACCAGTTTAGTAGACGCTGTCACTGATAATAGAATGAAAGCACTCAGACAGCTGAAGAAAGACTATGCGTACAAGGCTGAACGAGAGTATTCAACACCTCAGGCCAAGGAGGAAGCACTAACAGCATTAAAGCATAAAATAGATCATTTAGAAGAGCAGATACGGAGTATTAAAGAACGCATAGAGAATTTTAAACAGGAAATTTGCCCAATCTGTTTTGATGAGCCACAGGATGCTGTCTTAACGAAATGTTGCCAGCGGGTTTTTTGTGCTAATTGTATTCTTCAAAGTTTAGCGCGTAAACTGGATTGTCCTCTCTGTAGAAAAATAACAAATCCTACTGAATTGAAAAGGATCACAACGAATGTTATGGAAAAGCCAGTGGAAAAGCCAGTGGAAAACCAACCACTGCTGAAAAAGGAGGCGCTGATTAAACTGTTCCAGGATAATCCCACTGGAAAATTTCTCGTATTTAGTCGGTATGATAATCCTTTTCTTCAGATTACAGCTGAACTGGAGACTGTAGGTATTCATGGTGTCAGGGAAGTTAAGGGAACGAAGGATGTAATTCAGAACACGCTAAATATGTTTCAGCGTGGTGATCTTCGCTGCTTGCTGCTAAATAGCATTCACGCTGGAGCTGGCTTAACAATCACTGCGGCTACACACATTATTCTTCTTCACGCAATGGAGGTGGAAGAAGAGAAGCAAATTCTTGGACGCGCTTACCGTCTTGGACGGAAAGAGCCTCTGAATGTTTATAAATTAGTTCATGCTGATGAAATGGATGTGGCCGTATAACGTCGTGACTTTATTTTAACGAAACTTTAGTTTCGTTAAAATAAATGTCCTACGACTAATTTGGTGATGGATCTTAAATTTAACGAAGCTCTTTGAGCTTCGTTAAATTTAAGTCTCACCGGTAACGACGTACACGCCGTGTTTTATTAGTTCTTCTATCAACATTTTGTTCAATAAAAGAATTATGAATTACACAAGAAATCATAATAGATATAATTTCTTCTTTGTTTTCTATTGGATTATCAAGAAGAGATTTGAAGTGTTCGTTGGAATATAACAATTTTATATTATCTAATCCTAATACAAGTTGTAGTAACTGTGTATTATAACTTGCTACCGGAATTATTTTTCTTTTAAGAATATAGGTAAATCCAGGAATAGATTTAAGAATATTATATATGTGTCTTGCTTTATTTTTTAATAGGCTTATCATTAATCCATCTCCATCTAATAAAAGTTTATTAGGTTCAAGAAGCGATTCAAGCATTTCTTCTTTATTTTTTTTCAGGAAGTTTCCTTCAATCACTGTAGAAAGTGTTTTAGTGAAATCACTGTATTCAGTTGTACGTATTCTGCTTATTTCAAGTGGATCGAGCGGTTCCTTTCTTGAAATAGGAGTTCCTGTAAATTCATTTGACATTTATTTTCTTATTAACGTCGTGACTTTATTTTTAAAATAAATGTCCTGCGACTAATTGATCTTAAATTTATGCCAAACTATTATACAGTTTTTGTATCGAAATCGCTTCCAAGCGGCGAATTCGATCGGGTTTTATCCCGCCTCTAGAAAGTTCTGTATTTGCGTACATAGGAGACATGCGTACAGGCACTTTGTGTGTATCGGACAATTCACAGAGTAGTTTCCACGCATTAAACATCGCAGATTGCTTTGTAAGAACAGGTGTATATCTCATCTTATCCATATCAATCGGAGGACCAGTTGAGGGTGCTTCTTGTGTAAGACGCATACTAATATGCTTGAGCTTCAGTTTAAGACTGAGAGGAAGAATATTCCAGCACTGATAGAAAAAAGCCCAGAAGTCTCCCTGGTCTGAGGTGCGATAGGCTTCAAAGAGTGATAAGTAGAGTTCCCATGCTTCAGGTGTAGAGCCAAAGTGGGCCTCAATGCGTTCAGGGAGGTTTTCAAGACTGATTAGACTAGCGAGATTACCCTCATTGTTTTCAATATCCAGTTCGATGGCTGGATCGGAGTCCTGCCAGAGAGACCACCAGGCTACAGGTAAAACACCATCTGGGATAAGAATATCATCTTCTGCTTTTTCATATCCAGATAACTGGCGCTGAAGAGATCGCAGGTCCGTTGTCATTCCGTCTGGAATAGGTCTTCCCAGCCATTCTTCAAGTATTGATTTCTTAGCTCCATCAATTCGCAGAGTTAAGCAGTGTTTAGCAATCTGCTGTAAAGCACGAGTATCTAGTGTATTGCTAATAAGAATGAGAGGTCGGCCTTCAAGAGCTTCAGGTGATTTTAAATACGTGAGTAGTTCTTGTAGACCACCGCGTTCACCATTACTAAGACCATCAATCTCATCTAGAAGAATGCCAATACCACCCTTTTTGCCTGTTTCTACCATGTGAAGAATACCACCTTCACGAAGAAGAGGTACAATAACTTTACGAAAGGATGTACCACTGCGTGTATGGCTCGCATTAAACTCTAGAACTTTTAATGAACAAGCCTCGAACACACGGTGCGCAAGGGTTGTTTTTCCAACACCAGGTGAACCGAGTAAAAGAGCAGCGGGAACAGAACGTGTATGTATCCAATCTATTATCTGTTTTTCTAGATCTGGGTATAAGCAATGTGTCTCCCCTAACATCTTCATTTCTTCGAAGTGTTTTCTCTAAGCCGTAGTTTTCTTAGGAAATGGCGATGATCCTCCAATACATGTCGTTCCATCCCATACACCCTCCCAGGTTACTCCTGTTCTTTGAGCTTCAGCACACAATGAGTTTGTTCTGGTGGCGCCACTCTGATCCGTAAATAATGAGAAGGAATTGGCTGGAAGAGGTGATGTACCCTTAGTCCAAGTCTTTAGGATTGAAGATACACCGACAGTATCTACACAGTATGATTTGTTGGTAGTAGGATCAGTATAAAGTGAGAGGAAGTCCGGACATACATTTACTGAGGGTGGCCAGGGTCCAAATGTTGCGGTTGTTGTACCATCTGATCTAAACCATTGAACACCAAAATAGATTTCAATGATAAGTACTCCAATGAAATACAAGATAGCAGCTAGGGCGCGGCCACTTGAAAAGAGAACAAAGGCTCCACCTGAAAGGAGTACAAATGATAAGAAAATGTAAAAAAGGAATACGTACTCCATATCTATCGTGTGTTCTTAATTTTAATCAGACTTTTTGATTAAAATTAGGATTTTAAAAACTTAGAATTATTACTGTATCTACCGCCCCCACTTCGCAACCGGTGTCGGCGTCGCATCGCTTGACGCATCGAAGCCCGTCTCGATGTAGCCCGTGAGGTAACCCTGAAGAGAGTTCGCGTCAAGGGCCGGACCAGCTACGCCGAACGTAGAGGCGCTGTTGCGCGGGACAACCAGCTGGACCTTGCGGAACGTGCGGCCACCTGAGAGGTAGGTCTTGCCCTGATCCCTGAGGAGACCAAGACCCGCCGCCTTGATTGAGGACTGGTAAGGGCCTACAGCCGTCGTCGAAGCCCACGGCGCCGCCGTTAACCGCGCCGTTGTCGCATTCAGCTGGTAAATACGGTCAGTGCAGTCACCAATCGTGATGTAGAACTCATTGTCCATGGAGGTCGTGCGCATCTGAGCACCAACAGAAGTCATTTGTATATCTATAAAGAAGAAAAAAAACGCAAGGATCCGGATATCAAGTACCGTGGTATCTCTAATTTAACGAAGCTCAAAAAGCTTCGTTAAATTAGAGATATCACGGATTAATAGTCGTTTGACATTTATTTTAACGAAGCTAAAGCTTTGTTAAAATAAAGTCACGACGTTACCGGTAGATCTAAAAAATTCACGAGGATAATTATCTTTAGAATATAGAATGAGCAACGTACCCATTAGTTTACCTTTCACAAGTTTTTCTAAAGGATCCCAAAATGGTCGTGTAAACTTAACACCCGCCGCGAGTGCCGGTGGTTCAATTGACAGTTTTCCTGCGTATACACACCAGACGAAAGTTGAGAATAATTTTGAAGATGATATGTTACGGGGTAACTGGGAGTCAAACATACTCACCAAAGCATTCTTTTCTTCAAACAATATCAATACTATTCAAAATTCTATTCGGAAGGAGGTATTCAACCAGAGCAAGCCGAAGGGATATGTGATTGATGAACAAAGTGTAGATGAATTGAAGATCATTATGCGAGGTATGTATTACCAATATGCCCGGAACATGCCGAACAATATTGCTGAACAGGTGGATGATCTAAATAAGAAGGTCATTGATTGGTCTGTTCCTCATATTCTGTCCGCAGTTGATCATTATTATTTTTATCTGAATGATATCAGCCATCTGCCGGTACCTATGCAGCAGCCGCAGAGTATGAGCTCGGCAGGGTCGAAGTCACTGCCGTTGAACCCGTATATGTAAGGGTCGGCAGGGTCGAAGTCACTGCCGTTGAACCCGTATATGTAAGGGTCTTATGTAAAACTAAAATTGACGAAATGATCCATCCCTTGCCGGATAAGAAAATATGGATCAGTTTCCTCTGCTTGTAGAGAAGGAGGAGAAGGTTAATTTTGTCTATGACTTTCTCATCGATAGTACTCATACTATGCTCGTTATCGTAGATGGTCAGGGTGGTGGTAGTGGAAAGACTATGGCCGTGGATGAAGCGATTTGTCTTTTGGAGAAGAAATATGGATCCTCTATCTTTCAGTCTTTTAAGGCTCATCATTTCGCTGATGATCAGAAGTTTGCGTTCTATAATACTGTAACAGGACAACTAAAGATTATCTCATATGTAACTGTTTGGAATGATGCTTGGAATTATGTCATACGCGACTGGGAAGCTAAGGTAGCTGTATTCAAGTATGATGGGGATGAGCGTCTAACATCCTATATATGTAAGGCGCACGTCTTTACCGCAAACTATGGGCCTACCGGTGAGACTTAAATTTAACGAAGCTCGAAGAGCTTCGTTAAATTTAAGATCCATCACCAAATTAGTCGTATGACATTTATTTTAACGAAACTTTAGTTTCGTTAAAATAAAGTCACGACGTTACTTGTCTGGCTGACTGTGGTGTTCGAATGCGAACAACATAAAGCCTTATAACAAATTGAAGTTAGGGTGAGGCGGCGTTCAAAAATTGACGCGCCACGCACCGCTAAGAAGTTTTGTCGCGGCGGCGACACAGTGGTCCATTAGTCTAGTGGTCAGGACAGGAGGCTTTGATTTAAAGTAGAAACCTCTTAACCTCGGTTCGATCCCGAGATGGACCTACAACACCCCTGTAGCGCAGTGGATAACGCGTCCGCCTTCTACCGTTAGGTTAGCCTGATAGGTCAGCGGAAGATCGTGAGTTCGACCCTCACCTGGGGTATTTAACAAATAAGGATACATACAGCAAAAAATACTATTATTAATCGTATCCTGTTAAAGCTTTGCCTTCGTAGCTCAGTTGGTTAGAGCAATCGCTTTGTAAGCGATAGGTCCGGTGTTCGATTCACCGCGGAGGCATATAGTTTGTCGGTATCTTATAAACCGTCATACCGCTCGCATAGCTCAGTCGGTAGTAGCGTGGTCCTTATATCGTTAATGGTATACAAGAGAGGCCGAGGTCGCGGGTTCAATCCCCGCTGCGAGTATTTTTTATGAGGTCAATATTTGGTCTGATAAGAATTTCCATATAAATCCTCCAGCTCTTTTATATTTTGGATTTCCATTACATACTTTTGATATAGTTTGACGATTAATTTTATTTTTATCTCCTGCATCAACTGTGCTGTCATATTCTTCTAATAAATTATTATTATCATCATATTTTCCAACACGTTTTCTATTTACTGATATATGTCCAATAATAAAATTAGTTTTATCATTTATATAATCATCAAATGTTCCATTTTTTCTTCGCTCTTCCCATACCTTATTCATACTTTCAGCTAATTTAGTCTTTCTATCTTCATTAATTGTTTTTCCATAATTTGGATTCTTTTTGCCTATCATACCAATACTTAGTTTTTTTCTTTCATCTGTTGAAACTATTCTTCCAAAATTAGGATTATTAATTCCTCTCATTTTATCTGCGCGTAGTTTTATTGATTCAGGATGTTGCTTTGAATTTTTCCCACCCTCTCGTAAATTATAACCATTTGGTACAAGTGTATTAAACTTTTTAATATACTCTTCTTCATATAGATTACAATCTTCATCAAAACATATACAAATTATCTGAAACTTGAAGGATTCTATTCCATATTTATTATAAGCCGCTAACAAATATCTACCGATTGAATTATGATCACACTTTTTATGTTGCTTCCAGCGTGTCTCCACATTTTTACAAAGTGTCTGCCCCACATATTGTTTCTTAGTTATAGTATTTGTTATAAGATAAATATAGCCCATACTACCTATTTAGTACTTATAGTTTAAAGCCGCTCTTATACTCTAACTTAGAAATTGACGACGCCGCCAAAAATTGACGCGCCATTTTCCCATATCTAGATTGTGCAAGGATACATACAGCAACTATAATAATTTACCTAATTAAAGTTGTATCCTGATAACACAAAAAACAGGTTTGTCCGAGTGGTTAAGGAGGCAGGCTTAAGATCTGCTGGAGCAATCCGCGTGGGTTCAATCCCCACAGCCTGTATAAACTTTGGCAGAAGTATAAACTGCTATTCACCGATATAGTCTAGTGGTTAGGATAGGGCTCTTTCACAGCCTTGACTCGGGTTCGATTCCCGGTATCGGTATTAAGTTTGGTGCTTCTTTCCAAAAAGCACCTGGTGATCGCCCAGCGACTAAAGTTTGATACTTCTTTCTAAAAAGTATCTGGCGCCCGAGCCGCACCTCTAATGCTTCATACAGCAAAAACCATAATAGCTAATTATTTCATGAAGCATGTTAAAACGCTTATAGTTCAGTGGTAGAATAACGGACTTCCATTCCGTTGACGCGGGTCCGATTCCCGCTGAGCGTAAATGTCCCACGACTAATCCATAAAATAGTTTGGTACTTCTATTCAAAAAGTACCTGGTGGAGGAAAGATATTCAACCGTGTTAGCTCAGTTGGTAGAGCATGGGGCTTTTAATCCTAGGGTCACGGGTTCGAGCCCCGTACGCGGTATACTTTATAATTTTTTTACGATATCAATAGTTGATTTCATAAAAAATTATATATATTAAATAGATGGCAATACCAGTTAATTTTAATGATATTGGTATAAATCTAAAATTATATCCTACTGATGCTGAATATAATGATCAAGTAGCAATTGCGAATGATATGTTTATAAAGACAATAAATAAACCAAATAATATACTTCCAAAGAATTACTCTAAAGACACTATTATGTCTTATGATATAGATATATCAAATTTACAAATAGCAAAAGTCACGCTAACAAATGAAACAACCTATAATTTTTTAGCACATAGAGGTGATAACCCTAGTTTTCTGCTTATAAATAATCAAACATATTATATAACTAGAAATACAATAAAACCTGGCGTAAATGCTATTGTAAATGAAGTAATTAATCAAGCTGGTACAATACATTATATTTTAAAAACATCTATTGCTAAAGTAGATAATTCTGATACTACATATGAAATCGCAATTAAAGAAGCTATGATTAATCATACTCTCTGGACACATGATAATACCTGTACAAATAAGATAATTTGTGTTGCTTCAATGAAAAAAGATAATAATTTTTTTATTTTTGTAGTTCAAGAGAAATTAGATCAAACATTAATGAGTCTTACTGTAGCTCCTAAACCTGAAGAGAAAATTCTACTACAATATAAAGTATTATTAGTATTAAATGAAATTATTACTATATTAAAATCATTATGGGAACCTGGTACACTAGAATTTAATCACTGTGATTTAAAACCAGATAATATTATGATTCATAACAAAAAGTTTAAATTAATAGATTTTGGACTTTCTAATTTAAAAAATCACAAATATATTTGTCAAACACCTGAATATCATGATTATAATGGTAATAGAAATGCTAGTAAAGATTTATCAGCTCTTATTTGGTATATATTTAACCATTGTAATATTGTATTTGATAATAAAGTTAAAGAATTTTTTGAAAATTGTTTAATAATAGATAAAATAATAGATAATATTAATCTTAATCTTAATGCGGATAAAGCAAATTGGGGTAAGCTATTAATGAATGTAAATAAAAACTATAATAATAAAACAGATATTACTACTTTTATATTACCACAAGACGCATTAATAGAAGCAACTGCTATAATGTCAGGAATAGAAGGAGGTAATCGTATAAAAAGAATAACACGACGTACCAATAAAAAATTGAGTAAAAAATTAACTAAAAAGGATAGGAAAAGAAAAATGAAAGGTGGAAAAGCAGTGCTAGCAGTTAGAAATAATTTTGGTACTGGACGCATATCAAACTACGCGAACAACCTCCGCAAAACCACCAGATCAAGCTCCGCAACCAGATCAAATAAACTTCTTCAGCCTACTATAGATCCAGATACAGCTGATTATTTATCTACCTATTCAGTTGAGCATCTCTTAACATATTTACGATTTAACAATATTGTAACTGAGCCAGATGATCTAGTACAGTATCTAAATGGTGAGCTAACCTATCCTGGTATTGAACGAACTCCTAACTCAGATATCCATGAAAAGAAAGATAAGGAGCAGATGATCGACCTTTTCCTTGGAGAGGCAAAGCCAAATGACGCTTGCCGCCTTCTTCGTGTCCTCTTACAATTTCCTATTTATGATAACGACATGACGTATTATAAGAATTATATATCTGAATTTAAGAGCATAACGGATACTCGTATTAAAAATAGTTATCTAAATCTAACATTTCCTTCCGATAAAGATCAAATCTTCTAACGTCGTGACTTTATTTTAACGAAACTAAAGTTTCGTTAAAATAAATGTCATACGACTAATTTGGTGATGGATCTTAAATTTAACGAAGCTCTTTGAGCTTCGTTAAATTTAAGTCTCACCGGTAAGAAGCAGCCAGCTTCTTCACGATCTTAATCCCCTTCTTTTTTGCTGGCGCGGCCCCTCCATTAGCCAGCGCATACTCCCTCTCCTCCCGCATCTTCGTCCAGCTCGTCTCAAACTCACCCAGATCCCGCAGCCACATCTGAGAAGACGTTGTAGCCTCCAGCTCAGCAACCGCAGCCCGAGCCTTCGTAACAAGTACTTCAGCATCCGCAACAGCAGACGCCTTCACCCTATCCATACGAAGACGAAGCAGATAGTCATAACTATCTACATTGTCTACGTCCTTCACCCCAGACAGAGCAGGTAGCTTATGCGTCTTCATCGCAGCAACAATCCCCTCATCGCTCGCGCGCCGCAGCTCCATTGTCCCCTCTAGAACAGCCTTAATGAACCGCGCCTTCGCATCGGCCTCCACAGCCTCAGCCCGCAGACGCTCCATCTCACACTGCCGCCGCTCCTCATACTTCGCAAGACGAGGTCCAAAGAACCCCTCCAACATCTCTCCAACACAGCCATAGCGCACAATCTTGGACTCCGTATTGAAGCAGACCATATTGCTCGTGCGCCATGTGGTTGTCAGACGGAACCGCTTCTCGAACTCATTAGGGTTCCTCTTTACCTCCTCATAGTAATAAGGATCCAGATAAAGGTCAAAGCGAACATCCACGTGGTTATAGAGATCATCATAATTCACCAGCGCAGGCTTTCCATCCTCCAGCTTTCCATTCTCCATATCCTTGTTGGTACACATCTCATCCAAGAAGGCCTTGTAGTCATTCGTCCAGGTTCCAACAGGAAGCTCCGTGATCACAACCGTCTTCTTCTCATCATCAAAGCGATAGAGACCGCGCGTCTGCCATACGCCATCTGAGAGCATTGTCATGCGGCCGCGAAAGCCGAGCCACCAAGGCTGAAGAGCAAGATTTGCGAGGGAGTCGCGACGTCCCTCCAGCCGATCACGCAGCAGAGCGATGATATCACTCGGATTGAATGGAGGAATGTCGGTGCTGAAACCAGTGCCAATACCCACACAGCCATTCACAAGAACCATGGGAATAACAGGCCAGTAGCAGTCAGGCTCAATGGATAGACCATCATCGTCGAGATGCTTCAGAATACCCATATCCTCCTTACGAAAGATAGTCCCAACAATCGGCTCAAGATGGGTGTGAATATACCTCGCCGATGCCGCATCCTTTCCACCCATAAGACGAGAGCCAAACTGTCCAACAGGCGCGAGCAGATTAATATTGTTCGCGCCCATGAACGTCTGTGCCATACTGGTAATTGCGCCAGTAAGAGAGGCCTCACCGTGGTGATAAGCCGCATGCTCTGAGACATAACCCGCCAACTGTGCTACACGGATCTCTGTGATGAGACCGCGCTTCAGACAGCCAAAGAGGATCTTACGCTGCGAGGGCTTGAGACCATCAATCAGATGCGGCAATGAGCGGATATTATCCGCATTGCTGAAGTGAATGAGTTCATCATGGATGAAGCGCGAGAAGTCCACTGCGCCACCTGTGCCAACCGTCAGAAGACGCTGAGGATCATACCCAGCCAGCCACTTCTTACGATCATCCGCACGCTTCTTACTGAATGCGAGTGATAGGCTCTCATCGGTAGCAACATCCCACTGGTACTTGATCTCGTGAAGAGTACGAAACCACTCCTGCGCCTCCTCAGGTGTACTCGTGCCTAGTCCCTTATAGTACTTCAGGGTCCAGCCACGCGTATCACCCGCAGCACGCCAGCTATCAAACTCTCCCTGAGAGAAGAAACTGCGCACGTCACCACGACGAGTAGCCTTCAAGAGCGGGGTCATCAGAGAACAGACAAATCCACTCTTAAGAAGAGACGGCCACTCTGCGTGAAAGAGGTTCATAAGAAGACCCTTAATGTGAGATCCATCCAAGTCCTGATCAGCCATAACCATGACACGACCATAACGAAGAGCCTTGAGATCCTTGTAGACCTTGCCTTGCTCTAGACCTAGGATCTTCTTGATAGCAGTCAACTCCTCGTTCTTACTGAACTTGTCAGCGCTGACATCGCGGACGTTGAGCATCTTACCCTTGAGAGGAAAGACGCCCCACGCCTCACGGCCAACAACCTTGAGACCTGTGATGGCGCTCGTAGCAGCTGAATCTCCCTCTGTCAAGATAAGAGTACACTCAGTCGACTTACTAGAGCCTGCCCAGAGCGCATCGACGAGCTTTGGCATTCCACGCAGCGTTGTCCGCTTCTTGCCGTCAGTCTTCTTAGCCTCACGGACCGCCTTCGCATCGAGAATGCTCTGAGCCTCCTCGAGAAGACCAATCTTGACTAGCCCTTCTACCATCTTACCGCCCGACTTGAAGACACTGCCAAACTTCGTTGCGGGCGTCGTCAGACACTCTTTCGTCTGCGAGTCAAAGGCTGGATTTACAATGGTCGAGTTTACGAAGAACATGACGCTATCCTTCAACTGAGCAACCTTAATCTCCAGCTTCTTCTTCTTTGCGGCCAGCTCACAGAAGTCGCCGAGAACGTGCTTGAGAACAGTGTCTACGTGCTTACCACCCTTCTTGGTATTCACAGCGTTGACGAAACTCACATGCTTCTCCTCCGCCGCGTTATCAATGTCGTCGAACAGGCTACGCGTAAGAACCGCAGCAACTTCCCAGCGATCAGAGCAGCGCTCATGAGCGAGGATTGCGTTATCCTTGACGAAGAGACGAACGAACTTCTCGAATGTATTGGTCGCAACTGTCTCGCCATTCCAGCTGACTTTGACATCCTTTCCAGCAAGGGCTGCGAGCTCCAAACAGCGAGTGTGAAGAACATGTGTCATCTCATCCACATTCAGACCTACAAAACGTGCGAGATCAGGCTGGTAGGTGATACGAACAAATCCCTTTGCTGCATCCTTCTTCAGCAAGGCCTTGTCACAGACCAGCATGTGATTGCGCCATGTCTGAGAGTACTTGAGGCCGTGCTTAGGAGAGCGGGTCTCTACAGTAAAGACGTGAGAGAAGATATTGGTAAGCTTGGCGCCATATCCATTCTTACCACCTACAATCTTCTCCTCCTCCTTATTGTAATTACCGGACGTTAGAAGGTGACCAAAGATCATCTCTGGAACATAGACATTCTCCGTGGGGTGTAGCTCAATAGGAATACCATCTCCATCATTCTCAACGCAGATAGTAACGACGTCTCCGATATTCTTTACACTGACCTCAATGTGCTTGATAGGTGTCTTGCCAGCCTCTCCACTACGAACGAGAGCATCCCGCGCATTCACAATAATCTCATCAAAGAGCTTATAGAAGCCAGGATTGAAGGCGCAGTGGCGATAGACCATCTTACCCTTCTCCGTGTCAAAGACCCAGCGCATCTCATCATGGGTCTCTACGGATCCGATATACGTATCAGGCAGCTCAAGAATGTGCTCCCTGTGAGTGTGCTTCTTATAAGCATCAGCGGTAGACATTTTTTTATACCAAGGGAGGGGGTCATGCGTTGTTCAAATTTGAAGTGTTACCGGTGAGACTTCAAATAAAGTCACGACATTAGAGGGTTCATGCTATGTCAAAAATGTATAGTTTATATAAGTGACACTTTACAACATCCACCACATCCATCATCACAGAATTCATCACGGTTCAAGCCAAAACGGCTAGCAGTCTGTCTTGAAACTATTAGCTATCTTCTTACACGGCATATTGAGAAATCACGCCCTGATCTCTTTGATTGGTTAAATATGATGGAAATGGTTAATTGTGGTGTTCTTAATCAGGGCGCATCACGTGATTATAGAATGTATCAGATATTGACAATTGAACCATCTGATATTCATTCTATTATACTTATTCTTCTTGAAAATAGTATTTTAGCAAAGTGTCAAGATAAATTTATGTATGAGGAGTGGTTCGCAGAAAAGGCCATGTCTATTATAAGTACAGTTCGCCAAATTCATCTTGAACATTCAGGGACTGTTTGGCAGAAACAACAAAAATTGGATGATGATGATCCTTATCGATAAGTCAATTCTTAACAAGCATCAATATCTTATCATTATCCCATCCGAATGAATTTTTATTGGTATGTTCCATTTCAAAAAACCCATAAAAGGCGAGTTCACTTAGATAGGGTTTAATAATATCCATATAGACTGAATTATCTATATTTCTAAAGATATCTTCAATAAGAAAAATTCCACCAGGCTTCAGAAATGGGAGTACTTCTCCAACAATCTTCCGCTGATGATCAACATTATGGGACGAGTCATCTAAGATAATATCGAAATTTCCACCAGCCTTCTCAAACCCTTCGCGAATACTCTGGGAATTATCCACATCCATGTTATAAAACTTCGTATTTGGTATACGCATATTACTAGAATTTGTTAGAAAATTATCATCTCTGTCAAAAAAGATAAGTTCAGCAGAAGACGAGAAAAAGTGCGACCACATGACTACACTTGCGCCACCAGCCACACCAATTTCAACAAAACGTGTGGCTTTATTCTTATATGGCGCCAAGATCATGGAATAGAATGCGGTGTAAGGATGACGATGGCCGACGGGGTTAAATGGGCTCTTATCGGTTCTACAGGTTGCGCCAACAATACAAAGATTTGTAGTTGCTCTTGATGATTCTACTATGAAAGTTGGAATTGACATCTACAGTGGTTCATTTCTCTTTTTTTAAACCCTAACTTTATATAGATGACGCCGCCTAGAAAAACTCGTTCTAGAACAAGATCTTTATCTCCTACGCTAGCGCAGCGCCAATTAAATTACACCGAATTTCCTGAAACAACATTTGTAAGTAGCAGTAGCAGCAACATCGGCAAACTTCGCCTTGATAGAGAGATGCTTGTTCTTGAATTAGAACACATATTCCCCAACTTTCATTTCTTATCGAATGGTCGTCTTATGGATCGCAATAATCAACTCAAAGACTATGGAATGACTATTACTTTACAGCCTAAGATGGTTTCAGGATGGCGGGGTGGAAAGCGCGCAAATAAAACGAAAAGAAAGTCACGATATTAGAAATGGGGCTTGATGATGCTAAGCAATGTCCTTGGTGTACCCGATGGTGCTTGAAGGATGCGGCTTGCGCGTATGTATTTGCGTGTGGTCTTGAAACAAGCGGCACATATCATATTGGCAAGGGATGTGGTAAAACATGGTGTTGGACATGTGGAAAGAAATATTGTGGACAATATCATGACCCGGTAACAGGGGAACGCTTATCTACGGCAAAAGATAGCCATGATGCTACGTGTTGTACAAAAGAAGATGGTTTCAAGCAAGATGAGTATTGTCCTGGTGGACATTCGGGTCATTGTTCTCAGCGGTGGTAATTATATAACGTCGTAGGACATTTATTTTAACGAAGCTCGAAGAGCTTCGTTAAATTAAAGTCTCACCGTTAATGTAAAAGTAAGGATGGGATTAACCAAAACGCGTAAACTTAAAAAAACAAGAGGTGGATTTTACCCTTCTTTAATGGGTGGTTTATTAACAACAGGTCCCTTTTTTTTCACCCCTGCTCTAGCACAGGGGGTAAGACTTTTGCGTAATAATACGGCTAGAATGAAGTCTAGGCGCAAGAAGGCTAGAAAAAATCGCAAGAGATTATAGAATGACACGTGGATCGCATACAGTACGTTTTTCTAGAAGACATAGAAATTACACCACGACAGCTCAAATAAATAGAAATAGAAATAGAACAAGAAGACTAAAGCAAACACCGTATAGAGCTACTGGAAATAGTTCTAGTGAAAGATTAGCTAAAAACTTATTACCGCAAATAAACAAAGCAGCATCAGCACCAAGAGCAACACGTAGAACCACACTCGCACTTGCGAAGATCGCGCGTAATATAAATCAACAGACCAGAGCGAGAACAGCAGCAGCTGAAAGAGCTGCTACTGCGCCTGCTAGAGAAGCAGCAAGGGCTAGAACTGCGGAAAGAAAAACTGCTAAAAGAGAAGCTGCTGCTGCTAAAAGAGCTGCGAAAAAAGCAGCTGCGCTTGAAGCATTCCAACGTAAGAAGAGAGCTGACGCTGAGGCGGCTGCGGCTGCTGCGGCTGTAAAAGAGGAGGAATATATGAATGACTTTCACAGAAGATCAGAAGAAACACAACGTGAGAAAATTGCGGCGGCTATGGCTAGACGAGCTGCGGAGGCTGATGCTGCTGCTCGTGCTGCGCTCGAAGAAGTAGATAAAGATGATCTAGCAGATTTGTCAGCTGCTTTTGCGCGGATGTGAAAGTAAAAACGTTAACGTCGCGACTTTATATAAATGTCCTGCGACTAATTTGGTGATGGATCTTAAATTTAACGAAGCTCATAGAGCTTCGTTAAATTTAAGTCTCACCGGTAACGTCGTGACTTTATTTTAACGAAACTTTAGTTTCGTTAAAATAAATGTCCAACGACTATTAATCCGTGATATCTCTAATTTAACGAAGCTTTTTGAGCTTCGTTAAATTAGAGATACCACGGTAATCGGAGGATACCTGCCACCCGTTCCAAACGCACCTATAAACCCCTAAAAAATACGCGCAAAGCCTAAAGATTGGAAAGGGAAACAACAGTAGGAAAATGTCAATGACACCCCGAGCGAACCAAAATGGCAATCTCTTCGAAATTAAGACTGTCCAAAGCGGTGCTTTCCGGACCTTAATCGAGGCTCTAAAAGAGATCTTAACTGAGGCCAATCTCGAGTTCGACAGCCAGGGTATCAAGATCATGGCCGTTGATGAAACCCACACTGTACTGGTCTATCTTCGTCTTCACAGTGATCGTTTTGAGAACTATTTCTGCCCTGCTAAGCATGTTCTAGGCGTGAACATGATCTACCTCTTCAAGCTGATCAAGACAATGGGTAATAACGATTCGCTCACCTTGTATTTGCCTGCGTCCAATCCGAATAAGCTGGGTATTCGCATGGAAAATTCTGAGAAGTCGACGACAACAAACTACTTTCTTAAGTTATTCGACACGGATGTCGAAGATATCCAGATCCCGTCGCTCAACTTCACCAGCATTATCCACATGCCCTCAGTTGATTTACAGAAGATCTGCCGTGACATGAATGCGCTCGGTGAGAAGCTCGATGTTGAGATCACGAGTTCAGGCACTGATCTGATTTTCCGCTGTATGGGTGATTTCGCAGAGCAGGAGACCATTATCAGTGAAAATAGCAGTAGTATGAAAGTTCACAAGGCGAGTGGAGCTGTGAATGAAATTGTCCAGGGTATTTTCCAACTGAAACACTTAGTTCTCTTTACGAAGTGTACAAGTCTGTGTCCTTCCATCGAGCTCTATCTAAAAAATGATTTTCCTCTCATTCTGCGCTATACTGTAGCGAACCTGGGAGAGATCAAGTTAGTTCTTGCGCCGATGAAGAATAAGGCGTAATGTCGTAACGTCGTAACGTCGTAACATCGTAACTTTATCTCAAATTTAAAAAGACATTTTATATTAAATGAGTAGTGCTTCTGATTTAATAGATATACGGAGGGCTAGAGCATTAGTCAGTAGATGTCCAGGACCTCAAGGACCTGCTGGACCTCAAGGACCTCAAGGACCTCAAGGACCTACTGGTAATATTCTAACTGTAGATGCTGTATATGGTAACGACACAACTGCAGCGGCAAGCCCATTTACCGAGTCGTTTTTAACAATTAGTGCGGCTCTCGCATTAGCTACATCTGGCCAACTTGTATTCCTTCGTCCTGGCGTTTATCAAGGCCCTATTACAATTCCTCAAGGAGTTGCAATACGAGGTGCCTCTACACAGGTAGTTAGTATTAGTGCTCTCGGCGTTGTAGCAGCTACAACTCTTGTTACGATGGGAATACAAACTCGTTTGGAAGATGTCACGCTCAATCTTAGCTCTGCCGCCAATGTTGACCTTATTGGTGTGGATTTTCCATCAGGAACACCTCAGACTGCTAAGATGAGAACTATGGTTGTGAATGTGACATCAACTGCAACTGGATCCTGTAATGTAACAGGTATTCGTTCTGCTGGAACATCAAGTACCATTACTTCCTCTGCATATGCGATTCGTGCATCAACAATTAATGTATATCCAAATGGAACAGGTATTAATAGAGGTATCCTTGTATCGGGAGCGAATCGGTTTGCAATTCGTGATGTTAACGTATTTATAAATGGTGATGGAGCGAATAACGTAGGAGTAGAGACAACACATGCGAGTGCTATTTGTGAACTAAAGGTATCAACAATCACTAGTATTACAACAAATGTTGACCAAACGCAGCACCATGATATCAATAGATCATTGGGAACTTTAACTTTAACAGGTACTGATCTTTATCACAATGATGCAAATGGAAATTCCTTCACAACAACAGAAGAGCCGGCGAATATCTTCTTTGGAATGATTGGAAATCCAGGAGATACACGGCGATATTATTTGGTTCCAGGAGTTGTTCCTATCGGAAGTATTAGTAATACTCCTAGTGAAAATGCATGGGTACCTGGAAATGTCTTTCCAATTCCTTGGAATCAGCCTGTAATTGTCTTTACATTCACTATTAGTTTTACTGGGACAATTCCAACTGGCGGAACAATGAACTTTAATATTCATAAGGGTCTTGCGGGAGCAATTCCAGCTGAAACACCCGTTCTTACAATTCAGTTGAGCCCATCTCAAAAGACAAATACCATAACAACACAGTCAGTTGTATTTTCTTCGTCTGATACAATAGCATGTACACTGGTAACGAATGGAAACCCAGGAACTGGCACATTTGTAGGGATTGTTGGAACATATTAAAAATTAATGATATGCTCCCCACTTGATAAGATGCCTCCATTAACGTCAAACCAAAATCTCATGGGTCGGCTCAACGATCTTGAAAGCAAGTGTCTGCTCAGGATTACCACCGCGATGGTAAGAATTAATTCCAAGAACAATCTCCCCCTCATCAGTAGGCGGATCATCAATTTGAAGTCTTACTTCCTTCTGATGATGCGAATGACCACAAATCCACGCACGAACTGGCCAGCAAATCATTTCATCCAGGTCAGCTGTAAATCCAGCAGCATTCTTGTGATTACTAAAACGTTCATGCGTAAGAAGCTTTGTGGGCATATGGTGAGTAATAACAACAGTATTTGTTTGTAGAGCATCAGCATTATAGAGGGCTGAATTTAGCCAATTAACTGCTTCCCTATGAAGCGAAATATTTGTCTTCTTTGTCCAGAGAGTTGTTCCACAGAAATTCACACGGTGCTGGCGCAGATATACAGATCTATTATGAAGGAAATGAACATTTGACCACTGAGAACAAATATCGTTACATAGATCAAATTGTGACATATGATTACGCTCTAGCTCATGATTTCCAGGAACTACAATTACATCATCCCAATTTCTCTTACAGTACTCAATAAAGTTTGAATAAAGAGGCTTATCAGGATGCCCAATATCTCCAGCAAGTGCGAGAGTACCCGTAACAGGACGTACAATCTTATTAAACATAGGACGCAAGGACATCCTCTCTAGATGAATATCACTAATATACTGAATACGAAACATTTTTGTACATTGTATGCGCAAAAATGTTCTTTAATTTTTTAACTTCATGACGGATTAATAGTCGTTTGACATTTATATAAAGTCACGACGTTACATCTTCTTCTCCACATGCGGAGTATAGAGAATATCAGCATGAGTTACACCCTTATCTAAGCAATGAATACCTGTATTTCTATTAAAAGCCTCAGCATCCTTATTCCAGATCTTAATTACATAGAACCCAATCCTCTGTGAAGGACCAACTCCAAGGATCTTAGGGCTAATACTTACACCAACATATGAATCGGCAGGATTTACAGCGGCCACATTCATCATTGTTCCAAGAACATACTTCTTATAAAGCTCGATCCCCACATCATGTCCTCCGCGCACACTATAGCTTCCGCCGCGAATATTATGGTAATTTTCCCATAGAGGGGGAAGAGGATCCTTCATCCAGAAATACATACCACCCTTGATCTTTTCATCCAGTTCCTTAAAGACTGAAAGAACGTCTCCAATAGTTATAACTGTGGCTATCTTCTGAAACGTCTCAATAGTCCATCTTTTTTCTCTGAGTGAGTGGAAATACAACGTCCACGCACCCGAAGGAATACTCTGTGTCAAGTCCATGCTTCCCATCTGTATCTCTACACGTCAAATTTTTATGTGCCCACCCGAAGTTCTTTGAGTTTCTTTATTTAAAGTCACGACGTTACGTTAGCCCAGGCATATCATCATCATCTAGAGGAAGTAGGGAAGGTAGAGGAGGATACAATACCTCTTGACTTACATCTACATAATCAGGTCTACTCGTAGAGACAGTCCTTCCAAATAGAGTACTTTCAATATAAAGATTATTAGTATTCATTTTATTATTATTATTATTATTATTTATAGTTGTTAACAGCTCTGGCCACGGCGAATAGACTACTACAGTTCCCTCTTGATTTACAACATGAAGTTCAAGGTTGATCTTATTGTTAAGCACATTACCTGTCATTAACATCCAAGTACCTACAATAATAGCAGGGCTCGGTTCCTCATCTTTAGAGTTTATGAACTTAATCTCACTGATAAAGTCATCAAGTGAATAGAGTTTCATCCCATTAAATACAATAGATGCTGCTAACCACGAAATATTTTCAGGAGTTCCTCTCTCATTTTCTTTGCGCAGAATATTAGTATCCAAATTATATATCCAGTCTATGCTAGGAATTCCAGAGCCTACATGATTTACCATGTGTGAGAGAAAGGGTGTGGTATATCCACTAAAAAATACATATTCGCGCGGCCGAACTGCGGTTAGAAGACGCCCTGTGACCTTGGTTGTTACAGAAAAGAGGGTCTCAAGAACTAGCTTTGTAAGAATAAAGGCGCGAAATAGATTTCTATACACGTAACCTGTATATAGAGTAAAATTCATTCTATATATAGTATGCGAGCTAGGTTTAGACCGTTAAACACTTGTTAAACACTTGTTAATGATCTAACATCAATACATTGTGTACGACCTGGTATTCCACATGTTGTAAGTGTTGGGGGTGTAACAACAATAGGGCTTCCAGATATGTCTGTTATAGGAGTTGCTATGGGTGATCCTATGGGTGCTCCTATGGGTGCTGCTACAGGTACTATAGGTACTATAGGTACTATAGGTGCTACAGGTGCTGTATTACACCGATTACAACACGGTTTCTTAACACATGTTATAGGAGCAGGAGCAGGTTTAAGAACAGGAGCAGGTGTACCGGGCTCAGAATTATAAAATCCAATTAGAAGACCAGCTAGTAACATAAAAAGAGGAATTGATAAGAGACCCCACGCAAGATTATCAAGATCAATCTGCGAGAGATATGCCATTAATGAAACTGCGATAATACTAAAAACAAGATGCGCAACAAAAAGTTTAGATTGCTTTGTTACTAAATCTACAATAAGTAAAGCGACAAAAAGCGCAGATGTTATTAGTGCTGGGTAATATACCTTCATCTTTTTACAGGTGAGAGTTTAAATACGAACAAGCTTAGTACCCGTCCAGTGAGCAATTGGCTCTGTAATTACATCACCATCGTCATCAGTGGAATACACATTATTATTAGCGTCCTTGTAATATACAGTTCCCTTATAAGGAAACTCCTCAAGCTCAAGCCCCTCTTCCTCCCCCTCTTCCTCTTCCTCTTCCTCAATAATAAGTGATGCTTCCTCTTCAGGTAGAATAGGCTCAGACAGACTAATAGGCTCGCGCAGACTAATAGGCTCGCGCAGACTAATAGGCTCGCGCAGACTAATAGGCTCAGACAGACTAATAGGCTCGCGCAGAACAGCTGTCTTCTTAGCAAGCAGAGCCTTAACCTCTTCCAGCTCAGAACATGTAGACGCAAGCTGCTCTTCAAGAGCAGCGATCCGCTCCTCCATAAAAGATGAGGTCTGCGGAGGTGGCTGCTGGTGTTCAAGCCGCTCAATTCGCTTTACGAACTCATTGTCATAGAGAGGGATCTTCGGCTTCTCAATCGTATTGATGATCTGAGTGATGAGATCAAGACGCTCATTAAGCGTGGTCTTCAGATTGCTAAAAAGCTCACGAATCATAGGGTGTTGATCAGCACTCATTTTTTACTGCTCGAGTATTGTGGTAGAATATTCATCAATTTTTTGGCCAAATTGGTGAGACGTTACCGGTGAGACTTAAATTTAACGAAGCTCAAAAAGCTTCGTTAAATTTAAGATCCATCACCAAATTAGTCGCAGGACATTTATTTTAACGAAACTAAAGTTTCGTTAAAATAAAGTCGCGACGTTAAAGCTTTGTTTTTATCTGAAAATTCATGACAGAATCGAGGGTGCTGTCTCTGTCCTTGAGCGGTTTAGTTCTCTTAAGACGAAGTCCCTCCTCTGTGTTTCTTACTGTCTTCTCCGCAGGCGTGAACATTGTATTTTTCAGGCTTGAGTCGAAGAAATCAATGGGCTTTGTATCTATACTTCCAAGAATACTTACCATTGGAGGCATGTGAATATCGACACGCACTTTCCCAGCACGAACTGTTGCGCGGAAACTCTCAATTGTAAATGGACCACCAAACACTTTGAGTGATTCACGCGCAGGCGCAGGAAAGATGCGAGATATTCCCTGTGGATCATAAAGACGGTGTAAAAGTGCCATACGTTCCCAGCGTACGTGAGGATCCATAGTCTCATTTAGAAGATAGCTTACGGCACATTCAGCACAGCAAAAGTTTCCATATACACGCCATAGACCCTTATCTTCTCTTTCAGGTATAATACATGGCTGAGTATCAAATGAATGAGTACACCAGAAACACGCAATTTCAGACGTCGCAGGGAGTTGATGTGAGTCGCTGGATGCGCGGAACTGAACCATAAGATTAGTTCTTACAAACGCAAGCATTGGCGCAGTATCAACCTGTGGAACTACAACAATATCTACAGGTTTTACATCGACTACCTCTTCCTTTTCTTCACGAAGGAGAAGAGCTTCCTGATGAGATGAAAATACGTTATCAGCTCCAGCATCATAGGGTTCAGGCTGAAGAGGTGGTGCTGGATCATAATGAACAGGCATATCATTAAACTGAACCTCGCTACTGTGTATTTGAAGATGCGCAATCAGCGGTCGACGAGGTTCAGGTGAAAAGTTTCCATCAATACCACTGGATGTTACAACTGCGACAACCTTTACAGGCTTCTTTGTTTTCTTAGGAACAGGAGCGGGTGTCACAGCAGGAGCGGGTGTCACAACAGGAGCGGGTGTCACAACAGGAGCGGGTGTCACAGCAGGAGCGGGTGTCACAGCAGGAGCAAGTGTTACAGCAGGAGCGGGTGTCACAGCAGGAGCAAGTGTCACAGCAGGAGCGAGTGTTATAACAGGAACGGGTTCTGTAAGTTTCTTATTTTTGATAGCACGACGTCCTGACATACTTCTGAGTTCAGATCGTGCTATGAAGTTTAGGTAGTTCAATCTTTTTAAAATCTTAAGTCTAAATATAGAATAATGCAGCTGTTAATGAGCCTCTACACCGCGCTGCTTTTCTTTGTTTTAGTTCCGGGTGTCCTCGTATCTCTTCCCCCGAAGAGTGGAAAGCTTACGGTCGCCCTCGTGCATGCGGTTGTTTTTACGCTGGTCTTCCAGCTCACGCACAAGGCGGTTGCGAACCTGCTCAGCCCGTTCGAGAACTTCGAGAACCATGACATGTGCAGTGCGACAATGCCGTGCGCGGGAGGCAAGAAGTGCACAAATGGCCAGTGTGTATAAATAACATGGTTACCGGTGAGACTTAAATTTAAGATCCATCACCAAATTAGTCGCAGGACATTTATTTTAATGAAACTTTAGTTTCCTTAAAATAAATTCATGACGTTAGGGCTAAACCCAGCGCCCATACCTATACAGAATGGTAAATACGGATGGTTTACCCGCACGTATCCATACACTTTTCCAACTTATGATTAAAAATCCCATCGCGCTTTCCCATATGATCCTCGTCGGTCCACCCGGCTCAGGAAAGACAACATCGGCCCGCGCATTTGTTGAAAAACTCCATGGTACCTCTGGCTTCTCTTCATTCTTTGGTCGTGCGCTTTTTCTGAATAGCAGTGACGAGCGTGGCTTAGAAGCTGTGAGAAGTCGAGTATTTCCTTTTGTTCGGTCCTCTCTTCATTCTATTCTTCAAACATCCACAACTACAATTGGATTTACTCCACCCAAGATTATTATTTTCGACGAAGCAGAGACACTTACAGACCAAGCACAAATTGCTCTCAGACCTCTTCTTGATACTCCAGCCCAAGAGGTACTTCTGATTTTCCTCTGTAACTCAGTCTCACGTATTCATTCATCGATCCTACACAAGTTTCTGATTATTCAGCTTGAGTCTCCAAATGCTGTTGAATTTACAAAGCGTCTGGAAAAGATAGACACGAAGTCAATTACACAAACAACAGGATTAGATATTCTGTATCGTCGCGGAGATATCAGATTTTTCCTTCTTCATCCTAAAAAACACGATGAGTGCGCAAAAATCTGGTCGACACTCTTTACAATTCCAGCGTATGAAATAAAGACATATATCAATACACTTCTTCAAACATGGATTTATCCTGAACTCGCAATGTTCTTTTTAATTATAACAAAAGAACTGAAACTTTTATCGGCAGATGCTCTGTATTCTATGTTACGTATAACAGACAGTGATTTCTTAAGAGTATGTCCTCCTCTTATACGGATAAATCTCTTAGCAACTTGGATTGAAGAGAACCTCTACCTTAAACTTGACGCGCCGATTCGCTAAACCGGCCTTAAGAAAAAAATGGATCCTTCTAAACTTACATTTACGCCTCTGCGTATTTCCACTCTTGTAACAACGGGGCATCTTGGAACGACAATTAAGCTGAAGACACTCTTTGATCAGCTTGCGCCTTTCATTCTTCCTATTGGATATCCTGGAGAGGGTATTCTGAAGATGGAGTATAAGGATAAGGTGATTGGATATGCTTCGCGTGATGTTTTGACAAAGCGTCGTGTGAGTGATAAGACCTTCTTCAACCAGTCTACATTGGTTATTCGTAAGAAGCGTGATGACGCGCCCGGATTTAAGGAAGTGAATATGAAGTTGTTTGAAAATGGAGGATTTCAGATGACGGGTGTTACGAGCGAGGAGTTTAGCCGCTCTGTTGTTGAGTGGTTGATTGAGTATGCGAAGCAGTTTACGATCCCGATTTCAAGTGAGCCTCTTAAGATTGCGAAGTTTGCTATTCAGTTGCTTAATAGTGACTATAAGATGAATACACTTGCGAAGCGAGATGAAATCCATCGTCTGCTTACGTCACAGTATCGTCTCTTCAGTACTCTTGAGACGACTATTTATCAGGGTGTGAATACGAAGTATTATTACAATGAAGAGGCTCCTCTTGATACTGAACTTTGGGGAATTTGCCAGTGCGCCCGGCCTTGTACAGGTCAGGGAGATGGAAAGTCTATTGGAAATTGTAAGCGGGTTACGATTTCAATATTTCAGACAGGAAGTATTATCATTACGGGCGCCAGAAATCGTTCCCAGCTTGATGAGGCCTATGAATTCATTAATCAGATCTTGAGGAAGCATGCGGCAGATGTTTTGAAGCCTATGCCGTCCGCGGAAAAAAGTCAATAGGTGTTTCCCGATCTACTTCAGACTTTGATATGTCAGCTCCCTCGACTACGAATACGTTAGTTCCTGCGACTGGTGCTGCTGCTTCTGCTTCTGCTTCTGTTTCTGTTTCTACACAGCCCAGTGCTCCGTCACCCTCTCCACAGACACTTATGCAGGCGGCGAAGCTTGCGATGCAGCAGGATAAGGCTATCCAGCTTGATTACTATCTTGATACGGCGCAGGGTCGTGCTTTTCTTGGTGAGGATACGGAGAACAATGAGAAGATGCTTGTAAAGAGTGGTGAGGAGTTCACTAGTTTGATCCAGAAGATCTACAAGGTCCAGACGGACTTTATCATTCTTACGGAGAACAGCATTTACATTGTTTCTGGTAATATCCAGAAGCGCCGCATAAAGGCGCCTGCGATGCGTGCTGGTTCCAGTGAATTTTAGATTTTTTAGATTTTTTTAACTATCATTCTAATAGATGTCATTAACTAGAAAGATAACAAAAAATGAACAGAATAAATTACTTCAACTTCAGAATTCAACTAGAAAAACTTCATTGAATAAGTTCATAAAGAGTTTAGAACGGAAACACGTAAATTTACAGTATTTACGTCCTAGACAAAATGGCCCATTGGGTAAGTTAAAAATGAAGAGGCCAATAGTTTTACCAAAGAAGGTTTATACACCGAAAGTAGTTGTTCTTCCGCAGCGTGCGTATATAGAAGAGATGAGAGGTACACCTAAATCTAGTATAATGTGTAGGTATCACTGTAAGGGAGAAGAATGCTGGGCACATGATAATGTTAAACCTGAAGATAAGACATGCCCTTTTGTTCCGTGGTGATCCTACATGGAACTCACGTGCGTGTTCAAGCCAGACGAGAGGTCGCGCTTCACAGCCTAGTGGTACCAGGAGCAAGAGTGGTACCAAGAGCACTGGGCGCAAGAGCGGTACTAGAGGTAAGAGCACTGCTAGAGGTATCAGATTACCAACTTTGAATAATCATTGACAAGCATTGACAAGCATTGACAAGCATTGACAAGCATTGACAAGCATTGATAATCATTAATAATCATTAATAAGCGTATTTCTTTCAAACAATCTAAATTGATTAAAAGAAATTTTAAATAAAGTCACCACTTTACTGCGCTTCAGCCGCACCAGGCTTCAGTGCGCGCTCGCAAAGTGTGTACGTGAACAGCGCATCTACAACTACAATTGAGAGAACCAGCGACTGCGTCAGAAGCATGATGTATAACTCAGGTCCTCCCTTCTTCACGGCCATCAGTGTGAAAAGGATGACGAACACAGCAAGTACGGCAGTTACAGCGCGGAACCAGAAAAGGAAGTAGAAGAAATCACAGACAGTGCGGCTAGTTACAGGCTTCATCCAAGTGGGCTCCATTGCTACCTCTGATAAAGAATAAAATCTAGCCTCTATAATAGAAATGGTACAGCGCAAGTCTAGATCAAATCGTAAGTCTACGTCTAGATCAAATCGTACGTCTAAGTCTAGATCAAATCGTACGTCTACGTCTAGATCAAATCGTACGCGCACGATGAATGGTGGCCAGATGTCTGTTGAGGGAGATCCTCAGCTGGATGCGGCGGGTACCATGTCTGCGGGACAGGGTGTTGACTACCTCAAGGCTCGCCAGAGCGGTGGACAGGCCGATGTGAATGCGTCAACAATGGCCTTAGAAGGTGCCGATCGTCTTACTGCTCGTGTGGGTGGACAGGATGAAGCATTTTCTGCTGCGGCTGGAATGAAAGACCAGGCGGGTGGAAAGCGCCGTAAGGCTACACGTGGGCGCAAGGCTACACGTGGGCGCAAGGCTACACGTGGTCGCAAGGCTACACGTGGTCGCAAGGCTAATAGCAAGGCTAATCGCAAGACTTGTCGCAAGGCTAGCCGTAAGGCCAATCGCAAGATGAATGGTGGCCAGATGCCTACTCTTGGATCGATGAGCACGAGTGCGTCAGGTATGCTGCTTAGTGGACAACAGGCCCACGCTGCTCTTGGAGGGATGAGCAATGAATGGCGTATGGCGGAGAACCCCGTCGCGTTTGCGCCTAAGTAAAGATCGCGCGAACAGCAGCTGACTGAGATACTAAGCGTTCACGTTCAGCATCAGAAACAACAACACGAACAGAACACAAAAGATTACCATGACCACCCTCTGGGCGGCGCGGCATTCCTTTTCCTTCAACTGTAAAGACAGTTCCGGACATTAGGCCAGGCGGGAAAGTCAGTGTTAGACCTTCGGGGTATGCGGGATGACCCATGAATGTCTTATTACAACCGAGCAAGCACTCACTCAAAGTAAACTGTACATTTACATGGAGTGTAGTTCCATCTCTCTTAAAAGCAGACGCATCTTCGGCTTCTGTGAGAATGATATGAACATCCCCAGCCTCCATATATTCATGATTATCACTACACTCCTTCTCAAAGATCAGTACCTCCCTGACTTTCATTCCAGGTTCAATCTTAATATCCAGTGACTTCTCGTGTGATGTGAACTTCTTTCCCTTACAGCTTGTACACGCAGGACCAGGTGCGCGTCCTTCACCGCTACAATTTCCACACGGCCCCCGTTGAATTGCTTGCATTCCAGGCGCAATTTGCATGATATGTTCAATCATACCACGGCCATTACACGGACCACATGGAACGAAATTCTTACACCCCTCTCCTTTACAGCTACTACAGAACTTCTGTCTCTCAAACTGGATTTGGATTGTACGACCATGGTAAAAGTCATTTAATGTAAGAGGGATCTCATGTATCTTTGGCGGGGCCTTGGCCTTGCGAACACGCGGACCACCAGCAGACTGTCCACCTTGACCAAACATATTGAACATACCTCCAAAATCAAAAGGCATTCCGCCGAATGGATTTCCACCAGGAAATCCACCTGAAAAATGATGTTGCTGTTGCTGCTGCTGTTGCTCATGATGGATAGGTGTTTCACCTTCAACTGATCCGGTAGAATCGTAAATCTGCCGCTTTCGATCATCAGATAATACATCATTTGCTCTCGCAACTGCTTTGAAATCTTCCTCTGCTCCACCCTTATCAGGGTGATGTTTCATAGAAAGCTTTTTATAGGCCTTACGAATATCATCTGTACTCGCATCACGTTCAACACCTAGGACCTTATAAAGATTTTGCTCAGAGCGAGGAGGAGCACCTGACATTTCTAAGAGTTTCTAGACATGAATGTTTAGATACTGTCAAACGTTACCTAAGCGCCAATTTCTAGTACACTCTATGGAGACTAGTCTCATCGGCCAAGAGGAAAGCCTTCGTATTTTACAAGACACTTTAAAAGATCCACCGCATCTATTTTTTACAGGAGGTTATGGATGTGGAAAAACAACAATAATGAAGTCATTCTTAAAAGCATATTATGCGCAATTTAACTTAGTAAATCCTGGACCCGAATGGGTTCTCAATCTATCATCGGATCAAGATCGTGGAATTCACTGTGTGCGACAGTCAGTTGCTGAATTTGTTCGCCATGCGCCTGAGAAAGAAGGCATATATCGCTGGATTATATGCGACGATTCAGACAGTCTGCCGATGATTTCACAACAGGCTTTACGCAGACCAATGGAAACACATAATCACATCACACGCTTTATCTTCTGCTCTAGACATACAGGTGACCTAATCACACCACTTCGTTCTCGTTGTTTACATATTGAGCTTGATACGATATCTCCATTTGAGATCTTTAATCATCTTATTGTAGTCCATAAACAAGAGCATATTTCACTTTCTCCAAAAGCAAATCTTCTTTTTTTAATTCTATCGCAAACACCGACAGAAATGAAACGCATGATCATATTGCTTGGAACAAAGTATCCCGAAAAAACTCTAATTACACCAGAGCATATTCTTGAGCTATTTGGGTCTCCCAGTTTTTCTCTATGTTTGACATTATTAACTAGTTATTTACATAATGATATTGACGATTGTATAGATGTTTTTTTTAAGATATGGAAGACAGGAATTAGTTATGAGGATTTTTTAAACGAGATGAATATATCACTCCGACAAATTGGTCAGCTTTCACCGCAGAAAAGCCAGCGACTACATGAACTGATTTTAAAGGGGTGGATGTACTTTGCGCAAGGCAAAACACATTCTCTTGATATGCTCCGTTTGCTGTTTGCGCCGCGCACTTTTGCTTCTTGAATTATGTAAATAGCGAAATAGGGATGGCGGATACACAAAACAAACGTCTTTTTAGAAAGATACCATCCAAAGAATTTGTAATTGAAATCTTAGATCATTTAAAATTACAGGGTCTTCAAGAACGGAGGTGGTTTACTCGAGACGAGTTGTGTCTTGATACTGTAGACGAATGGTTACCTCTTTTAGAGCCTTATTATATACCTTGTAAAGCGAAGAGATTTCTTTTAAATATGAATTCTTCAAGAATAACTACGATACTACGCCATATATTACATCCTCTTGGATATGATTTGCGGACACAAGAAAAAATGTATAAGTTACAAAAAACAACCATGTACCAAATTTATAGCGAGGAACATATTATTGATTTGAGTGCGAATGAAATGATTGTTGATTTTCTTTAGACCAGCGAACATTTCAAACCGGCACTAAATACTCATATTCTAATACGAAAGTTTCTTTATTTTTTACTACCTCATTCGTAATTCTATCTGCTTCTTTATTCAATTCACGACGAATATGACGTAATGCTATAAACTCAAACTGTGAAACTAAAGAACGGGCTTCTTTATTATATTTTTGTAAGTTTTCATTTTTTACTTTCCATTTTCCCTGTGTTTGGAATATAATAAGTTGGGAATCACCTTCTACAAGTAGTTTAGTATAACCCTTTTCAAGTGCTAATCTAAGTCCAATAATCAATCCAGTATATTCAGCCACATTATTTGTAGCAAATTCAATATATTCCCCCGTTTCATAAAGAGGGTCTTTACTGTGAGAATATAGAATGGCTCCTCCACTTGCCTCACCTGGATTTGGTTCTGCTAGACCATCAAATTGTAAAAGATAGCATTCACTCTCTTTTATATTTGGATTACCCTTTACAATAGAATATCCAGATTCTGTATCTTTTAGACACGTGTTCGCCGCCTTCATCATTTTTTCAAATATACTCATTTTATGAATATATTTAAATGTGTATAGATTTATCAATTTTACATTAAACTACCGGTTTGAAATGCCCACTGGTCTAACGTCATTGGTCTAAAGTAATACAAGTGACATACTTCAGTTTGAATGGAAGGACTTGTAGTGTATGTACCACCACATCCTATGCGACGGGTTGGAAAAGATAATGATGGCGGATATTTAATCTGTGATCTGCCTGGTTCATATGATTTATTTATTAGTGGCGGTATTTCGAATGACATTAGTTTTGAGTCACATTTCTGTAGTTTATTTCCAGAAACACACTGTTTTGCGTTTGATGGAACAATTGATAAGTTACCTGTACCCGATAGTAGAATAACATTTGTTAAGAAAAATCTAGGTAAATTCGAAACACTTCAAATGACTACACTGCGATCTTATATGGAAGGCTACAATGATATTTTTCTGAAGATAGATATTGAAGGCCATGAATTCAGAGTATTACCTGAAATTTTTGATAAATTTAAGACAATTAAGCAGCTTGTTGTGGAAATTCATACACCTGGTGATATGGCCGCAAATCGTTGGTATTTTACTGGCTTAGATGATATTAATCATGATACTATGTTTTCGTTGTTTGCGTCCATAAATAAGACACATACACTTATTCATTTTCACGCAAATAATGGATGCTTAACCCACGCATATCAAGGTGTTGCGCTTCCGAATGTATTTGAATGTACATTTGTTAGAAATGAGTATGTGACTACGAAAGTGAAAAATACGGAGCCGTTTCCTAGAGCTCTTGATATGCCAAATCTTCCATGGAAACCTGATTATGTAGTTACCACATATCCTTTTGTTAGCGACAAGCCAAAAGTAGCCTGGTATTATATTCACAGTCAGAGATATTTACAGTTTCATGAATATTTACAAAAGAAAATTAACAAGAATGTTTACAATCTAACGGCTCTTTTTGTCGACCAATCTGTATTTGATGAGCATCTTTATAAACACGAAGGTGAGCATTTTTTCAGTCGTATCACAGTAAAAGTTGATGCGATTATAAAGATTATTGAACACCGCCTTACAACAGATACAACGCCCTTTTTCTTCTCAGACTGTGACATTATGATTGGTAGTTTGGTTGATACTCTTCCTAAGTATTTGAATGATCCTGCTGATCTATTATTTCACAAAGAAACACGAGAGTCTGAAACAGTCAATCCTGGATTTATGTGTATTCACACAAATGAGAAGACACTCGCATTCTGGAAGCGTATACGGGACGATATTATTCAGAATAATTCAATGGAGATGACGAGTATTAATAAGCTTCTAAAAACGAGTGATATTACATATGATGTATTCTCGCACATCGATGTATGTTCAACCTTAACATTTTCACAGGTTAATTACGGTGTATGTCATCTTATAGCAAGCGCACAAAATAGTGAAGCAGACATGAATGAAAAACTTTTCTGTACTGGAGTTTTAGGACAGTCGCTCATCTAAAGTTTTTATTCACTAATATAATTAAATGGCATGGGTACCTCAATATAGTATACTTATTACCACATATGAATGTAGCGGAAAAGGGAAAGAATTTTTAGAAGAAAATCTTTCCATGATTGTAAATCAATCATATCCGAATATCCAGGTCATTATTTCAGACCATAGTAAAGACGATGAGATAGAAAATTTCGTAAATACATTTGATAAAAAGAACCTCGAACTCATCTATACTCGTTATACTGAGAATTATGGAAATCCGTGTCATAATTGGAATAATGCTTTACAGTACGCAACTGGTGATTATCTACACTATTTAGCAATGGATGATAGATTTTATGATATTGATGTTATAGAATATATTGTAAATTTCATGGAACATAAAAAGGATATTAGCTGGGTTGCTACAGCTCATCAGCTAGATCCAGCTAATACAATTTTTATTCCAAAATGGGATCAGCGTATTTTTTTGGGAATGAATACAATTAGTGGACCATCTGCTATTATTATTAGAAAGACACTAAAACATATTATATTGGATCCAGAGTTTTTATATTTTCTAGATCTAGATTGGTATTATAGATTGTTTGATGTAGCAGGAGCGCCCTTTATTATTAAAAAAATATGTTGGGTGAATAGAGTAAGTCCATATCAATTATCCCACACAGTCTGTACAGAAGAACTTAAAAATCTTGAAAAGGTAAAACTAATTAATAAGTACCAGAATTTTCTACCATTAACCGTGCTGAAGTATTGATCTTTTCACAGAAATGAGTTATTTTTAATGGAATAGTTAAAAGTTTTGGTGATATAAGATCTATTATATGTACTGGTGTAGGTGGTGGCGCTACCAGACGCGGTGATGGACTACAGACTATTACAATAATATTTTTAACAGGTATTTTAATTCTTAATGTAGCCATCTTAATAAGAGATAATACTTAATTTTTACCGGTGAGACTTAAATTTAAGATCCATCACCAAATTAGTCGCAGCACATTTATAAAGTCACGACGTTAACACCTCCAATTTTAAACAACCCTGTAATGGCTAAATCACTCGCCATGATTTGTTCTTCACTCATTCTCAAAAACCAACCATATTGGCGACGCTCTCGCAGTTCAGACCACGGAATTGGAACAAACTTAGATTTAGTCTGGATATCAAATGTTAGAAGACCTTCCTGGCCAGCTGAAAGAAGATCCTCAAGCTGTATTCTCTTTCCATTCGCCTTGCGTGAAAGTTCAGCATGCGGTTGATACTCAATATCATCAGGAAACTTTCCAGCAAGTTGACGAGTGTCCCACTTCTCGTCTCCGCGAAAATTCATCCCACCCAGTTGTGTTTCAAGCCTCTTTCTCGTCATAGTTTCCCACGATACAAAAAGAGGGTGTTCAGGTATAGGTGACCAAACACAGTGAAGACCGGGCGCAGGAGTTCCCATTGTACCGCTGAGTGTCTCACCTGTATCTGTGCCAAAAAAGACAACCTTTTCAGAACAGAGTTTGCCAAATGGCGCAATGGCTACAGTCGCAGGATTTAGCCAGAGCCCCCCGTATTTTCTTAGAATAGCTGAGCGTATCCAATTGAGCTGTGCTTCACCAACTGTCGCTAAAGGATTTTGTAAAGGTGTGGGAAGTTCAGCCCAGCCGCCAAGTCTTGTAGCTACATCGGATAAACCAGCTATTATTTCTGTGCGATACATGTCCTTATTTTGGAGACTAATTGTTTGATAACAGAGATTGAGAAAGGGTAAGTTTATAGCACGTGTAGACCGATCCATATAATCGAGCCATGAACGACTATTTACATCACTATCATCAAGATATATCCATATTACTGGATTTGACATACCATATTTTAAAAGTGACCTATCATTGTATGGATTTTCTTCAATTGCTGTAGAGGCCGTAATACCTGCGAAAACAACAGCAATAGCAAATACAATTCCTGCAGTTATAAGTACACCCTTCTCCATATCTCTTTATCGGTGAGACTTAAATTTAAGATCCATCACCAAATTAGTCGTTGGACATTTATATAAAGTCACGACGTTAATGATTTGTAAGCACAAGCCGCTTCATCCTCTGAAAATATTCATCTGCGAACATACCTTCCTGCGCAACACGAAGCTGTCGCTGACGTTCCCGCTCAGTTGCTTGGCGTTCAGCTTCAGCTACAGCCAATGTTTCATGATCTGTAAGTGGCTCAGGAGCTCTATCACGTGAGGCTCTATATTGCTTGAGATCGCGGTTCTCAACACGGATATTTGAAACCTGTCCTGAGATTGTATTCTCAAGAGTATAAGCCTGTTTTAAATCAGTGTATTTCAAATTAGCATTCGCAGGTGCGGTATAACTATCCGATTTTCCACGACCAAGTTCAACGCCTGAGTTAGGCGCAAGCGTCATTGCTTGTGGTGTGATGACCGACAATTGGCTAGATGGGCCACGTTTTTGTTGTTCTTCAAACATTTTATTAAAAACATCTCGATTGAATTTACCAGAAAATTTGCTGGTTGTATGCGTCTCTTCTTTATTCGTTAACCAGTCTCCATATCCATCATCATCGGGGTCAGGAATTCGTGTCTGTTCGAACATTTGATTAAATACATTCACATCCAGTTTTTTTGGATTTAAGCGAACAGGTTCAACTTGCTTCCAAACTTTTGCTTCTTCACCACGAGTTTCTTGAATAACAGTCGGTGCTTCGACAACACTTGCTTTTGTGCGCCCTCCATGAATACGGCGTATAATTTCATTTAAATATGCGTAAGCACGTGTAACAGCCTCAAACTTATCTTCACTTCCTCCCTTGTCTGGGTGGGCGCGAAGAGCAGCCCGTTTATATGCTTTCGTAAGAGCCTCTTCAGTTAAAGCAACCTCCTCTTCAAGAGCAAGTACTTCAAGACAGCTTTGAAAATAGCCAATTGCTTTCTCCTTCCCGTTTGCTTTCGCAAGTTGTGTGTACGCATTTCTCGGCTTCTCCTCGCGCTTTGCTAATTGTGTAGATGGCTGCGCCGCTAATTGCTTTTGCGTCGCCGTTACAGCTTCACCGGGTAAAGGATCTGGATATTGACCTTTTTGAACTTTTGCGACATAACTTAGTAAGTGCGCATAGACGCCAGCCCGCCGTGCGCTTTGTAAATATTCAGGACCCGCTAAAAGCGTCTGTATCATTTCAGACCGCTTATTTGGATCACGTATCTGGATCATATTTTGATAAATTCGTATATGTGGTCCAGGAAATCCCTGCGTCGAGCCTATGTTGCCCATTCTATAAGATGGGTGGTGTTAGGTTTTTAAGGAGGGAACGCAATCTACCAGGTGTTAAAATAGGTATGTCGGCCTCACATTCCCACATCCATGTCTTCCCAAGTGTCATAAACCCATATTTAGTCGGCCAGAACTGGGGCGCTAATGTAGGTAGCCTACGTAGCCTCAGATCACGGAGTAGATGCCACGACTCCATTGGTAATACAATAGCAAGTTGCTCTTGAGGTTTTAATGCTTGTTCTTCAAGATCCTTTTCATACATATTCTGTGTATGTAGACTTAAATCAATCCACAGTGGCGGTAGATGCCATGGATAGTACCACATCATATTCACCTTCTTTCCTATATAATAATCTACAATCCACTGAATTCCATGAAGATATTCGGAACAGGCTTCAACAGGTGTATGACGATGATACAAGTTCTGCCAATCACTTGATAACTCCCCTCTGTCTAAAAACTCTTTTTCTACAAACCATTCAACAGGCAGAGCTTGTACACTCATCATAAGGCGCTCAGCATCAGTTCTCGCAGCCATAGGTCTCGTTGTCTTTTTCTTAAAAATACTATCTAAGAAGTGTGTTTCTTCTGATTGAGCAAGTATACCAAAAAGCTCACGAAATGTGTCATAGTTTACGAGATGATCCTCATTCACAAATCTCTTACCATTTTTGTGAATGGCGCGTAATTGTGCGAGCAGCCAGTCATGACCACCGTCACGAATTTTTAGAGTAAGACCATGTGGTAAGAAGTCATTTCCCAGTAAACTCATTACCGCAATATAGTCAATAATAAATGCGGTCTGGTGTTCAACAGATGGACATAGTACACCTAGGAGATGTTTTACGGAGAAGAAGAGAAAGGGAGCATTTCCAAACTTTGCAGCCTCTTTTCCAAATTCAGTCTTCTCACGCATTAGAAATACTGAACTGTACTTTATACAAGTGAGCATAGAGAGAAGGATAAGATCTGCGTCAAGCCCATAGATTACAATACTTCCATCCTCTTCTTTCACATTTCCTCTACGCAACCAGTCCATAACCTTATGTTCTCCTTCTCCCGGTTCATCTGATGTACTCACAGTCCAGCCACGCGCCGAGCAAAGATCCTGAAGTCTGCGACCAAGGCGCTCCATATACGCAGTTCCAGGTGTAATCGCATTTGTATCCCATCGATCTACACCCCGCTTCCTTACACCCATTTCATACTCTTTCTCAGCCCACCAGACTGACTTGAAACGGCGCATTCGCTGCTGCTTGATCTTTGCCATAGGAACAACACCATCTACTGCGATATACACTTTAGTCGGCCGCCCAGCTGCTTCCCATAATTTAACAAGTGATTTACACACCTCTTCATTTAGTGAGTGTTCCCACGCACCACTTTCTTCTGTACTATACGGTAACAGCGCATCACTTCGTAAACAACCATAGACAATACAATTGAAATCTACAAGTAAACAGGACACCTTGCTCTGTATACTTGGGGAAAGTAACCCACGGACGGTATCTGTTAATCGTTTAAAATATGAAGGTATACCCATTTTCTTAGTTTCGTTTCACTCCTTAAAGCAGAGCGAGCAATGAGCGCAGTTGATTTATTAAAAAGATATCCAGGTGCTGTATTGGGTGAACTTGTAAGAGTTCTTCCCGACGGTCTTGTATTTATGTCAGCATTATTTTCCGTCTTAACACTCTCATTGCCTCAGTTCGTTTTATTCATAAGTCTTCTAGAGAGTATTGGTGTATTCTATCTTTTCCGCAATATCACATTTTTAAAACACTTGCCTAAGTTTTATTCAGATGAATGTAGAAGTGGATTTCAGACAGCAAACTTTTCCACTCTATCACTCTTCACTCTAGATAACAAGTCAGCATTTCCTTCAGCACCGCTTTATATGACAAGTGTGGCTGCGGCCTATCTCTTTAATTCAGTGAGTATGCAAATGAAGGAACTTGAGGTTCTTGGTACTGAATATACTCTCCGATTTTTCCTATCTGTAATGATGATGTGCGTGGTTCTCTTTTTCCTAGGATCCTATCGCATGTATTATGATTGCGAGAGTGTGACAGTTGTTATTTTAAGTATATTAACGGGTCTTGCGGTTGGAACCATATTGATCAAGCAGAATAATGCGCTTTTTGGCCCTGATAGTATAAATTTATCAGGAATTCCTCTACTTCGGAATAAAACGGCTACGGGAGATGCGATGTATGTTTGTAATGTTGTTACATAAGTAGAATGGCAACCCTGCTTGAAACAACACGGCAAATGATAACAGTTGCTTTTTTAGCACTTCCGCTTATGTTAATAAGTTACACATTCTTCATGGGATTTGGTTTAGGAAATGCTGGTCTAATTATTCTATTTCTTGGACAAATAGCGGTAGTTCCTACAATCGCACTCTTTCTTCAATATGTATTTAGTATTTTAAAACGTTAAAACGCTAAAACAAAGCTTCGTTAAATTTAAGTCTCACCGGTAGAATGGATCCTATCTATGCGCTGGGAATAGCCTTCGCGGTGCTGCTCTCATTGACAGCTATAATTATAATACCCATAATTATTTATAATAACTTTTCCATCATCTTTACACCGAGTGTAAGAAATTATGATATCTGTAATTTAGTGCCTTCAAAGTCAGTTGGACATGGTGATCTCTTTGCGCCTAGTTTCTGGACATCACAACTATTTTTCTTCGCTGGATATTTATTATATAATGCGTATTCACTCTACACACTGAAGCCGAATATTCTCGCAGATGAGGTCAAAGTACAAAATCGTAAAGATCAAGCACTTACGGCAATGATTGTAACTATTCTTTTTACATTAATCGTTGTGTTTCTGCGATTTAAGACTGGCTGCGAAACAGTCTTTGGTGTGCTTGTTGCGGCAATTGTAATGGTTCCCGCAGGTGTTGGCTGGTATTATGTAGCATCACTCTGTGGGGCCCGCAATGCTGATATTTTTGGAATTTCATCTAGAATACTTGTACCGAGCGCAACAGAGCCAGCCGCACAAGTATGTGTAAATAAGTCTGTTTAAACGGTATCTGTAATTTTTCGTAAATACTGAAGATGTATTCTAAATTGCTGCGCATCTTCCATTTTCAAAAGACCATGCTGAATATTGTCTCTTGTTAATTCACTAAACTGCTCAATATTCGCTTGATATTTAGCAAGCGACATGTACATTGATGAAAGATCCTCTAGCGTAATTCCTGATACAACTCCACGAGAAACATTTACATCCTCATGAAGATCGTATAACCACTTTCTAGCTCTGTCACGTAGATCAAGACCTCGCAGTTTTGTAAATTGCGAGATCGGGCTTTTCTTTAGCCATTCCGCATAATGCTTTCTACACACATTACATGGCATCACTTTTCCAACTGTTTTTAGAAGAAACATCCAGCGATTTGTTTCATCTGTTTGAAGTAAAGCTGGCCTTGCTTTACCAAGATGTTCCGCAGATGTATGAAGAATAGACCATAGTATAGGTCCCCAGGACATTCTATTAAGCATATAAAATTTGAAATTACATTTTAACCGCCATTCACTATACAATGACAACACTTCCTATTCCCAAGATCTATTGGGATGTATTTCAAGGCGCACTTCAGGCTAAAGTAAGACGTCTAGTAAAAGAGGTGGCTGAAAGTCTCGGACAACCTGAACAGCCTCTTATGAAAGCACTCGCAGGTGAAAAAGTGGAGGCGTATCTATTCGAAGAAGAGGGTTCAGAATTTCTAGATCTTCCCTCCATGCGTTGTAAACACCTCGTCCCCTCGACCGAAAACAAGGCCGTTCTTATGCTATGTAGACAGCCTGTTCTACTTGGACAGTCTGCGTGTCTTCTTCATCAATCTATAGTGCTGAAGAAGCCACCTCCACTTCCTGTTCTTCGAACTATGAAAGACTCGGACACAGGTGATTTATATTGGGTAGATGCGATGAATTCTGTTCGAGAGAAGAGTATGATATCTGAAGCAATTGGTATTTATGACACAGAGGCTAAAGTATTGCGCATCTTCAATGTTGGGAGTTCTTAATCATAAAATTGATACTTTTCTAGTAAAAAGATCTAGTATGTTTAGTATTGGTCGCCCCCCTAAGGCTCCCAAAAACAAATATGCGAGACCACCTTCAAAGGGTAAATATATACCATATAATACCGAAGATGACATCAATAATAGTAAAGCCACATTTACTATGAAACCTACAGAATGGCTACTTCTTCCCAAGACAAATTTACACTATTTTGAGAGAAATGTATATAATACAGAAAGTACTGCGTCATTTACAGAGATGTATAGTCAAAGTATTTCATTTACTGAAGTATATCCTGAAGACTCAATTGGATATAGGTTCGCAAAAGGAGCATTTCCAACGGCTCTTTCATATACTACAATGGAAGAGCATATACGTAGTACCTTTATAAAGAATAATCGGCTACGGATATGTATGAAGCGGCTTGTAAATGCGTGGAAGAAACGACACATGAAGATTGTTAATGACATTGATCTTGTAACACAGGAAATTCCGAAGAAGCCTGTATATCTTCTTGACTGGGCCACTAAAACAACATATCAGTTTGAAGCATCCACTATTCTGCGAGATAGTATTAATCGTCTTATGAACCATGATGTGATGATCTTAGAGCCTCTAATGCCGCGAAATCCTTTCACAAATTCTGATCTTACATATGGGGGCTGTTTATCACTTCATAAACAGTTACGCAACGCAGGAGTTACACACTGGATCTGGGAGGCCTATGCGAGTTCTAATTTCAATCTATTGAAACTTCTACGGAATTTTGAAGTTCCTATGAAGTATTATTGTCTTGATCTAGTTCTGAAAGATCCGACTGACTTTAATACTCTTGAGTTTATTATGGATTTCATGTTGGGAGAATATACACACCATTCAATTGAAAATCCTCCGAGAGATATTCTTATATTTAGTATGATAACTTTACACTGGAATACTAATATTATTAGATCATGGGTTGATCTTTGTAAAGTATTCTGGCGAGCTCAGATTAAGAATATAGAGGAAGAGGAGATTTATGTACATATTAAGTCTAGAGAGCTTATTCGCAAATTCAAGTTGCTTAATATTATTGGTTAATGTGCGCGTCTGGTCTTCTTAGCCTTTTTGGTCTTCTTAGCCTTCTTGGTTCTGCGACCACCAAAATAAGAAAAATTCTCTTCCTTAGAATTTGTGGTTACTATTGATAAAATCGCGTATACTAATTTGTGGTCGCTTTCCATCGAAGCGCCTTCACCTGTCTCATAATCTAATTTAGAAAATTCAGCTGTTACGGGAGTTTTAAAATTAGCCCCTAAAACGTAGTCACCTGTGTAAGCATAGTTCTGTTCGGCTCCAGCTGAACCCATTGTTACTTTACCTCCACTTTTTGCGATACCACATGAATCCCAATTGTAGCAACAGCTTTTAGCCGATTTGTCCGCCTGCGTATGACCATCATGTAATCTCACAGTGCCTGTTGTTCCACGGATCTCGATCGGCGAATCCATATTAATACCATGCTCTCTATCATTTGAATCGCATGTGATGATAAATTTAGTTAGATCACGATCCAATACCCCTGCTAGTTCACAATGCTTCGCGATAAGAGCCTTTAAGATTGATGAATTATCTAAAAATGTTTCAGTTCCATCGGCTTTGTACTTGGGGCGATTTATTCCATGAAAATTAATTAATGTGAAGCCCTTTGTTGTCATGATGATAGAGATAGGGCGACCTGCGTCAGTCGAAACTACACCAGCAACATCTTCTGTTAAACCAAGATCTGCATCATACGCCATTTCCATTTCGCCTAATACTGTCTTATCCCATATGGTCAATACAGCAGCTTTATTTTTAATTTCCTTAGAAAACGCATAGTAATCATAATTTGGATTATTTAGCGCTGTCTTAATCATATCAAGAGTAGGTGGGTGAAATTCTTGAATTCCTATAACTTTCGCATCAATTCTACGCGCAGTAGACCCTAAATGTGTTAGAGAATTTTGAAAGAAATTTGTAGTACCTACTTTTTGATCTACTTCTGCGCGCTGTAGAAAACTATATTCGCTTGCAAACTTATTCTCTTTATCTCCCATCGCAGAGAAAACACTCATATTGTATGAAATAACAGCAACATCCATTCTTTATCTATATAAAGCAAACAAATAAAACAACCCAAAGTAGAATGTGGCGATACTTAAAATGTTTCTATAAAGACGAGCCGTTCGTAGAAGTTAAGTTTCATGCTTCTATGCGCAAAAAGCCTGTTATAATCGGAAAAAATAAATTCAAATCATTCAAAACAATGGATGATTTAATTTTGTTTTTACAATTTTATGATGATTATGATATAGAAATACAAAATGAAATTATGAATAAATATAGTCGCATAATGATCCATAAAGAGTTCTGTCTAGTCAAAGAAACCCAACGTATTCAGATGCGTATGAGAGCTTTGTACCGGTGAGACTTAAAATTAGTCGTTGGACATTTAATCTACCTCCTCAACCTTCGGCCCATCCGCAGGAGCAGGAGCAGGAGCAGGAGCATCCGCAGGCGGAACACCCTCCGTAGCCATCTTCGCAGCCGCATCCTCCGCCGCCTTCTGCTCAGGCGTCGTCTCGCCATGCTTGACCGGTCCATCAGGGTTGCTGTAATCCGTAGCACCATACATCTTCATTAGCAGGGGACGGACAAGCTCCTCCACGCGCTTCTTCTCATCCTTGAACTCCTGTGTCTCAGCATCCGCGTGCGCCTCCAGCCACGTAATTCCCGTCTGGAGGTACTCCTCGCCCTTCTTCGCATCCTCCTCACCCAGCTTCTCCTTGGTCTTCTCCTCGCGCATTGTGTTGCGCGCATTGTAGAGATAAGACTCCAGGTCATTCTTCGCCTCCACACGCTCCATCTTAACCTTGTCCTCAGCCGCGAACTTATCAGCATTCTCCACCATCTTCTCGATCTGCTCGCGCGTCAGGCGACCCTTATCATTCGTGATAGTGATCTTATTCGTCTTGCCACTACCCTTCTCAACCGCAGACACGTTGAGGATACCGTTCGCATCCATATCATACGTGATCTCAATCTGCGGCACACCGCGCGGCATCGGAGGGATGCTGTCCAGGCGGAACGTACCAAGGAGATTGTTATCCTTCGTGAAGTTGCGCTCACCCTCGAAGATACGTACATCAACTGCCGCCTGGTTATCAGAATACGTGCTGAATGTCTGCGTCTTCTTGGTGGGGATCGTCGTGTTGCGCTTGATCAGCGCAGTCATGACACCGCCAGCCGTCTCAATGCCGAGGGACAGTGGCGCAACGTCGAGCAGGAGGAGCTCGCTTGTACGATCATCCTTCGCATCGCCCTTTGTGAGGATGTGAGCCTGAACCGCCGCACCATACGCCACGGCCTCGTCAGGGTTCACACTGTCGTTGAGCTTCTTGCCGTTGAAATACTCAGACAGAAGCTGGCGAACACGCGGGATGCGCGAAGAGCCACCTACCATCACGATCTCGTGGATCTGGTCCTTGGACATCTTCGCATCACGGAGGAGGCCATCCAGAGGACCAAGGCAGCGCTGGAATAGGCTGTCGCAAAGGCTCTCGAACTTCGCACGCGTCAGCGGAACATTGATATCGTAGCCCTCTGAGAGTGAGTCTACCTCGACTGAGGCCTGAGTTGCGGCGGAGAGAGTGCGCTTCGCACGCTCACAGGCCGTGCGGAGGCGGCGCAGAGCCTTCGCATTGTTTGAAAGATCAACCTTTGTCTTCTTCTTGAACTCCGCCGCGCAATAGTCGACGAGTATGTTGTCAAAATCTTCTCCCGAAGTTGTTATCGTATGGCTCTTTATCCATACTTCTTATGGTTTCCCATAAGTCCAGACTATATCTTCTTTTTGTTCACACCGAACAAAAAGGAACCCATTCGTGCCCCTTTTACCATAGCTTTCGCATTAGGTTACTTGGAGTAGTCGTTGAACCTTTACCTGGTTTCCCAGGCACTTGGCTGCGGATTGCCCATTTCTCTATTCGCCACATTTTTACCATACTACAGATAGTTACTCTGTACCGCCAACTCTGTCACCAGGCTGGTTTGGTAGTGGACGACTTTAGGGGTTTCCCGCAATTAGAGTTCTTTTACTTGAGCAGTTATAAAAGTTTACCCAAGTGAGTGTCTCCAGCCGTAGCCTTGACCTCAAAGATGCCACCATCAATCGTTAATACTGATAAATCGTGTGTACCCCCGCCGCAATCGAAGATGAGCACATTCTGCTCACCCTTGTTCGAGGTCCTATCCAGACCGTACGCAATAGCCGCCGCCGTCGGCTCGTTGATGATGCGCAGTACATTGAGACCCGCGATGACACCAGCATCCTTCGTCGCCTGACGCTGCGCATCATTGAAATACGCAGGGACCGTGATGACCGCGTTCTTGACCTCGCCGCCAAGATAGGCTTCAGCCGTCGCCTTCATCTTCTGGAGAACGGCCGCTGAGATCTCTTCAGGCTGGAAGCGCTTCTTCTCGCCCTTGTACATGACCTCAATTACCGGCTTCTCATTTGCGCCCTCAAGAACCGTAAACGGCCAGTGCTTCATATCAGACTTTACCGCGCTATCGTCAAACTTGCGACCGAGAAGACGCTTAGCATCAAAAACAGTGTTCTTCGGGTTGGATGACGCACTGTTCTTCGCCGCATCACCGACAAGACGCTCCTCATCTGTGAAAGACACATAAGAAGGGGTCGTGCGATTGCCCTGATCGTTCGCGATAATCTCAACGCGATCATTCTGCCATACACCTACGCACGAATAGGTGGTACCGAGGTCAATGCCGATCGCAGGGATGGAACTCATATAGATAGTTCTTGTGGAGAATTTTTAAGCCCTTCTCTTTTTTAAGTCTCACGACGTTAACGTCGTGACTTTATTTTAACGAAACTTTAGTTTCGTTAAAATAAATGTCCAACGACATTATAGAAGAAGGATGATAACTGAAAAGGTTATTTCTATTGTACAGTTTGAGGAACTAATGAAAAATGGTCTTAAAAATTCATTTGAACAGTGTATTAAAGATTTACGCAGACACCCGGTTTCTTATGAAGATATAGTTGATGAAGCAGCCAAAGATAAACGCACAACTAAAATCGCTTTAATTTACGAGGATACAACAGTTATATCAACTGCTCGTTTATTATGCGAGCCGAGTGGAAAGTGCGAAATTAATATGGTGTATACAAATCCTGACTATAGAGGACAAGGGTATGCTACAAAAATCGTAAAAAAACTGACAAAGAAAGCAAAAGGGAAGGCGTATCTTATTGTTAAGAAAAACAATCTCGCAGCAATAAGATCCTATACAAAAGCAGGTTTTGTTTGTAATAAAGAAGAAAAGGGATATTACACGATGATATATAAACAGAAACAGACGCGTAAAAAATAAAGTCGCGACGTTATCTTATCACGTTAACACGTTATCACGTTAACACGTTAACACGTTAACACGTTAGCACGTTAACACGTTAACACGTTAATACGTTTAGAAGCAGGCTCCAACTTCCATCTCTTTTTAATCTCCTTCCAGCTTTCCTGTTTAGACGTATACAAATCTACATCAAGCCCCACTTTAATCGCATCACGTGTCAGTGAGACGAGCCCCATAGATGGGAATAAGCCAAGAAGAGCACTATAATGCTTCCACTGTCTATCGACCACACTCTGATCAGCAAAAGCTAGACCAGCCCCGTGACTTTTCTCCTGATCGGTCTGTGACCATTCATCAGGAATATCATCTGGGAAATAGAGATCATAGAATGTCTCTTTTGCTTCATCATTCTTATAAATTGGCCGCCATCCTCCAAAATCCTCCGCTACTCTATCCCAATAAGGCGAACCATAGAGCGCAGTAAGAGGCTCGCGAATTTCCTGAATATTGGTCATTGAGCGCGACATCTCGCCGCGGCCTGTCTTGTATACTATAGCTTCAGGTCTAGTCTTAAAGATGCGTCGCGCTCGCCGTCCTTCAAGCTCACTGAACTCAGTAAACAGCCCCATATCTACATATCGCCGAACTGCTTTCCAACCACCAGTTCCCTTATCGCATATAAGAAGGGTAGCCGCCGCTTTACTTTCCCAGCTACCGATCTCCTGTAGTTTAGAAAGCACATATCTTTCTTTCGCTGATACTACCTTTTCGAGAAGATTCCAGATATCATCTCGACAACGTAGAAGCGTCCACGCAAAGAGTGCTTTTCCTTGCTTCAAAGCGCGCAAAATACAGCGTACCTCTACATCCTCTGGGCCAGAGATGGTCATTGGAACAACACGATCAACCTGTTTTATCCAATCAAGGGAACCTAGCGCAAGTAGGCTGAAGATTGACGCATCTCGCTCTACAGAACAAATAGCACCAACATAGTCTAAGAGATCATCTGGATCTGCTTGTACAAGATCAATGAATAGTGGATAGGAAGCTCTACCAATTCCTTCAAACCACGCAGCAATCATGATTTCCTTTAGTTCACTGCTCATAAGTGTATCAATGAGCTCCATGCTCCAGAAGAGTGCTTCACGATAATTTTTCTTCAAGAGCGCATATTTACAGTTTGCTTTCACCTCGTCAATACGGTACAAATGGCGTGTGAGCATGGTGCTTAAGTCTAATGCGCGCAGCTCCTCAATTTTATTACGGACATTATAATAGATGTATGTCTTGCCGCCGTGTGAGAACGCAAATGAAATCGTTCCGCGCCTATGGCTAGGAAACGCAAAAGCAGCGCATGATACTGCTTTCTTAAAAGAAAAGGGTATAACTACAGTATTTAATTGCTCAAAGGACATTTCATTTCACTCTTCAGCTAAACGCTGCTACCGAATTCCTGTAGATGATAATCTTCAACAGGAAGAACTTCGTAATTTAGAGCTATGGTCATTTGAAATTGTGAGTAAACTCTCACAAGAATATAAGCAGGGAAAGCCTGTTATTGTTCACTGCGCAGCAGGAATGCAGCGATCCGCAGCGGTGGTCGCAATGTTTCTTGTTGCGACAATGAAACTCACAACAGAAGACGCGATTGAGTATATCCGTAAAAAGCGCGTGATTGCGTTTATGCCGATGGCGAATTTTGGAACATCTATCAAGGGGTTTGAACAGTCTCTTCAAAAAGTATTAACGTCGTAAAGCGCCCCATTAATTCGCACAACCGCATCCTTCTTATAATCAACCGAATACGGATTGCTCGTAAGAAGTACAGTATTCTGGGTACCTGTAGCATCTGTCCATGTATAGTGATCAGTAATAGGTACGTGGCAGTGGCCAAATAACCACGCAACAAGTGGCCGCCGCAGAAGAATTTCCATCTCAGGCGCATTCATACTACTCGATTTCTCTTGTACCCACTCCTCTTCCGTGAGCCACGGAAGAGGCGCGTAGTGTCCCAATATAATAACAGGCTTATCGCAGTCTGTTAAATAGGCTGTGAGCCATCGTCTACAGCGATTGTACTCATGTAAAAAGACGCCCTTATCTACAGGCGAAGGGTCAGACTTTGCCCATATTTTTCCTGTTACGTGAAGCATAACTTCATCCTGCGGCCGCCGCCAGAGAGGACATCCTAAGATGATAAGCCCATCATCACTTCCCATTGCTTCACAATACAAGACGTGAACATTTGCGTACGTGGATACTTTCATCTTCATTACTCGAACAGCTTCAGCCGGATCAGTAAATCCGGAGCCCCAAACTTCCAGATTTCCAGGGATCCAGATAATAGTTGTCCATCGCTCAGAACACCATTCAAAAAATGGACGCAGATGCGCATGTTCAAGAGCACATATATCACCAAGAAGAACAAGGACAGGCGCAACCGCAGGTTTTATAACCTCTTCATAGGTCATCTTAGGTCGTCTTTCCAGATGGAGATCGCTGATATACTGTAACCTCATCCGAGCTTCTGTGCTAGGAGTTCAATTTTTCCAGAGACCTCTGACGAAAACTGGAGTTTGAGAACAGGCTTTCCCACAAGTTCAATAAACTGCGGAGTGAATTTAATAGGGAGAATGTTCCATTCGCCGTATTGAACAAATATTGTATGAAGAAGCGGGCCGCTCTCCATTGGTGTTACAATCGCAAGGGGGTACCACATGAGTGTGTCGGGATTACGCGTTGTAAATCTCACACCTGTCCAAACGAAACCATCAAGACACTTGGGGATCTCAGTAACAACTGTCTTCTCATTTATAAAGAATTGATGATAAATCTCTGAATGCGCGATATCTTGAGGACAGTCTGTATCGCACTTCTGGTTCCAAGGCCAGTGATTGAGACAGCGCGGATCCATCTTTCTATTTACGCGGGTGGTATTTGTGGTGAACGCATTCACTTCAAATTTTTATTGGTTAATAGTCGTTGGACATTTATTAATAAAGTCGCGACGTTACCAATAACAACCTCCTTCAATAGACGCAGCACCACCAGGTGTCTCATCTAATGACGGCCAGACCCACGCATCCGTCCAGAACTTAGAAATGATGCTGTGATTTTCCCACCGTCGCCCCTTAATACCGAAGAGAACTTGTGTCGCGCCACCTAGAACAATACATTGAAGACCTTTCTTCTTTAATTCAGCGCCAAGTATCATGCCTAGACCACCACAACCAATAATACAGATAGATGCGCCTGATTCTACAACCTTCTCTGTAAGATAGGCGATTGCGTCTTGCCATGTAGCAATACTTGAAGGCCAGGCGGCCCTTCCTTGTGCTAAAGCAGGTGAATATCCTGTCTGAATTGGCACCCATTCAGTTGTCTTTGGAAGAAGTGTGGCCGCATCACTCCCCCAGATTTGGCGACGGCGCGCAATCTGAGAAGAGACTGTAGCTGCGAAGGAAGTGACGACAGCAACACGCTTATTCTCTAAAAGAGATGTCCAACGCAGCATATCGGATACATAGTAGGGCTCAAGGCTCCGAAGAGGAATGAAGCTTTCTGAGAAACAATTTTGTTTGAGCAGACTTTCTTCTGCTGCTTTTAATGGAGGATACCATCCTGCTACAATTGGCTCTGTATCAATCACATTCAGCGCAGCCTTGTAAGCACGGATCCACGCATCCACAGATGTTTCTGTGGATGGAAAAACGCCAGCGTGAAGTTCCAGTTGTTTGCGTAGACTGGGATCGGCCGCGCCAGCATGAATAACCTGGAGTTCAATTGTTCCATTACGACCAATTAGACACGGCGCATTGCCACTCAAGCATAAATAAACGGAAGCCGCTCCTTTTGATACGAGATCCATTCTGTACTCTTTATTAGAGATGGGAGTTTATACCCATTTAATGTCGCGACTTTATTTTGAGATCCATTAATAGGATGAAAGGCGTGGCTGTTTTTAATGAAGGTGGCGTCATAGGGAATGCTGTATTTGAAGATATGCTAGGTGGTCTAAAAATAAAAGCGAGTTTTACAAGTCTTCCGCCAGGAGAACACGGTTTCCATATTCATGCGAATGGTGATTTACGGGATGAAGGCTGTATGGGCGCATGTTTACATTATAATAAAGGACCAAAAAGATCCCATGGTGGGGCTCCTTCCACTAAGGGTGAACGTCACACAGGTGATCTAGGAAATATAGAATTAACGGATCATCTATACTCTTATAAATTGGCGGACGTAAATGTCTCTGAACTTCTAGGAAGAACATTGATTGTCCATGCGGATCCGGATGATTTGGGGAAAGGCGGAGAGGCCGATTCATTAATAACTGGTCATTCTGGAAAACGAATTTCATGTGCGTTAATTGGTAGGGCGAAGGATTGTGAAGAAAAGAAAACAAGAAAGATACGTCATTAGACATGCTATTAGACATGCTATTAGACATGCTATTAGACATGCTATTAGACATGCTATTAATACAAAATTGAATTACAGGATTATAAAGTATTTGTTAGATAGAAATGCTCGGTATACTTTCAGTCATGACATATTTCGCATATGCTGCGTCTCCATCCTATACATCAATGGATACACCTATGGAAACACCCATGAATACAGCCATAGCAACAGCCATAGCAACACCTATAGCATCAGCCATAGCATCAGCCATAGCATCAGCAAGTCCGACTGTGTCGCATTCACCTCAACTTTCTTCTGTCATATCATCTGCTAGTTCTATGGTCGGTGCGGGCATCGGTGGTGCGCTAATTGTAATTGTAATTGCTGGTATTGCTATTCGTTTCAAGATTATATCTGCGCAGCTCAATACTACACCAACAATTGCTACTTGGACACCTGGAAAGAGGAGTAACAAGCTGCGTGTTCCTGATATGGATATCTATCTCAATCCTAGAATTATGAACCCAAACCTATCAAGTCGTACGCAAAAAATGATGAGCACGCCTGCGCCTAACCGTGTATAAAATGGCTATAGAATTCTCTTCTAAGAGCGCAGCCTATAGTGAATTTAGTAATTTCCATTCTTCGCCTTTTACTTTAAAAGACAAACAATGGCCAACAGTTGAACATTATTTCCAAGCACACAAGTTTAATGATCCTGTTCTTCAAGAGACTATTCGGACAGCAGCAACCGCAGCATCCGCGAAGAAGCTGGGAAGAACACGCTCACCCCATTTTCGTACTGACTGGGAGGCTGTCAAGGAACAGGTTATGATGGAGGGTCTACAAGCAAAATTCACACAGAACCTGGATCTTGGAGAGTTGCTGAAATCCACTGGAACTATAACTCTAAAAGAGAAAGCATTCTGGGATGGATATTGGGGAACAGGGAGGACTGGAAATGGAAAAAATAGGATGGGAGTTTTACTTGAACAGGTGAGATTAAAAATTTGAAGCCTAATAAATTTATTTTTAACTATTAACAAAATAATAATGGATGAATTAAATAAAAAGCTTTCTGATCATCGATGTAAACTAGATATGCTTTCTAAAAGTATAGTTAGTATGAATGAAAAAATAGAAGATGCGAAAATAAAGCTACAAAATATGCCATCTACTGTAAATAAAAGTTTCCACTCAAGAGCATCTTATCTTGATTATATTCAATATATGCAGGGTGAAAATAATAGAAGATTTCAAGGTGGATTTACAGAACCTGCAAAACGTGACTTTAATGCGGAAGTAAAAAGATTAGAAGAATTAATGGCCCTCTCTGGTCCTTATTATGAATTAACAGAACAACTAGAGAAAGATAAGAAAAGACTTATGGAAATGTATACATTACGTAATAATGAAAAAGAAGCTCTTTCTAAAGTTGCTGAAGAAGCAACTAAATTCGCATTAAAATATACAAAGTTTAATAATTCAAAGAGTATTGATTGGGAACTATTTAGTTTATAGTCTCAGCGGTAAGGGTTCCAAGCCCGCCCATCAGGCATGCGTCGAACAGGTCCACCACCGAGTACAGTACCTGAAAGATCTGGCTCAGCTACAAATACAGGTAGAGGAACCTCAGGAATAGGCGTACCAGGTCGACGACCATCCCATTGATCAGCAGCCTCTTCAAATTCCATAATAACCTCTTCACCATTCATTAAAACTGTATCAGCAGGTTCAACATCGACAACATAGAAGCCCATATCATATCCACCCAACTCTTCTAGACTAAGAAGAATAGTTGTTCCCTTCTGAAGAACACCAAGGCGTGTGAGAGATGTAGTTAACATCTCCTTCGCATCAGTATTGTAGAAGGCTGAATCCAAAGGCTTCAGAACAATACGCGTGGCCTCTGGAAAGGCCTCCTGGCTCAAGAAGTCCACTTCAATCAGCCCATCAATAGATATATCAGGAGGCAACATCCATAGAGGTACAAAGATAGAATTGTTCATATCAGGTGGGCAATCATGCGGCGCAAAATGCTCAACTGCGCAAACACGTGTGATCTCATCTGTAAATTTCAGGATAGCAAAGAGACGTGTTCCGTCTTGAAGTTGTTGCGCCCAATCATGATGATTAATATAAGAGACAGTATCATCTGTCTTAATATCGAGATATGCGGTCGATGCGAGTGTGTAGGTTGGCATGATGTATCATTGAATGCTCCATGCTTCAATTTTTAAAATTTAAGTCTCACCTGTAGATGTGCTCAAGAGCCAAACCACGCTTCAGCCTCATTATCGATAAATTAGAATTATCAACTATTCAAAAGGATATTATAAAAGACAGATATATAAGTCTTGTTGAAGAAACACGCAATCGTGCTAGTAATATATCTATACTATATCATACTAGTCATTTAATCGTTACTGTCGGTTCACTTATTGTTCCAGCTCTAATGTCAATTCAATATATGACCGCAGAAAATCAACTATACTGGATAACATGGGTTATTTCTCTACTTGTTACGACATCCAACGGACTTCTTACATTATTTAAAATCGACAAGAAATACTTATATTTACACACAAACACAGAGAGGTTAACAAGCGAGGGCTGGCAGTATACACAACTATCAGGTCGCTACAGTGGATTTCATACACCTGGTAAACAACCATCGCACGCAAATCAATTCATTTTCTTCTGTCATACAGTTGAAAAAATAAGAATGCGCGAGATTGATGATGAGTATAACCGCACACAAGATCCAACTTCAACAACATCTCTTACTAAACAGGATCCAATTATTCCTATAACTCCTCTTAATCCTCTTCAAAATACGTTAAAGTTACAGAGTATTTTAGAAGAAGCGGAAATAGAAAATACGCCTATGGTAGATGGCGGTGAATCCACCTCCGCGAATAAAGATAGCTCAAAAATGTCAGTGTCTATCCAATAATATTTCACTCAAAGCCTTATATTTAGCATCTACAACATTAAATCTGCCAAACGCATTACAAAGTTTAGGGTGTCCGCAACCTCCTCTTCCTCGATCCGCATTCTGTAAAGAGCATAAAGATACTTGTTCATATGGTTCTCCACTTTCGGGATATGAACCTAGTTATGATCCTAAACTCTGGAATAGTAAAAAAGAACTCCGCGAGACACATAATTGTTTTGCGTATGCGATGAACATCATTGATCCTAAACAAATTATTAAGTGTCTATCTTCAGGAGATTGTGGTTTTCATCAGCCCGGTGCCGCGTCAGGTCGTGAAGGCTTTAATTCATCTAGACCTAAGACATGTCCTGATATGCTCACGCGTATTCTTGGAGACAATCCGTCAATAAAACGCACAACATTTCTGGAGAAATGTCCAGCAAGAACATCAAAAATCGCACTTGTTGTCGACGAAGATGAAGACTACCATTTTCTTCGCCAAGATGCGGATGGGTGGTGGTCACAAAAAGGAGGCGCAAAACCGGTTGTAAAGGTCGATGCGAGCAATCGGCCCATTTGGAACCCAGAATTAGCTGATCATAATTGGACTAACGCATCGGGTAAGCTCGATTATGATCGTTTTTGTGGATATATGTGTATTCCACGCAAAATAAAAAATGTAGATTTGAGATTAAAAATCAGTACAGGTGGGCGACGTACTAAGAAGAACGTTGTTTCTCGCGCGCGTCAATCCAAGAAGTACCATGTACGTCAAACCAGACGTTACCAGGGTCGTAAAGTTTAAGAGCTTCTATACAATCTAGACGTTTACGAGGATTTGCTTGTAGCATTCCGCGCAAAATCGACTTAATAATAGGACCGCGGCGTATCCAGAGTTGGCTATCTACGAACTCTTTCTTATAAAGAAGAGGAACGAGCGCATCTAACAAACAACCGCCAATTCCCCAACTATCATATGTAGGCCAGTACAATTTCCAAAAGGGGATCCAGTCTTGATCTTTAGCTTGATCTTGAACCGCGTGACTTGAATACCAGAAATCGCGTAGTTCGGCAGCCTGCTGTACTTCTTGAAGACCGAGTACAACCTGCGCAGTGTGAAATATACCTTTCTTTGTAACAACATCTGATACATTATCAATTGTCTGATCGGGCGCTTGAGAGAGTGTTATTTCAGGCGGCTCAGTGGTATATCTAGGATCATACCGCTTCCGTCTTAGATCAAGAGTGTGAGCACTGATAAGCTTTGATGAGAAACTTTGACCGAAGTCGATCAGCGCAACTTGGCCATTCTCATCAATTACGACGTTATTGGTTGAAATATCGAAATGAATATAGTTGGCGGAAAGTAAATAGGAGCCGGCCTCTAGTAGTTGGAGAAAAAGATCGAAGTAGTTGAGTTTTCCCTTTAAAAAATCATAGTCGACTATGCGCTTATAGAGTGTTTTTCCACCATACCGCATTGTAAACTGAATAACACTATCTAGACGCTCAGTACCCTTCTTCTTAATAAGATCACACTTCGCAACATCTTTATCCAGCTGTTTCATATCAGGAATACAGCCTGAACCCTCGTCTGGAAGAATAAAATAAGGTAGTTTTAAAGGGCCCAAGATTTTTGCGGCCGTCATCTCAATTATATAGTCGTCAGGACTAGTTATTTTTCCAAGAAGATCGTCTTTATTTTTTTTTGTTTCATCTTTACAAATAAGCGGCGGCTCAAATATACAACCATACGTTCCTGAGCCCAAAAGAGCACCTCCCCGTAGCATTCTATCGTAACGTCATGACTTTATTTAACAAAACTTTAGCTTCCTTAAATTAGAGATTTGACGGTATATTGGAGACAGCAAGCCACATTTTATTGTGAAACTTAAATTTAATACTAACCGATAGGATGTCCGGAGCATTGACGGTAGGGCTTTTTCTTTTATGTATTATACTCTTTCTTGAATTACTGGCTCCAGAAAAACTCACAGAGGGTTTTGAAGGGCTTATACCTGTTCTCTCAAATTCATCCTATTTCTCCAAATTCATTCCGAAACGTGGAGACGTTGGTCCTTTGAAAGAACAACCTGGATTTATTATGGACGGCCGATATTTTCATGACTATACTGATGTTCAACGCCTTGGTGTAAATCAAGATTATTGTCGCATGGTTGTGCCTACTGGTAATTTAAATGGAGCAGGTACATTCTTCGCATGTGCTCTCGGTGGAACAACTGATATTGTCAGCTCAACGGAATACAAAACAAATACTGTAGAAAAGGGGTTTTTACTGAGCCGCGATGATTATATGAATGATATTGTTAAAGATGGCCGCTACGCATATTGTAGGATTTTGAAAAGTCAGGATGGAACGTATCAACCATTGTGTCGCAAGGCGCTCGATACAAGTTTTTCAACGAGGGACGAGGCTGATCCTAATCCTCCCGCGACTGTTGCTAGACTTCTCACATTCTACGATGGCTGTGTCTTATGGCTCAGACTATATGATGATATGCTTGATTATACAAATACTGTTCAAGTATATAAGAATGGAAATATAGAGATTGATGAGAGACCGCGTCCATTGACTACACGCGGTCTCAACTTTGATGGTGTGAGCCAATTTCTACGAATTGGGGACGATCCTGATTTATCTCTTGGAAACTCTATTAAATTGCGGACAGTTCGTGCGTTTAGCCTATGGGTGTATGTGGATGAATTCACAAACAATGCGCATTTCTTTGACTTTGGAGATGGTGGTGGAAATAATAATGTATTTCTTGGAATTCTTGGGAAAGGGGATCAAGGACTTATGGATGCGGCCGAATTACGCCCTCTTATCTGCGGAGCAGAAACGACCGTTCCAAGCACTCCATCTGGTGCGCAAGCTGTAGTTGAAATGACGGCTCAAAAACTCATGAAAACAACAGCCGCGAATGTCGATGACTATGTGAATATTGATCAAGAGGTTAGAGCACGAATACTTCCGCCGAGTAGTTTGCGGCCCATGAAAGTATCTGGAAATAAGAAGTTTGCTACTCTTCATTATGAAGTCTGGGATCAGCGGCAGAGAAAAATGAGCATTAAGATTAATTCAATTGTCCCTCTGCGCCGTTGGACACATATTGTCGTAACAGCAATGAATATGGACGCAACGCGCCCAGATATTGGCGTCTTTGTAAATGGAGAGCAGGTCTATGTTCATCCATCTGGATTTTTACCGCAGTCCACCACAACTACAAATAATTATCTTGGAAAATCAAACTGGACGGATGCTGGGAGTACATATGAACTGCGCGATGAACTCTTCAGTGGAAGCCTTTTTGATTTCCGCATGTACACAACGCCGATGTCAGAGAGTAAAGTAAAGGATACTATGGCGTGGGGTAAGAGTTTATTAACGTCGTGACTTTATTTTAACGAAACTTTAGTTTCGTTAAAATAAATGTCCTACGACTAATTTGGTGATGGATCTTAAATTTAACGAAGCTCTTTGAGCTTCGTTAAATTTAAGTCTCACCGGTACAGTCATGACGTTAATGACACAAACCCAGGTCGTTGACGTATAACTGGTTCTACAGGCGCATATGCGACTAGTTTATGATCACCAATTGCGTAACTATATAGCCAATCCGCAGGAAGAGCATATCCAGCCTCTACATAGCAAATGAATGTATTTAAAATAGCAATCATAGCATGACGATTAATGACTAGCGCATGTGTTAACCAAAAATGCTCGATTTTCTCTACAGATGCGCATGAGGTGCTAGATTTTCCAGCTGGTGCGCATCCTAAAATAATAATATCAGATGGTGGCAATGTATCAACTGCGGTGAAATACTCATCCAGATTTCCAACCACTTCAGCATCATCTTCAAAAATACAACAATAGGGTTGATTAGAAGCTATCGCATCTTTTATAATTTTGATATGACTTGCTGTACAGCCAATAACACCTTCATTTGATTGACCTCCATTTGGATGTTTTCTTGGAAATCCATCCATTGTTGGAAAATCCTCCAGCTGAAACATCTTTAATCCATCCAATCCAGAAAATGCTTCAAATCGTTGAAGAGGTAGATCCAGTGCTTTCTCTAATTCAAGTATACTAGCTTCACGAATAGTATCTTGTTGTCTATGAATAAGAAAACATGGAATACTATGTAAATTCATTTATCATAAATAATATATTATTTACGTATTTTCCCCGTAATCAATGAAATAAACCCAGGGCGCTGGCGAATAACTGGCTTTACTGGCGCATACGCAATAAGTTCATAGTCTTTGATCGCATAACTGTAGAGCCAATCAGCGGGAAGCGCATACCCTGCGTCCACATATTTCTTATACGTATTCAGAATTGCGAGCATCCCCTGTCGTCCAACAACTACAGCATGCGTTCCCCAAAAGCGTGTAACTTTCTTTATTTCAGGAATAGTTGTTTCTTTGCTATCAACAATTGTATTTACACCTAGCAAGACAATATCCGCGGGTGGAAGTGTATCTACTAATGAAAAATAGTCTTGGAGATTACCGACGACCTCCGCATCATCTTCAAATATACAGCAGTGAGTGTATTTTGATTTAATGGCTGCTTCTAAGATTTCAATATGGCTAGCAGTACAACCAATATTTCCAAGACTTGTAGGCTCAGTCTCATGTGGATGCTTTGTTGGAAATCCATCTTTTAGTAAAAAATGTCCAGAAATTCCTTCGAACTTCTGGAGAGTTTTACCAAGACGTTTTTCAAGTTCATCTATACTTGCTTCACGGATAGTGTCCTGTGTTCTATGAATAAGAAGACAAGGTATTGTATGTAGGTCCATTATTTTATTTTAATAACTTCTCTTTAGACTTCATCGGGAAACTCATCATCAGGGAGATAATCACCCGCTGTGAAGCCTGTTGCTACAACTGGAGCAGGAGCAACTGCGGGTGCAGGAGCAACTGCGGGTGCAGGAGCAGGTACAACTGCGGGAACAGGTACAACTGCGGGAGCAGGAGGCCGTGCGCGCACCTGAGATGGCGCAGGCTTCGTCTCATCTACACCCACCTTACGCGGTGGAATATAATTCCAATCCTTATCAATCTGCGGAAACGCACACATCATCCGTGTACCCATCATCTTCAGACTGCTATTTGTATAGACGCGCAGATCATTCAGCTGTGCTTCATTCGCAGCCCATCCAGCCTTAATCATCTTCGCCTTCGCCTCTACTGTTAGCCCAGGGCCAGCAACCAAATTCCGCAGAAACTCAGACCCAACATGCGTAAAGGTCGTCAGGATCTGGCCGATCTCGCGCTTTCGCTCGAACTTCGTCTCGCGCTGCTCAAGCATCTTCTTCCATGTATCCTCCTCCATGTCATTCATCAGGTACTTGATATTGATATCTTGGTTCACATTCGCGGCCTGACGAGCGGGAAACTCAGCAAGACGCACCTCAGCCATATCATTGAGAGAGCGGTGAATGTGAATAATCAAGTTCTTCGTTGGAGCAGGAAGATCTGTTGCGAGAATGTCGCGCGTGAACTGCCAGACTGTTGGAAGACCGCCACACGGGATATCACCAGCCTCTCGCGGCGCAGCCCCGCCATTCCTGTGCCGCAAGTACTCATAATAATGCGGGTTATGAATGGTTCCAGTAACTACGTGACCTGTATTCCAAGAGAATGCTGTGTGACACGTCTCCTGTGTACAGAACATTTGATCACACCCATCGATCTTAAAGATGCGGACACCACACTTAGGACACGGCTTCGTCTCACGCTTAATAAGCGCAGCAGAGGCCTTCGCATCCTCATTACATGTATGCTCTGCGTCGCGGTTATCACCCTTAATGGTAAGACAGTCTGGACACGCGTACTTCGCACATACACCGCACTTATACGCAGTTGAGAGATAGCCGCGACAGTTATCTGCGGGACAGTGCTGAATGAATACACGCGCAGGCTCAGACGCCTTGTCATCCTCCGCAGCACGTCCCTCTAGAATATTCTGCCCGCGTGTGATCCTACGCTGGAGAACCTCATGGTCATAGCGCACACGCATCATCTTCGCCTCATTCCTGCCATACCGCGCGCAGTTCTCATCGAGCTCTTTCATAGCAACCTCCATCTCCTCGCCTGTCTTTGTAGCACGGATCTTCACTCGAAGAGCATCTCTCACACGTAGAATACCGACACGTGTAGCCTCCATCTTCCGAAGTGAATCAGACACTACACCCATAAGCTCACTTGCTGCGCGGATCTCCTTCACTGCTTCCACAAAGATTTGCATCGCAGGAAGCATCGCCTTCTCACGATCCATCAGCGTCTTTGCGCGATGCTTACGAAGAGGCCCACTTCGGAAGGTCTTAGTCAGATGAAGATCAATAAACTCACGGTTCCAGGCCTTACGACATCCTAGACAGTGAGGATCCTCGTGGGAACTTAGAAGATAGCGCTGAACACAGCCACGACACGCATTCGCAGGACAGTAGGGGCATGTCACTTTCAGGCGAAGCTCCTTTGTGTATTTCTCGAGGCAAATAGAGCAGTCCATTGTATACTATATACCAAAGCGGTCACCACGTTCAATTTTAATTCGGATTACCCATGAGAAGTATGTCGATATATATACCATCAAATACAACAATTATTCCAGTAAATACATTCACTTTATCTAAAACACTCACACTCCCATCTGTCTCTACAAGTCCAGGGCGTATTGTCATCATTAAAGATACCTATGGAACTGCTTCATCCCAGTATATTCAATTAAGTACGACAGGTATTGATACAGTAGAGCGAGGATCAACACAGTCAATCAGATTATCGACAAGCTATGGATCATGGGTGTTCACGAATGATGGTGTCACAACATGGTTCTTAGTTGACGCATATAAGAATAGTCTTTCACAGCAGTTGGTAGCCGCGCTTCCGCCATTTGCTACGCCCGCTATTACTGTATCCTTCGTACCAAATACACTCTCTTCTTCATGGGTCGCAAGTATAAATGCGGTCTCCTACACTGTAAGTTACTATTATAATCAAGCAGCCTCTACAACTGGCGGAACACTCATACAGACATTCACAGATCTGACGGCGATAACTCATAGTTTTACAGAAACACCGAATGTGTATTACTATTATTACGCGACTGTTACATCGATAAATGCGAACTCTTCTTCAACGACGACCTCTGCTGTGATCTACGCGATTGTTACACCGTCTCCTCCAACAAATGTAGTTGTACTCTTTGATTCAAATGTTCTCTCATGTGCGTGGACATTAGCAGCAAATACGACAACCTATACTGTTGTTTTTTACGAGACACTCACACCTGCGACCACAGGCGGATCTGTTTTTCAGACAATTACAGGAATTAGTCTGCTTTATTATAGTTCAGCACTCAATGTATATCAGGGTCGGTATTATTATGCGACTGTACAGTCTTTCAATCTAAGTGGAAGCTCATCCGTCATTACAAGTTCTAATAATGTGCTGGGTGCCGCAATACCTCTCCCTCCTCCATCAGCATCAATTACAATTCTTGGGCAAACCGCGGTCACATCATGGAGCGCAGCAGTCAACGCAATAACGTATACAGTTGAGTTTTATTATGTAAATACAGCCGTTACAACTGGCGGGACTTTACTCGAAACGGTCACTGGTATTTCCGCTCTTACACAAACTACATCAGTTACATTATTGATTAATAAGTATTATTATGCGACAATAGCAGCTGTAAATTCTTATGGACAGTCGGCTGCGACAACAACTGCAACAACAACTGCGCAATATGGATTCGCACCCCCTGCGACCACCTCAGTGAGTATTGTGGTGTCTGGAATGAATGTGGTCGCATCATGGGCGTCTGCGCTCAATACTACTACATATACAATCATCTTCTATGAAGTAAATACAGCTGTCACAACAGGCGGTTCTGTATTTGAAACAGTTACTGGTCAAGCAGGTCTTACACAAGCCTCGTCAACACCTCTTGTAAATGGAAAATATTATTACGCAACTGTTATGGGTGTAAATCCATATGGAAATTCTTCTGTTGTCACATCAGCAACCGCAAGTGCGCAGATCGCTAATGCTCCACAGCCGCCAACAGGTATTTCTGTAGTCTATAGTGGATCACTATCAACGAGTTGGTCAGCAGCTCTCAATGCTACGACCTACACAGTTGTTTTTTATCGTGTAACAACAAACGTGACAACAGGCGGAGTTCTCACTGAAACGAATACAGGTGTCGCAGCACTAACACAAACAATAGCTGCGTCACCTCTCGCAGGATATTATTATTATACGACGGTAACATCATATAATACATATGGAAATTCAGCAACAATTACAAGTGGAAATGCGGCGCAGATAACTGTTGCGCCATCCCTCGCAACATCTGTATCTATTGTTCTTTCTGGCTACTATCTTGTATGTTCATGGACAGCAGCCGCAGACACAACAACCTATACAGTCATATTCTATCAAAATACAAGTGCGACAACAACGGGTGGAACTTTATTTGAGACAGCTACGCTACAGTTAGGACCATCTACAACGTCGACAACTATGGTTGTCAATACATATTATTATTACGCAAGTGTCACATCTGTAAATGGATACGCATCCTCTTCACCTGTCTTAAGTTCATCGTCAACGTCGCAGATCCAAATTGCTCCTACAAACCCGAGCAATGTGACGGTCAGTTTATCGGCTATTCAAATTACAGCATCTTGGACAGCCTCAACATATTATGCTACATCATATACTGTCTTATTTTATGAAGTCGCAACAAATGTGACAACAGGTGGTACATTATTTGAAACGAACACTGGAGTTACAGGAACTTCACAACTAACATCAACATCCTTGGTGAACGGCCAGTATTATTATGCGACAGTTACAGCTGTAAATACAATTCCTCTGAGCTCTTCAACAATCACAAGTTCAACCGCAGTACTTGCGCTGTTATATGTTCAAAATCTATCTATTTCAGTATCAAACTCAACTGGTGTTGCGTCTTTATCATGGAGCGCAGTTTCAGGCGCAACATCATACTCTTATGTGTTATATCAGGCGAGCGCAAATAATTATACATCTGGATCTGTTGTCGTATATGCTACAACGTCTAGCACATCAGTTACTACAAATACATATGCGGCTGCTTTTTATTATTTTACAGTTACTGCGACAACCCCAGGAGGATCAACAGTCGTAGTTGCTTCAAGTATTGTTCAGTCTACATATATATTACTATCTAATCCTACTAATGTTTCTGGACTTAGTATATGGTTAGATGGTACAGATACAACAGGTACAGGAGCCACTCTTACAAATGGCACATCCTTTACAACCTGGTTCGATAAATCTGGAAATAGTAATAATTTCACTAAAACAGCAGGGACAATTACAAATCTAGTTGACAATAGTAAATTTGTTGTAAATGTTCCATCCGCAGCAATAATGCAATCTGCTGCTCAAATTAACTTTACAACAAGTTCAGCCTTTTTTATTGTATCAAAGTTTACTTCAAATTCAAATCTTTGTTATGTTATTGGATTATTAAATATTCAACCAGCATCTTTCGCTGGTGATTATTCAATTCGCTTTAGTGGAGGCACAGGTCTACAAGGCACAACTGCTCTTGCTGGTAATAGTAATGACATAGGAAATACAAATTATTACGTGAATGGATCATTTAATCCAAACTTTAATTCATCTTACTACTTCAACGTATATTCTGTTATTGCTACGCAGGTACCAACACAGAGTGGAACATCATATGTGACAATTTCAGACGGTTCTGTTCTAGGGAGGTATATGATTGGATATGTTGCTGAATTTTTATATTATCAGAACGGTGTTACAAATACAAATCGTCAATTACTTGAAGGTTATTTAGCATGGAAATGGGGTTTTCAAACATCACTTTCAGCTGGACATCCTTATTTATCAGCTGCTCCAGTAAGTTCACCTAGCCCAGCAGTTACCAATCCTTATGTGATAACAGCGACTAATGTTGCGACAATGTCATGGTCAGCATATTCAGGTGCGACAGGATATGTGTGGACTTTATTCCAAACAACAAATACAAATTTTACAGGACTTGTTCTTGGATCAGGTACAACATCAAGCGCTCTTACCGCAACCTATACTGGTCTTACGCTCACTAATTATTATTATTTTAGTGTCTATGCGACTACATCGTCAACACCAAGTCTTTATGGTACGTCTCCATTAAGTTTATACAATAATGGAGTGCCTACAGGTGGTGCGGTTACACTCAATACATTTACTGCTCTGACAGGTGGAAGTTTCATAATTACAAGCTCAGCGATGAATACAACAACTTACACATATTATATATCAACAACGATAGGTACAGGTGGATCAATTGGATCGTCTACAACAACAATAATTGGATCTGCGACTTCATTCACAGTATCACTGAGCGCAAATACAACGTATTACGCCGTTATTGTTCCGTCAAATACATTTGGTAACGGAACCGCCTTTTATTCAGCTGGTGTTGCTACGCTTCCTGCGCCAGTGGGTGGATCAATTACTCTCGCGTCAGGCCTAACACCAACAAGTGGATCTGTCACAATTACAGCCGCGTCGCCTGCTACATCTTATACTGTCTATATTTCTACAACAACGAGCAGCGCACAGTCCGTCTATTCATTTACAACTACAACTACAGGGTCCGCAGTTGCGTTTACACCATCACCTTCTTTATCAGGGGGTACAACGTATTATGCTGTTTTACTTCCTACAAATTCTTATGTTAATGGTACCTTTTCTAATTCGGCGGGTGTTGCGGCGGTAGCACCTGTTGAAACACCTCTATACACATTTACAAATGCAACCTTTAATGTAAGTGGTGCTACAGGAAGAAATGGTCCTACTCTTTCTCAAGCAAGAGCTGGTATAACTGGAACACCTGCGCCAAGTAATTGGAATACCACCTATTTCAATATGACAACACAAGGCTATCAGCTCTGGACTGTTCCTAGTACAAGAAATTATACTATAGTTGTAGCAGGAGCTACGGGATCTGGTACGGTTAAGGGTTTAGGAATAATAATTCAAGCAACTGTAACATTAACAAAAGGCAATATTATAAAAATTCTTGTTGGTCAATCTGGTCTTATTAGTGCTGCTGGGACTTGCGGAGGAGCTGGTGGAGGTAGTTTTGTAGCTACAAATGCAAATGAACCAATATTAGTTGCAGGTGGTGGTGGTGGCAGCACGAGCGAGGCAGCAGGGCAAAAAGCTGGTACAGTAATTAATGGTAATTTTACACAAGGTAATGACGTAGCAGGAATTACTGCAATATTTGCTAGCGGTGGTGGATCATTCACATTTAATGGACTAGAACAAAATGCTAGTGGTGCAGGATATTCATTTATTAATGGTGGTGTCGGTGCGGGCGCTGCTAATGGTAACGTAGGTGGATCTGGTGGTTTTGGAGGAGGTGGTGCGACCGCTGCCGCTCCAGGTGGTCCTGGTGCTGGCGGTGGTGGATATCAAGGAGGAGATGCTATTTTCGGTAGTACTTACTATTCAGGTAATGGTGGGTATTGTTTTTATGATGGAAGATTTATTAGAACAACTTCTGTATCAAATCTAGGAACAAATGCAGGCCAAGGTTATGTAACTATCACCGCTGGTATTGATTCTGTAGGTTATATAGTACTAAATTTTGCTCTGACTACAAGTGGTGGATCCGTCAAAATTACACCTGCGACATCTATAACAAATTATACTGTTTATATCTCCACAACGACAAGCAGCGCACAGTCAGTCTATTCATTTGCAACTACAACTACAGGGTCGTGGGTTTCTTTTAGTACAACACTCATAGCAAATACAACATATTATGCTATTCTTTCTCCTAATAATTCTTTTTCAGCAGGTGTTGCGACACCTGCTGCTAATGCACTTTATACATTTACAGGAACACTAACATTTACTCCAGCAGGTGCTGTAGGGCAGACTGGTCCAATACTTTCTCATTGTATATCTACTTATTATAGCTATGGTGCTTTGGCTGCAAATACTGCATATTTCAACATGACAACACAAGGAATTCAACGATGGACTGTTCCTGTTACACGTACTTATGTAATTACGTGCGCAGGTTCAGCTAATTTATATTCGTATAATAGCCCAATAGTTAATTATGGAGCAATTTTAACTGCATCATTTTCTTTAACACAAGGTGATATACTATGTATTTTAGTTGGACAACTAGCATATAACTACGCAATTTTTATGGGTGGTAGCGGTGGGTCATTTGTTGTAACATCAGGAGGTACGCCATTAATTGTAGCAGGTGGTGCTGGTCAAGCCTTGTCTTCTTCTGTAGCTAATGCAAGTTTAACAACAACGGGTGGTAATGGTACAAATGGTGGTGGTACTGGTGGTACTGGTGGATCTGGGGGATCTGGTACATGTGGTGGCGGTGGATTAACTGGAAATGGATCAGGAAATTCATATACAAATGGTGGAGTTGCAGGAGCTGGAGGTGGATTTGGAGGTGGAGGATCCTATTGTTCAGGAAATTATGGCGGAGGAGGAGGAGGCTATTCTGGTGGGGGTGGTGGAAATACGCCTAATCCAGCCGGCGGTGGCGGTGGGTCTTTTTGCTCTGTAACACTGACATCATCTTCTGTTACAAACGCAGGAAATGGCTACGTCTCAATTACTTAAACCTAAAAACCTCTACATCTAAACAGAGATGTATTGGGGCCCAGCTTACTGGCGTTTTATTCACTATTTCGCAATGTATGAAGAAAGAGATCTCGTTACCCAAATCAAAAACTTCATACCGTGTGAAACCTGTAAGACTGAATGGTATGACCCGGCCCCGACAGAAAAACTACTCGACTGGTCCCGTGAATTACATAATAAAGTTAATAAGAAACTTGGCAAATATGCGAATTGGGATGCGAGAGATCTCAGCATAACCCATAAGCCTCATTGTGACATTTGCGAAAAACAAGAATTTATTCACAGATTTCCTTGGGATTTTATTCATGAAGTCGCAAAGCAGCCGAATTCCATGGAGTTTTTGAAAGAATTTAATGCGAAGTATCCATGTGAAATACACAGGGCTACATTCTTAGATGAGCCGCAACTTGATGAAAAAACATTTCCGTGGACGATACGTAATCACCAACGGCTTGATCCGACATTTAGTCTTCCTCCATTTGTAACATTGGATCCTGCTACAGGCAATCCTGTAGAACTACAAACTGGTGCTGGCGTCGTCTCTACTACAGGACAACCCTGTCCGAGCTGTCCGAGCGCAATGGCTGCGCAACTCGCATCTATAACGACTACACCTATACCCGATACGCTCCCTCCAATTTCTTTTATAACATCTACTATGTCATAAGCTCAAAAAGCTTCGTTAAATTAGAGATCCATCACCAAATTAACGTCGTGACTTTAAGCTCAAAAAGCTTTGTTAAATTTAAGTCTCACCGGTAGATGTCGGTGGTATCTTTTCCAGCAAACACAACAACTTTGTTAGTGAATACACTCTTCACTAGCAAAATTGTTTATCTACCCGCCATTTCTACGGTGAATGCGGGCTCAATATACTATATTAAAGATATTTGTGGAAACGCAGCTACTCTTCCTATTTACATCTATCCATCAGGCACAGATACTCTAGAAAACTCCAGCGCAACTTACACCATTCTTAATATAAATTTCGGCGCAGTTATGCTAACACCCGATGGAATTTCAAACTGGATGATCCTACAGAATTATAATAGTAATGCGATAGCAAAATTATGGAATGCGGCCCCCGCAGCTCCAGCCTCACTGACCTTACTCTATAATCCATTGACGACCTATCTTACAGCAAGTTGGACAAAATCAGGATACGCAGCAACTTATGATCTTATTATCTATACGAACTCATCCGCAACAACAGTTGGCGCAACCTCCTTCCAGTCATTTCCAGCACTTACAGTACTCACAGTCAATACTACAAATGCGATCACTCAGACATATTATTATGCGACGGTCACCGCAACAAATCCTCTTGGAACCTCGGCGACAACCACGAGCCCATTTCTCCAAGTTGTCTATTTGCCTCTTGCTCCATCCGCTGTAACAACAGTATTTAGTTTTCCGCTATTAACCTGTACATGGTCAACTGGCTTATATGCGACATCCTATATAGTTATTTTCTATAATAATATAGCAAATTCAACAACTGGCGGAACTGCTGTACAAATCTTCACTGGAAATACAGGAACAAGTCAAGCTGCGTCTGTAGTACTTGTAAACGCATACTATTATTACGTGACAGTTACATCAGTAAATTCATCAGGTAATTCTGCGATTGTAACAAGCTCAAATACTGTCCAAACTGCGGTATCCGCTGGACCTATTGCGTCTGTATCCGTGAGTTTCTACTTCCCCAATTCTTCAATATTTCCAACGATTATATGTACATGGACGAGTTCAGTCAACGCGAATACCTATACTGTTAGATACTATGAAAGTGTAACACCTGTAGTAACAGGAGGCTCTCTATTTGAGACAGCTACAGGTATTACAGACCTAACCTATTCGTCTACAACACTGCTTGTTCAAAACAACTATTATTACGCAACTGTCACTGGAATTGGTACATATGGCAATTCCGCAACCGTTACAAGCGGATCCTACGCACAGGCTATTATCTATCCTCTATCAACCGCATCTGTCACAGTCTCCCTCTATTTCCCAACCTATTCAGCAACGCCAGCGATCACATGTACATGGGTCGCAGTTACAACCGCAGCAACCTATACAGTTGTCTTCTACCAAAACAACAGTGCGTCGACGTCAGGTGGAACAACATTTGAAACAAATACGCTCCAAACGGGAACAACGAAAAATACAACTACAACTATTGTTCAAAACAAATATTATTACGCAACTGTTGTAGCGGTCAATGCGTATGGATCCTCTCCTGCTGTTTTAAGCACATCCCATGTACAAGCTAATCTGACACCTCTTACAAGCGCAAGTGTAACAATCACATTCTCATTTCCAACCTATTCATCTACACCGACAATCACATGTACATGGTCATCTGTCGCAACGGCTGCGACATTCACTATTATTTTCTATGAAACTGTAAGCCCTGCGACAACAGGTGGAACTACTTTTGAGACTAATACGGGAGAAACAGGGACCTCAAGAACCTCAACAACTACGCTTGTCAATGGTAACTATTACTACGCAACAGTAACATCTGTAAACGCATATGATTCATCAGCCCCAGTCACAAGTTCCTCTTATGTTCAGGCCTATATGACAGCTCTTCCTACCGCAAGTGTAACAATCACATTCTCATTCCCAACCTTCTCATCTACACCGACAGTCACATGTACCTGGTCATCTGTCGCAACGGCCGCGAGCTTCACTGTCATCTTTTATGAGAGTGCGAGCCCCGCGACAACAGGTGGAACAACATTTGAGACTGATGCGGGAGAAACAGGAACCTCAAGAACCTCAACAACTACACTTGTCAATGGCAATTATTATTACGCAACAGTAACATCTGTTAATTCATATGGGTCATCTACAGCTGTTACAAGCGCATCTTATGTCCAAGCCTATATGACAGCGCTTCCTACCGCAAGTGTAGCAATCTCATTCTCATTTCCAACCTATTCATCAACGCCATCATTCACATGTACATGGTCCGCTGTCGCAACGGCCGCAACATATACTATTAAATTTTATCAAACGGTTAGCGCTGCGACAACAGGAGGGACGCTGGTTGAGACAAATACTGGAAAAACAGGAACATCTTATACATCTCTGACTGTTGCGCCTACTAATTTATATTATTATTATGCGACTGTGACATCTGTTAATACATACGCGCCATCTGTAGAAGTCACAAGCGCATCCTCTGTTCAAGCCTATATGACAGCGCTTCCTACTGCGAGTGCGACAATGTCTTTCTCAGGTAATACTGTGACATGTACATGGTCAGCTGTTGCGACGGCCGCAACCTACTCAATTGTTTTTTATTCAAGTGTTACGAATGTGACGACAGGTGGATCTGTTCTTGAAATTTTTACTGGAGAAACAGGAACATCAAGAACAAGTACAGCAACACTTACAAATGGATATTATTATTATGCGACAGTTACGTCAGTTAATACATATGCGTCTTCAGTTCCTGTTACAACAGCAACTGCTGTTCAAGCAACAATATTACCGATAGGTGGTGCGATCACATTGGGTTCAGGTCTCACGGCGACAGATGGATCTGTCACAATTACAGCAGCATCACTTGCTACAGGATATACTGTTTATATTTCAACAACTACAAGCACCGCACAGTCAGTCTATTCATTTACAACCACAACTACAGGGTCGGCGGTTGCGTTTACACCATCACCTTCACTTACAGCTAATATAACATATTATGCTGTGCTTGTTCCTTATAATACCTATGGAAATAGTATAACGCCTGTTTATTCTTCAGGTGTTGTTTCAGGATTTTATTCTTTTACAGGTACACTCACATTTACTCCAGCAGGTGCTACTGGTCAGAGCGGTCCAACACTTTCTCAATGTAGAACTGCGTATGCTAGTTTTGGATCATGGGTTACAAATACTGCAAATTTTAACATGACAACCCAAGGAAATCAAAGATTGACAATTCCAACTACAAGAAATTATACAATTACATGCGCTGGTGCTGGTGGTTATGGTTCTGGTGCTATTATTACCACAGTTGTTAATTTAACACAGGGTACTATATTAAATCTTATAGTTGGTCACGCACCAAATCTTCTTGGTAATGGGGCTGGAGGTTCATTTGTAATTAATGTAACTACATCAACACTTTTAATCGCAAGTGGTGGTGGTGGTGGCGCAGCAACTGCTGGTGGTGCATTATCTGCTAGTTTAACTACGAGTGGAGTTACTAGTGATGGTGCTGGTGGAACAAATGGTTCTGCTGGATCTGCGGGAGTTGGTCAATCTAGTTCTACAACTACTGCTGGTCCATGTAGTAGCTCATCACAGTGTCAACCACCTAATTATCCTCCTGCTCAAACAACTACAAATTATAGCAGTAGCGGTGGCGGCGGTGGTGGTGGAAATCCTGGTTTGGTCTATACTTCTAATTACAGTACATTTGGAGGAGGAGGCTATCGTTCGGGTTATTCTTTCAGTGGAAGTTGTAATTATGTCATATATCAAGGAACATTACAACAGAATGGTACAACAACATTTGAATGTTATCCATATTCTAATCCTGGTTCGAGCGGCTCAGGTGTGGCGGCTGGAGGTGGTGGAGGAGGATATTCGGGCGGTGGTGGTGGAAGGGGACTAACTACAAATGGTACGAGCGGTGGCGGTGGTGGCTCATTCTGCTCGACTACAATAACTTCATCTTCTGTTACAAACGCAGGAAATGGTTATATATCTATTACATAATCTTTACCGGTTAGACTTAAATTTAAGATCCATCACCAAATTAGTCGCAGGACATTTATTTTAACGAAGCTTTAGTTTCGTTAAGCTAATTGAGCGTTCTTAAATTACCCAACCCACAGTAGATGTCGGTTACCTATGTACCGAGTACGGCCACATTGGTCAATATAATAACAACAACACCACGAACACTTCTTCTCCCACCCGCAAACGAGCGACAAGGAAGAGTGATTACGGTGAAAGACGTAACAGGCTTAGCAAACACAAACCCTATAACAATTTCAACACAAGGTGCAAATACTTTCGACGGATCAAGCAATATTTACACACTCTCAAACGCATACACCGCCGCCACTTTCGTAAGTCGTAATAATAACTGGCTCTTAACATCAGCGACACCAGTAAACGCAGTAACTTTTTCAACTCTATCAGGCCTCGGAACCGCAGGCTATGTATCAACATCGCAACTTACGTCAACTATAGATGGTCTTGGATCGTCAGACTATATATCAAGTTCACAGCTCATCTCAACTGTAACAGGTATAGCGAATAATGTCTCAGGTGTCACAGGCTCACAACTTAACTCAACTATTGGTGGTCTCGCAACAACAGGATATGTCTCATCTTCCCAGCTCTTCTCTACAATCGCAGCGCTTGGAACCGCAGGTGGCGATGTGACACGCTGGAACTTGTTCTCCACGACAAATGGTCTTGGCCAGATATATCTTAGCTCTTTTCTCTATCCTTACGCACTGAGTACACAACTTCTCTCTACAACCCGTGGCCTTGGTATACTTTATCTCAGTACACCTTCTCTCGCATCAACTGTACAAAATCTAGGAATAGCAGGATATCTTAGCACCCAGCATCTTCTCTCATCGATCGCAGGTCTTGGCCAAATCTTCATAAGTGCGCCAAATACAGTACTTGCGTCACAGATATCAACAGGTGTAAGTACTAATTATCTGAATGTGCTAAACTCATTCGCGCTCACAGAAACTGTAAATACGATATTTACAGGAGACTTGACAGTCAGTACTAATCTCTTTGTGAATGATGCGCCTGTCTCTCTTGCTTATGCGACAACAACACCAGCCTTCCCCCTGTCAATCACATCTCCAGCAGGCCAACCACAGACTTTCAGAATGACAGCAGGCACAGGTTCGCTTACTATGACGCTAGACGGAAACTCCAACGCAACAATCACAAGCGAAGTTCCAAATGTATCTAGAAATCCTCTCAACTTTCAAGCCTATACTATCAATGCGGTCACAAGTTCGTTCCAGTTCGCACCCAACGCCGTATTAAATCCAACCAATAATACCCAAATCATTGGGTCAACGATTTCAACAAGTATAGCATTAGGAAACCAACTGATCTTCTCTTCTCTTATCGGCGACGGCTCTCAGATTTATAATCTTACAGCGGTCTCAACACCCACTGTCTATTCTACTGTTACAGGATATGCCGCATCTATGAATGTAGTGAGTACTGCGACATTACAATCGACGGTCTCAGGTCTTCCACTTTATCTAGGATATTTAAGCACAGCTACAATTGGCCCTGTTATAAGCACCGCATTGCTTACCGCGTCATCTGCGCAGATTACAACAGGTATAAATGCGGGTTTCATACAGCTTTCAAACACTATCACATCAAATATCTGGGTCGCAACAGGTATAGCCGCAACAGTTGCTGCCACAATACAAACAAGTCCAGATGGTCTAACATGGACAAATTCACTTTCTGGTGGGTTCTCAGCCAACGGCAATGGTGTCGCATGGAATGGAAAATACTGGGTCGCTGTTGGCAATGACACAACAAATAAAATTCAATACAGTTCCAATGCGACCGACTGGCTTGCGACAAGTGGCGCAACCTTTAGTGGTCAAGGAAATGATGTTGCGTGGAATGGGTCCATATGGGTCGCAGTTGGTACTGACGCAACACCCGCAAATACAATCAAATATAGTCTTGATAGCATTAATTGGATAAATTCGTCAGGTACTGGCTTCACAACAAGTGGACTTGGTGTTGCGTGGAATGGGTTCATATGGGTCGCGGTCGGCTCAGATACAACACCCGCAAACGCAATACGCTACAGTTATGACGGTATAACTTGGTTCGCATCAGCCGCCACAGAAAATTCCACATACCAGAGCGCAGTGGCGTGGAATGGCTATATGTGGCTCGTAGGTGGTACAACATCTGTTTCTGGAAATTCGATCTCCTATAGCAAAGATGGTATTAACTGGATACTATCAGCAGCACCATTTCAATCCGCAGCGACACATATTACGTGGAATGGAACTTTCTGGCTCGCGACTGGAACTGATAGTGGTGCTACCTATCCAATTTACAGTTATGATGGTCTAAAATGGACATATGGAACTGGTGTACAATTTAGTGTAAACGCATTATCTGCGCAGTGGAATGGTACTTACTGGGTTGCGGTTGGACAGGATGCGACAAACTCAGTGAAATACAGTTCAGATGGTATTAATTGGATAAACTCGACGGCCAATAACTTCACGACTTCCGCGAATGCTGTAGGCTTCTCTTCTAATCTTACACCCTCCTATCAACAAGCAAATTTCAGAGCACATGCTCAACCCATCCCTCTCTTTTTTGATAGTACAAATCAGTTTTTATTTAATCCAACTTCGCTTGTTATCAATAACACAGTCAATATAAATAATCGTCTTAATCGTGTAGGAATTAACTGTAATGCGCCATCTTATGATCTTGATATTTATGGAAGCGCGAACGTATCCTCTGTTCTCTACGCGTCAAGCTTCGTTGGAGATGGATCAAGACTACTAAATATTACAACACAATCACTCTTAACGTCTTCAATAGATGGACTTGGAAATTTAGGATATGTGAGCAGTCTTGATTTTAGTACTTTAACAGATCTAGCAATAAGCTCAATCAGTCTTACTAATTATATTAGTACAGAAGGTCTCAATACTGCGCTCGGATCAACAACAACCTCCCTCATATCAATATTTACTGCGCCAGTCTTTATTAGCGCATCTTTTAGTACAGTCAGAGCATTTACACTTTTAGTCTGTACAATCCAGACAAGTACTATTATAGCAAGCAGCATACGAACCAGCACATTAGTGTCGGCTGATTCCGAATTTCAACGTATTATAACAAGCAGTCTCCGTTTCTTTGAGGGCGACGGATTTCTAACTGGCTTGGATATTCAAGCCTCGAACATTAGCACAATCGCCTTGTACACCAGTAGTATAAAAGCAAACGCAATCGCAACCTCCAACTTACGCATTGGGTCTAACGTCAACCAAAACATCCTACAGTTCTATGGTCTTACAGGCGCATTCAATAACACTGTGATCGCGGAACAGTCGACTGGCTCCTTCACGAATGAACTTCTTCTCTTCAATGGATCCAATTCTTCCAATCAAATCCGTGTTCAAACAACAGGTGCTTTTCGTATAGAAACAGGTGTGAGCGCAAACCTTTATCCTAACATGCCACAACAAACAAGTGCGAGACTACTCATTGATTCCAACGGTAGTATGAATATAGATAACTGGGTATTTTTTGTTGATGCGCTCACAAACCGTATTGGGCTCAACTTGGGGGTTAATAATAGACCTCAAGTTGATTTTGACATGCTTGGTACATTTCGAACTCCCAATATGGTCGTGAATACTGCGAACATTAGTACCCTTATAAGTATAAACGCAGGCTTCAGTACCATTCTCATTAGCAGCACAACCCTTCTCCCAGCAAGTACAGTCATCTCTCAACTGATAAACACGAATACGCTAAATGCGAGTACAATTAACGCAACATCCTCCGTCTTCAGTACCCTCATAATTAGCAGCGTCTTAACAACAAGCAGTTTCTTTACAACGATAGGAAATGCTTTTAACTTTACGATCAGCAGCTTAAGTGCGAATACAATTTCAACCAATTTGCTCTTTGCGAACAACGTATTTTTTAGCACTCTAAAAATCAGTACATTTAATACAAATTTTCTAGCAACACAAAGTCTTTTAACAAGCAGTCTCGGTTTTTTTGAGGGTGATGGATTTATAACTGGGTTGGACATACAAAACTCGAATATTAGCACAATCGCATTGTACACAAGTAGTATAAAGACAAACGCGATCGCAACCTCTAACTTACGCATTGGGTCTAACGTCAACCAAAACATCCTACAGTTCTATGGTCTTACAGGCGCATTCAATAATAACGTGATAACAGAACAGTCGACTGGCTCCCTAACACACGAACTTCTTCTCTTCAATGGATCCAATTCTTCTAATCAAATCCGCATTCAAACAACAGGTGCTTTTCGTATAGAAACAGGTGTGAGCGCAAACCTTTACCCTAACATGCCACAGCAAACAAATGCGAGACTACTTATTGATTCCAACGGTAATATGAATATAGATAACTGGGTATTTTTTGTTGACGCCTTGACAAATCGCATTGGGCTCAACTTGGGGGTTAATAATAGACCTCAAGTTGATTTTGATATGCTAGGTACATTCCGCGCACCCAATATCGTAATTAACACCGCGAACATTAGCACTCTCATAAGTATAAACGCGGGTTTCAGTACCATTCTCATTAGCAGCACAACCCTTCTCCCAGCAAGTACAGTCATCTCTCAACTGATAAACACGAATACACTAAATGCGAGCACAATTAACGCGACATCCTCCGTCTTCAGTACCCTCATAATTAGCAGCGTCTTAACAACAAGCAGTTTCTTTACAACGATAGGAAACGCTTTTAACTTTACGATCAGCAGTTTGAGTGCGAACACAATTTCAACTAATTTGCTCTTTGCTAACGCAACATTCGTAAGTTCTACGCTAGTAAGTACACTATCAGCATATGACACAAAAACACAGAGGCTACATGTAAGCAGTTTACGTTTTTATGACGGTGATGGATTTATCAGCTTGCCTGATCTTCAAACATCAAACGTGAGCACAATTGCTTTCTATGCGAGCAGTATTGCGACGAATGGCATTATTGCGAGCAATATAGGTGTAAATACAAAAAGACCACAGTTTTTGCTGGATGTTAATGGAAATGCTCGTATAAGTACTCTTTTTATTGATACTGGCGCAATGACATCGACAACAACAACCTTCTCATTATCAGTCTGGGGCGCAGGCGGTCCAGCTCGTGTAGGCGGTACAACATGGACACAGATTTCAGATAGGCGTATGAAGGAGAGTATTGTAGAAGCAGATTATACCATGTGCTATGAAGATATCAAAGCAATTCCTCTTCGGCGTTTTACATATACGTCGACATTTTTCGAGACTGTTCCTCTTCGCGATCGCAATGTACTTGGATTTATCGCACAAGAAGTGAAAGAACTTCAGCCGAAATCCATTGTTGTGTCTGAAGCCTTTGGGGTTTCTGATTTAAATTGGCTCAATATTGATCAACTTAATATGTCACTCTACGGGGCCGTGAAAAAATTAATAAACGATAAGGAAGAGCTGACATCTTCAGTTATAGGCCTACAAACTCTTCTTGGGTTCTGTATGAGTACTGTCGCGGCGTTAACGTCGTGACTTTATTTTAACGAAACTAAAGTTTCGTTAAAATAAATAACGTCGCGACTTTATTTTAACGAAACTTTAGTTTCGTTAAAATAAATGTCCTGCGACTAATTTGGTGATGGATCTTAAATTTAACGAAGCTCATAGAGCTTCGTTAAATTTAAGTCTCACCGGTATCAAACAACTATTACGGTAAATATCTAGAAATCTTTCTCATCTTATTCATAGTATGTCAGCACAAATAGCAGGTGTAGCATTAAATCCTCAAAATATAGCTGCGCTAGATATTAACACAAGCACCATCTATACTATGATGCCACCCTATCAGCAAATCTCATCTGGCTCATATACTATGTTTATTCAGCCAAATTCAGATGTATATATCGCAACAACAGATAGAGGAAATTTAAATACCCAGTATTTCTCTTTTTCAACGGCGGCGACCGCACTTCTTGGAGAGCGTACGAGAAACTTAGGCATATTTCAAAATCAAAATGATTTCGCATATGCTCCTCTAGTTACACGTGTCACACCGTTTACATCAAACGGATATGGCGTAGCATGGAGTGGCGCTCTATGGGTTGCGGTAGGAAACGGTGTATGTTCAATTGCGTCGAGCACTGATGGTATTAGCTGGACACCGCGTGACATGTTTAACGTTATTACATCAATCGGATATGGCGTCGCGTGGAATGGCTTTTTATGGGTTGTTGCTGGATTTAGTGGAGGCGCATCAAATACAAATAGTATTGCGACAAGTCCTGATGGAATAACATGGACAGGTCGTCGTAATTATATTTTCGGGAGCAATCAGCAAAATCCAGCTTTAGGATCTATTATATGGAATGGAGCTTTTTTTTTAACGGGTCAAAATGCGAACAGTAGTGCGCAATCATATTCAAGCCCTGATGGAATTACATGGTCAGTTCGTGGTACTACATCATACGTATATTTCTACAAAGTTGCGTGGAACGGTGTGTTATTTGTGGCTACAGTTGGTACCACAGTTTCAAACGTAGTTCAAACAAGTCCTGATGGAATATCATGGACGGCTCGTAATATACTTGCAACCAATTACTCATATGGAATTGTATGGATACCTACATTATTTCTCTGGGTTCTTTCTTGTTCAAATAACGGAAGTGCGAACACAAACTATATACAATACAGTTTAAACGGTATCAATTGGGTAACAGGCACAGGTTTAACAAACCAGGCCGCTTATATTTTTGATGTTCAGTGGAACGGAACAACAGTTGTAGCAGCTGGTGCGACATTCATTTTCTACTCAATTAACGGTATTGCGTGGACACAGTTCTCGCACGGTCTAAATAACTTTTATGCGTTAGCATGGGCACCTTCTCTTGTACCTATAACAGGTGGAACTGCTGGCCGCTGGGTTGCGAATACAAATGGTAATATATTTTACTATACGAACACAAATAACGCATCAGGGGGGTGGACTATTGCTACAGTCCCATCAGGAATAACATCATATGGTAATAGCACCGCTCCATTTCAATATCCATTCCAGATCACATGGAATGGCACGATTTTTGTCGCGTGTGTGCAGGCTGCTAACAATTTTCCAAACTTCTACTCGTTCCTTTACAGTCCTGATGGAATAACATGGTTTGTACCGAACACGCAAAATACACAAAGTTTTTTTGACAGGGCAACTGGTGTAACATGGTCACCCCAGCTCAATCTTTGGTGCGCAACAGGTTTAGGATTTAATTCGTTCGCAACAAGCCCTGATGGAATTAACTGGACACCGTGTGGAACATCAGGTGTAACTTCGACAGCAAGAGGAATTGCGTGGAGCCCTTCGCTCACACAATGGCTAGTCTGTGGGGATGTTGGAACAAATTGTATTGCGACAAGTAGCGATGGTATTAACTGGTCAGGGCGCGCGGGGTCTACCATAATGTCATACGCATATGCTGCGGTGTGGGCGCCTCAAATTAACTTGTGGGTTGTGGTTGGCCAAGCAGGTAACAACACGCTCGCAACAAGTATTGACGGTATCACTTGGATTGGTCGTGGAAATATATTATATAATCCTCTCTATTGCGTAGCATGGAATGGTACACTTTTCGTCGCGGGAGGTGCGGGTGGTATTGCGACAGGCATTGTAAATACAGCAACGAACGCAATCACATGGACTACGCGTACGATACCTATTGGTAACGTATATGGTGTAACATGGAGCCCTACCCTTCTTCTCTGGGTCGCAGTAGGACAGACAACAAACTCACAGGCTACGAGCCCTGATGGTATTAACTGGACAGGTCGCGGTAACATTTTCACATCACTTGGATATGGTGTTGCGTACAGTACACAGTTGAACCAGTTGGTCGCAGTAGGATCAGGCACGAATACAATTGCGACTAGTGTGGATGCTACTAACTGGTTAGGTATGACAGGTCTTCAAGCGCTTGTGTATCAGGTTTACGCAGTTGTTTTTAATGGGCAGATTTGGGTCGCAGGTGGCGCAGGTACAACCACAACTGCGACAAGTCTTGATGGTCTTTTGTGGACATCTCGTACAAATGCTATAACAGGCACTGTATATGGGATAGCATGGAATGCGCCCAATCAAACTGGCTCCAATATTGTATCAGTAGGTCCTTATTACTGGATGGCGGTTGGCACAGGCACATGTACATATGCGTCGAGCCAGGATGGTATCACATGGACTAATCGCGGCTCAACAGCTCTATCAACTGGATATGGTATTGTTTGGTGCCCTGTTCAAGGGTTTTGGGTGGCTGTAGGCTCAGGATCGTCATGTTTTGCTACGGGAATATTTGATGGAAGTTTGTGGACAGGTCGTGGATCTCTTATTATGAACCCAGCGCGTGGAGTTGCGGTTGCTATTAATACACTTCCTAGCGGTTTCCTGACAGCGAACAATGTATATAACTATATGCTAACCACAACAATGATTGTGGCGGTTGGCGGTTCATCATCTGTAATTGCGACGAGTCAGGATGGTATCAACTGGACAAATCAAGCTAATTCAGTTTTTATTTTTTCAAGCACACTTGGTGTTGCGCACAGTCCTTCCTTGAATATTTGGGTTATTGTTGGTGTCGCTTCGAGCCACGCGATTGCGTGGTCTACAGTTCCCAACAGTGCTTCCTGGAATGGTGTAACTGGAACCACAATTTTCACGCAAGGTAACTGTGTCAGATGGAATGGTATAATGTTTATCGCAACTGGTACAGGAAACTTTACAACGGCTACGAGTTATGATGGAAAAACATGGAAAGGTGGCGTGCCTTACGCAGGAGGTGGAGGTGTTCAAGCGTTCGAAACTGTTGGTATTCGTTATCCTATTATGGTAGCAGGTGGTTCTTCAGCTAACACAGCACAGAGCTCAACAATCGCAGTAAGTTATGATAATGGATTTACATGGATCCCGCGCGGCAAACTAATCTTTACAACAGGTTGTTATTGCGTTGCGTGGAATGGAACTATTTGGGTCGCAGGTGGCGCAGGCACAAATACCTTTGCTTCCAGTACAGATGGATATAACTGGACAGCACGCGGCTCACTTCTTATTACAAGTGCGGTATTTGGTGTTGTCTGGTCATCAAGCTTAGGTATTTGGGTCGCGGTTGGTTCAGGTACAAGTCAGATCGTTTCCAGTTATGATGGTATCACATGGACGTCGAGAGGTGGTACGAGTTTAATATTTACAAGTTCATATGCGTCATCAATTGGATGGAACGGTACACTGTTTGTAGCAATTGGAGCAGGAACAAATTCAGTCGCACTGAGTAGAGATGGCATTAATTGGTCAGCACTTGGAGCCCCTTTTAGCGAACCTAACCAAGGCTCCACAGTTCCTTCTCAATCGGGCCTCGCCTGGAATGGAAATCTATGGGTTGCTGGAACAAGCGCGACAACAGCAATTTGGTCAAGTCCTAATGGAATTAACTGGACTTCAAGACCAAACGGTACGAATATAGGTGTATCATCAATCGCATATGGTAATGGTATTTTTGTAGCAGCTGCGTATCGTAGCGCGACCTCTCTATATAGCACAAGTTCTGATGGTATCAACTGGCAAGCATATTCAGCAAATATGGAAGCCAATACTATAAACTCATTCGCAACATCTGGAATATGGGGTGTTTGCTGGAACCCATATTCCAAATTATGGTTCATGACAGGATTTGATACTGGACAGGCCGTCGCTGGAAACGTAACAACGATGATTTCAAATCCGAATCCTGTTACTAATAACGGAAACTGGCTACAACGTATGTCGTTGCCTTATTCTTTGGGTAATAACATTGGAAATAACACTGGTCCAGCAGGAATTATATGGACAGGTACTCGATTTATTCTGGCTCCATATATTAATAACGCCACCGCGAGGGGTGGTGTCCTTACAAGTGAAAATGGCGTATCCTGGAAAAGCAGAACCAATATTTTTGTAACGAGTACATTTCTCAATGGAAATGGAGCAGCATATAATCCTACAAACAACATTATTATTGTATTCGGGGGGGTGGCCGCACCCACAGTTGGCGCCTCCGCCTCCAGCGCCGTCACAGCCCCTATTTGGTTTTCAACAGATGGCGGTATATCCTATACTAATTTCACACCTACTTGGCCTAACAACTTTGTAAATACAGTTACAGCTGCTGTTTGGTATACACCAGGACAATATTGGGTTATTGGTACAGGTACGGGTAACGGCAGCGCCGCGACCGGTGGATATATATTTACATCAACTGGTACGCAAGCACAGAGTGGCTATACATTACGAAACAGTACTATATTCACTGGCAACGGGCAGGTGAGAGCAATTATATGGAATGGTCTAACAATCAGTGGATCTACTGTAAACTTTATAGCACTTGGATATCTTACAAATACGGTAGCATATAGCCCAGATGGAATCACATGGACTGGACAGGGCGGAGTAGTAACAACTTATGGATTTTGTGGAGTTTGGGTATCACAGCTCAATTTATGGGTAGCAGGAGGCGGTGGTATTGCTAAAGCTACAGGTGGCGGCACAGCACTCTCATGGACAACAACTATGGCGGCAAGCAGTCCTTTACAATGGACAAATGGTCTTGCTACAAATGGTTTAGTGATTGTCGCCGTGGGACAGGGCAATCCTATATCTATCTGCTACAGTACCGACGCGACCACATGGTATAGTGTAGCAAACTCATTTGCTCTTTTCGGAAACGCCAGATCAGTCACATGGAACGGATCAATCTTTGTTGCGATATTTTTCACCGGTAGCACCGCATTACCGTCAACCGCGTTCAGTGTCGACGGTATAAACTGGACATCAAATAACATTTTTGGCACACAAGGCTTTTGTGTTGCGTACCAGGGCCCGCTTGACAAAACCTATAAAGTGAATAACGCACATTGGACTGGACGTACATCACATCAAACCTTTCGCATTATTCGCTAACGTCGTGACTTTATGTCCAACGACGTCAGACTTCGTTAACTTCCACTTCCGAAACGCATGTGTCCGCTCTACAAAATACGAGGAGCCAAGACCACGTGCTGCGCAGGGCGCACTCATCATCTCATGTAGCTTTCGCTCACGCTCTGAAAGCGACGCCAGAAACTTCAAGCCCTCCTCTGAAATGGGATGCGGAGGCTGGGGGGTATACTTTAGCATTGTACTGATCTTTTTTCTAGAAATTAATCCTCCAAATTTAACGTCGTGACTTTATGTCCAACGACTAAAAATAACGTCGTGACTTTATGTCCAACGACTAAAAATAACGTCGTGACTTTATGTCCAACGACGTAAATTTAACTTGTAACCAGTAGATGGATGCGATCTACGCCGCCCTGAAAGAAAAAGGTCGCCCACTTTCATCTTTTAAAAAAGGCGACACAACAAATGGCTATATATTAAGCGAAGATCCTGGTCAAAACCTCGCCTTCAAACCTGCGCTCACACCTGGTGAAATTCTCGCATTCGGCGCCTTCGAAGGTAAGTATTTGAATGACCGCTATCTAGAGTTTCCAGCCGAATGGTTCCTCCGAGCTGGCGCACTTGGAAAACTTCATCCCGAAGGCCCAGATCCAAGCATCAATTTATTTAAGATAAAATCACGCCTTGGTCTTTCAGAGTGGCGTAAAAGTGGATGGGTACCGCCTGTGAAAGGACAACGCCGCCATATCTCAAAACAGCACCCGCTCTTATCAGATCCTGAGCAGAACCCAGATGGGAGAGGATGGTTCGAATGGTATTGCCGATACTGGATGGGGCGCCGCCTCCCTGCGCTTGATGAAATACAAATCAAGCGCTGGAAAGCATTTACACGGCATGCTGGCGCAGTTAAAGCAAACTGTAAGCCTGGAGATCTCGAATGCCGTCCACGACAGCGCCAAGCACTCTTACACTGGGCTTACGACCCGTTTATCTAACGGTGAGACTTAAATTTAACGAAGCTCAAAGAGCTTCGTTAAATTTAAGATCCATCACCAAATTAGTCGCAGGACATTTATTTTAACGAAACTTAAGTTTCGTTAAAATAAAGTCGCGACGTTAACACAAATACAATATCATCATACCGCCCCTTAATATGACGTAAATCAAATATTTGTATATATTTTTTAAGGTCTTCGGGAACCACCTTTCGTAATTCATCTGTCCATTCTAGCCTCTGAACATCTTCGATGATTAATACACCATCCTCTTTCAGATAGTTAGAGTAGAGACGAATAAACTGCTTCATACTCTCAAGTGTATGAGGTCCGTCGTCGAGCATCATATCAAACTTCAATCCTGCGAAACGAGCAGCAGTCTCTTCAGTATATGCGTCAGTAGAGGTATGTAAGACAACTCTAGGATTATTCTTCAGTTCATCGATAACACGGGTATCGTCGAGTATATCTAATCCATATACGGTCGCATTTGGAAAGTAATCGTGCCAGAGTTTAAGACTACCACCATTCTTTTCGTTAAAGTCGCCAATACCGACCTCTAAAATATGGGTCGCAGTGATCCTCTTTTCAGATAATAGATGCTCATAGAGAGCCATATATGAATGGGTTGTATTCTTGTCTGTTAATGAGTTATTAACCAGCTCTTGTAAAGACATATTTATACTTTATACTACGACTTTAGATCCAACGCGGTTATTCATCCACTCCGTGTCTATGAATACAGACTAGATGAACGATACGGTCGTCAGATTAGAAGGATTCGCAGCAACTCTAAAAGGCCAACGTTTCTGGATCTGTGGTCCAGCCGCAACTCTCGGTCAGCAAATACAGAGCCGCCTCGCTGTCTTAGAAGAGGATTTACTCAATAGAGGACGAAAAGTGCTCCTCGTTCAAAACGCACGAGATGTACCAATGAATTGGTCAAATAAGATCCAATGGGATGCGACTTTCCGCATCCGAGAGACACAGGATTTGCGTCTTGCTCTGACATATATACAAAATGCGGTGAAACCGGTCCGTGTTGTCTGGGTCGGTGATGAACCCCCTCTTGCTCTCTTAACTGCGCTCACACACCCTGAAATTACGTTCATAGCCGCAAGTACACAGACACCTCGACTCCAATGGTCGGCTATTTTCTGGCATACATCATGTGATCAGGCAAAAATAGAGGAAGGCCTCGGACCTCGCATAGGTGTCGCAGCACTCCAAGGAATGAATTTAGCCGCCATTCTTCGTGAGCTGAAGGCGTCGCAGGTTGGTCTTGTCTGGTCCTCCATTGGAGAAAGTGATAAGAAAGGGACTGCGTATTGGTATGATGCTGAGGAGGTTGCGCAGACAACTGCGATGGAGCCGAAAGAGATGAGTTCTCTACTCCGTGAAATTGCGGATTGGATGTCACATGTGCGGTAACGTCGTGACTTTATTTTAACGAAACTTTAGTTTCGTTAAAATAAATGTCCAACGACTATTAATCCGTGATATCTCTAATTTAACGAAGCTTTTTGAGCTTCGTTAAATTAGAGATATCACGGTATTAAAGTTATAACATTACGTTATTATATAATAAATAAATGAACTCCATAATAACTGCGCAAGATCTTCCATCCTGGTATGAAAAATCAGAGTTTATATATGGCGGGTATAGAAACCCGCTGACACATTCTACAATCTATGATTGCGCCTCATCAATCTTCACGTGGCATACTGAAACTCTTAATATCCATACGCATTTATGGTCCGCGATCAGTTTTCCCATGATTTTCTGGTGGTTTACACAGCAAGAGTTTTATGAAACACTCAGCCCACTCTCAAAAGCATGTGTTATTAATGGAATTATTGGTCCTATTATCATGGGACTTACATCCGCATTCGCGCATACTTTTTTTATTATCAATAAAGAATGGTATGATTTTTCTTGGAGAATTGATATGATTGGTATTGTAGCAGTCTTATATAGCCATTTAATAGCAGATATATATATTATATCTGTTCTTTTATTGAATAATCTCAGATTATTTTATTTTCTAAATTTTTTATCTGTGATATCTGGAATTTATTGTATTCGCAAAGTGTTTCTAGAGAACCAAATGGAAAAATACGCAATCGGATATGGGTTTATAGGATCTGTTCCATTCACAAGCACTCTTTTCTATCTTGCGTTTTCAAGACCGTATAATTACGCTCTTCGAACTGCTGCGACGTTATCACTGAGTTGTTCAGTATCATGTATAATTGCTGCTAGTGTTTTCTTTATTGGAAAAATTCCAGAACGCTACTGGCCTCATACAATCGTAAAAAGTCATGCGCTACATCATATCTTTATTAGTATTGGTGTATATTGTGGTCTCGCAATGGCTTTATATTTACGAGAGATTGAAATCGCCTTCTTGAATTTATAAAGTCACCCTAAGGGTCGGCCTTGGCCGGCACTTACCCTAGTACCGGTGAGACTTAAATTTAACGAAGCTCAAAGAGCTTCGTTAAATTTAAGATCCATCACCAAATTAGTCGTAGGACATTTATTTTAACGAAACTAAAGTTTCGTTAAAATAAAGTCACGACGTTATCTCTAATTTAACGAAGCTTTTGAGCTTCGTTAAATTAGAGATATGACGGATTAATAGTCGTTTGACATTTATTTTAACGAAGCTTTAGCTTCGTTAAAATAAAGTCACGACGTTAACTCCGTTTATACCTTCTTAAACAGCTTGAACGTGCCCTTCTTCGCGACATATCCAAGCTTACGCAGGCGCTTGATCGCCTTCAGGCCAGCCGCGTGCTTCTTCTTGCTGACAACGCGGCCCTTCTTCGTCTTCATCAGGTCCTTCTTCGTAAGCCCACCGGACGTGTGCTTGGCTGTGCCGTGGAAAACCTGCGCAGCGCTGCCCGTTGTGATCATACCACCATCCTGCTTACGGTTCTTGCGTGTAGCCATACTCATGGACGTGTTCATGGACGTGTTCATTATATTTAGATATTAGATTTTAACGTCGCGACTTTATTTTAACGAAACTTTAGTTTCGTTAAAATAAATGTCCTGCGACTAATTTGGTGATGGATCTTAAATTTAACGAAGCTCTTTGAGCTTCATTAAATTTAAGTCTCACCGGTAACAACGTCACATAGGAAGTCTAGGAACCCCACCAGCCTCGATCTCCACAATAAGTTTGTCGATTTCCTTGGGATTGTATACCCCAGCAAAATGGACGAGAAAATCGCCGGGCTCCCATAAAGGCTCACCAGGAACACCGCGCAAATACGCATTAAATCTCTTGTGCTTATTGGTAATCTCTACATGTGCTAGGTCATCTGGGACAGTTTCAAGTAGTTTGATCATTGCCGCATTTTCCCACCAAATATGGTATGTCAGCTCTACCTGTTCTCCAACGCGTCGCCAGTAATCACGTACCCACGCAGTATTCCGCATAAGAATGTTTCCACTGTTAATGTGCGCGCATGCGTCAATACAGAGAAGCATATCTTTAGTGCTAGGCAGCAAAGACCCCATCTGTTCTTCAACCGTAAGCGCGGGATTTGTGATGAGTACATCCGCATCTGACATCCAGACAAGTGCGCCTTCAGGCAGTCGCGAAAATACGTCTAGTAGAAAGGGTATCTTACTCCATGGAATGGGTCTTGTTCTATCCCAGAATTCCTCTCCACCTTGAATATAGGTATATCCGTGACGAGCCGCATAGGCCCTCTTTGATGCGAATGCTTTATCTAGTTTTTTTATAAAGTCAGCACCAATTGCGAGAGTAACAATTGTTATTGACATGTCTATAAATAAATGTGCGCTTAGTTTAGACCCATGGAAAGAGCCTCTACCACAGCCATTGTTCTTATAGAATTCTATCGTGTATTTATGGGTTCTCTTCTCGTTTTATTTGTACCTGCTCAATGTGGAGACCATCCATGTAATCCGTATGAAAATATAGTAAGAGGAAATACACTTTATCTATGTTCAGCCTCATTAAATCTTCTTACACTTTTTTCATTTGCGCTTCTCTACGGAATTGAGCTGAAGCGAGAAAATAGACTAACGCGTTATCTTCGTATAGATAACCAAATTGCTACTGACAATGAAACTGTTGGAAAAGAAGTTAAAACTCTTACATTAACTAGGCAGCAAAATATTCTGAATGTGGATAGACTTTATCAACGGATAGCTGGTGTAACATTTACTCTTTTTATTGTAAATACTGCTTTCAGTGCGTATATAATTGTCTCATCTTATATGGATAATAAAACACCTATTTCTTTTGTAACAAATATTCTTTTAATTGGAGGAAAATTCTATGATGTCTATTTAATTACGAATACAGATACTCATGTATTCTTATCGGCGTATAGAAAGCAGAAGGTACAATTCAATGCCGTAAATCTTGATAAAATTGAAGCCGCCGCTCCTCCTCAGTCAATACAACTACATGACATTTAAGTATAGTCGTGATCAGAATGGCCACTGTATCTGTCCTCATTGCGGTATTACGAAGCCTGAGACGTCTACGATGAGTATGCACAGGCGTGTGTGTGAAGGGGATCTTCCTCATGAGTGTACTGAGTGTGATTACAAGTGCTTATCTAGACAGCGGCTTACTCTACATATCGCATCCAAGCATCCACAGACCGCAGAGGCGAAGCGTGTTCCACTTATTAAGTGTCCAGTCGCAGACTGTACATTTCATACATTGTCAAATGGGAACCGCCTAATTCATTTCATGCGGAAGCATTGTGTCCGTGAGGTCTCAACTATTCTTCAGGAGACAGACAATACCTTTAATTGTAAGCGGTGTGCTAGGGTATTTCAGTCAAATACTGCGTTTCAGTATCACGCAGCACATTGTATTACCATGACTGATACAGTTCTTTCAGGTCATCTACGAACTGTTTTGGCCTAACGGTGAGACTTAAATTTAACAAAGCTCAAAGAGCTTTGTTAAATTTAAGATCATCACCAAATTAGTCGTAGGACATTTATTTTAACGAAACTTTAGTTTCGTTAAAATAAAGTCACGACGTTAATCTGCTTGAATAATTTGAACCTGAAGAAGAAGACTGTACGCGTGGTAGCCTAATGCGGCAAATCCAGCCATCGCGAGAAGTTCATACGCAGAGCGTGGTGTCTTTTTTCCATTATATCCAATATAGATAAGAAGAGGCGCAATTAGAATAGCATGTAGAAGATTGACCCAAAGATAGGTGGATCCAACTGTATAGCGATAAACTCCCTTGACTGTGTGGATCGCAAATACAAGAAGACCTAGGCTAAAAAGGAGCCAGTAAATCCAATCGGGGGATGCTGCGCGCTGAAAAGCTACATATAAAAAGAGAGGGACCACAAAAGCAAGGTGCGCAAGTGATAAAACTACGTGTGTGTTCATACTAAAGGTGATACTTAATTTTATCTAAAAGCGCCTCAGCATGTTCCAACGAACCTTCTATCCATCCTTGGCGCAGACTAAAACTTTCGCCGCACAGATAAATTCCTGGAAATGGCTGAAGAGCCTCTTTTGATATGATACTAGGATCATACTCTCCAGGTGTCCAATAACTCACACCATCTGACCAGTTAAATACGTGAAATTCATCGGGATCAGGGATAATACGTTCAGGAAACAATTCGCGTAGATCTTTCATGACGACCTTCTCGATATTGTCTTTCTTCATATAATGTGTAGCAAAATAGTTATCTGTGTAAGATATCATAGCCGATCCCTGTTTTTCATTTATAGGGATGAAGTAACGAATAGGTGATGTGGTAACAATAGGCGACAGGCCATGAAACCACGAACTATTTTTAAATTGCGCATAAATGCGTAAAAGTGGCGACATTGTAACATATGAAAGCGGCTTCCATCGTTTAAAAAGGCTGAGTGAGCGCAACGCATCCACAGGCAGCGTTAAAATAATCTTTTTAGCAGAAATAGGTCTTATTTCACCTTCAACACGAAATTCAGCACAGCCTTTTACTAGACTAACAAGTTCCCATTCTGTTCTGAAATGTCCACCGCGTTTCCGAATGTCAGCAGCCATCGCATTAATTAAAGCAGAGAGACCCTCTTTACACACACTATATCCGCCATGTGAATACATTTCTCCGAAGAATTCACGGAGAGCCATATCTGCTCTCATGAGTGTCACCTCTGCGTGATACGGAAAGCGATCCATCCATCTCTGTGTTTCTTTTTCTCCATACACGCCAATCATGACTTCTTGTAGTGTTTTTGTTCCTAGTATTGCTACTGGAAGCATGCGAAGCGGTCCGAGAAAAATGTCAATCGCCGGTTCAAAATGATTATCTTCATATGGTGCTTTTCCAGTTTCTCTATAACTCAAATTATTACTTATAGGTATTGTATGAAGTCCATATTCTTTTAGAAGACGATGGACCATTATATGCTGGTCGGATATACGTCCAGCCCCCATTTCCCAAATAAGATCATCTTTACGAAAGGTAGCAATTCGTCCACCCAGATCCTTGTATTTTTCACAAATGAGTAGTGTCTTGTTAGGATTGTGTTTGAGAAGTTCTCGAGCACAATATAAACCGGCAATGCCGGCGCCAACAATAAGTGTATCACACGCCATCTTTACTTCGTGTCAGGAAATAATTGTTTGATCCAATCGACAATCTTTCCTGTATCTGAAGTCTGAAGTTCTCCTATGATTTTTGTATCCTTAATCGCAATAAAAGCAGGAATAGATCGTACATTACAAAATCCAGGCGTATAATTATTTTTATCTACGTCACATTTTAGCATTTGAATATTGCGAGCTGCGTCTTCAACCTCATTCATCTTAATGCGACGGCACGCACCACACCAGTTCGCAGTAAAATAGATAAGTGTAGCGGGGGGAAGAGGTTCCTCCGAAGGTGTGCGACCAATCAGTTGCTCAAATTCCTCTTGTGTTTCAAGATACTTCATTTATTTAACGTGGTGACTTTATTTTAATGAAGCTACCGTCAAATCTCTAATTTAACGAAGCTCAAAAAGCTTCGTTAAATTAGAGATTTTACGGATTAATAGTCGTTTGACATTTATAAAGTCACGACGTTACCACTAATTTGGTGATGGATTTCACCGAAGAGTAGACTTTGACCGGACAACAGAAAGCGCAAACCCAGATACAGTGATTAAAAAGAGCGCACCAAGCAAGATAAAGTCATTATTGCTTTCTAAAGGTCTACCTCCTCCTGATAAAGCTTTGATAAGAGCACCAGCGCTAGTACCAGAGCCACCAGCAGCCTCTAGAGCTGCTTTTATACCAGCAGCTCTTACAGCTGAATATATAATATATGCTGTGAATAGTGCCGATAATCCAGTAAAGGCGGTGACTACATATGCTGCTATTGTTATTCTATAATCATTATTATAGTTAAACCCCCATAAAGATCCACAAATGGTTCCTAATATCATAGTTATGAAGACAAAAAAATTAGCATTTGCTGTATCATCTAAATTAAGAGGTGCGCCTGTAGGATCTTTAGACTGAATTTGTCTCTTATCAATTAAGATTGTTTCAAAAAAAGGTATCATTAATCCTTGATTTTCAAGGATTTTATCATCCATTGAATAAATAATATCATAGAAATACCATGACCCAAATGTGAGGAGATTTACGATTAATTTTGCGAACGCTGATCGCGAGGATCCTGCTGCATAATGATCAAATCCAATCAACCCACTCACCGGGAAACAAGCAAGAGCACGATAAAACCAAACTGGAATTGGATCTTTTGTTGCGGCTGCGCCTTTTGCGGCAGCTGTAATTACAGCACCAGCTACTGCTGCGGTTGCTACACCTTTTGCGGTATCAATACCTGATGATACTGTATTTTTAACACTCTGTAATGTTCCAGATAGTTTATCACCTATACCCATTCTATCGTGGTATCTCTAATTTAACGAAGCTCAAAAAAGCTTCGTTAAAATAAAGTCACGACATTAAATTGTAAAAAGAACACCACCAAAACCATTTACAACACGTAAGATGTTATAATTTGTCGCATAAACTACGATTGAAGCATTTCCACGTGCTGGAGATAGTAGTGAATCTGCTGTAAGACCAGCATTCAGAACAATTGTATCAATGCGAGACGCATTCATTGTACCACTTGGCTGTTGATCTTCAGGGCGGAGCGCAAAACTATATAAATAGATGAAAACATCTGTAGGAATTACAGTATGATGTTGCCAGGGTTGAACAAGACGGAAGTAGCCAGCATCTCTTGTTTCAAATCGATCTTGACCATCAAGTTGTAAACCTGCCGTAGATAAAAGATCTATGCGTGATCCCACTTCATGTGTAGATAAACTACTGAAATTAAACCATTCGTGATACTGCGCCATAATATCACGTTTAATAACCCAGATGAATTCCTTACACGGGTGATTAAATTCAATAGGCACATTTACAACTGTATTTCCAGAGGGTATGGAGACGACAGGTGTATATTGAATTTGCTCAATTAAGTACTCGTGTGTAGACGAAACAAAACGGCGGCGTTCTTCAACATCTAAGAATACATAATCTCCCCATATTTGCATATTTGTAATTTTTGCGGGCTTTACTTGTACAGGTGAACAATCATCATTTAGCAGACTGCTATGAAAGAGCTGTTGAAGAGGGCGCAGCTTTATATTTATGCGGACTGGATGATATTGAAGTGCGAGAAGAGGAAGATAGAGCCCAGGATTACGATTAAACCAGAAGTGGAGCGGGACATATAGTTTAAGAGGTCCATTGAGCTGCGGTGTCGTATAGGCGTCTACCTTACCAATCATATCATAAAATCCATCACGTTTATCAGCAGTTGTGGTAAGCGATGACCAAATTTCCATCCACTCTCCAGTTTGTTTATCAATCTCCTGTTCTCCTATTTCTATACTAACTTCATCGATGATAGCGTGTCCTATACTATTACAGTAAGAAACAGGGGTTCCATCTGTTAAATATAGTTGTGGAAGTGATAATTCCAGTATCATGGGGCCTAATAAATCTCCACGCCGAGGAACAAGACAGCTGAGACGTTTTCCAAAGTCGGGGTCACCGTCAAAAAACATGGTTTGTGATTCCACCGCAAAATTTGTATACCGTCTATATACCATCTTAAACCACGTTATTTGAGGATTGCCTGTAATAAAAACATCTTGTTTACCTTGTGCTACAAGCTGTAAGAGACCACCACCTCCTGTCATACTATAAGATGTAAGCAATTTTTAAGTGTTACTTTCTGAGTTAACGTCGTGACTTTATTTTAACGAAACTTTAGTTTCGTTAAAATAAATGTCCAACGACTAATTTGACGTCGCGACTTTATTTTAACGAAACTTTAGTTTCGTTAAAATAAATGTCCTGCGACTAATTTGGTGATGGATCTTAAATTTAACGAAGCTCATAGAGCTTCGTTAAATTTAAGTCTCACCGGTAAGTCTCACTGGTTAACATCCTCAACTCTTTCATATCATCCGTGTGTACCACATTATATTCGAGACATGCTTTTGTTGATAGCAAGTTATCTTTAATCATTTTTTCAACAACAGCTGGTGACCAGTATGCGATAGTATAATCGATCAAGATATCGATGGGTAGAGCAGACGAGCCAAAGCGTTTAATAATTTCTTCTTTTGTCATTGTTGGTTTAACCGTATTATACAGTATATTCGCAGTCTCATAAATATGTTCAGCTTTTTCAATAAATTTAGTAGTGGCTTTACCCTGATAAGGAGATAAACATCCTAGGCTAATAAAGATCCCTTTGTGTAGTCCTGTTTTCTCATAGACTTCCTGTATTAAATCTTCAAGAGTAAAGTTCTCGCGAGAAAGGTCATGTGCTACAAGGCTATCTGTATTGTTCAGACCTTTTACATTTGTAAGTGTATCAAGACGATAGATTCCATATTGATTATACGCACGGCGGGTCGGCCGATCCTTATCGATATTATTCAGATCAAATGAGATATTTGGATAGAGTGTACCATCTGCTGCGCGCTTCATGCTTCCAAACAAGCTACGATCACACTTTCTTTTCCTCTGATTTGGTACATCTAATACGTCGGAGTCACTGTGAACATACATAAACTTTCTAATATCATCTAAACGTTCATGTAATACTTCAACTGTTTCATTGTCACTACATACAAAATCTCCTGGAGATCCAAAAGATACAATAGTTGTATCCTTTGGAATTTTAAAATAGAGCTGAATATCATTTTTTTTAGCATAGTGAGGGTTCAGAATACAACTATGTGCGTTAATTACATAGACAGGTGTAGTCATTACATCTCGTATATGATTCATTATCGACGAGGCTTAAATAAAATCGCGACGGTATAGTTCATCAATTTTTATTAAGTCTCACCGGTAACGTCGCGACTTTATTTTAACGAAACTTTAGTTTCGTTAAAATAAATGTCCTGCGACTAATTTGGTGATGGATCTTAAATTTAACGAAGCTCGAAGAGCTTCGTTAAATTTAAGTCTCACCGGTA